TTGCAGGCGGTGAACAAAGTTGTAAATCAACTCTCGCGATGTGTATCGCTGCTGCGCTGATCAAACAAAACTTCCGTGGCACCACAAGTTACTTTGACTACGAAGGTTCGGCAGATGAACAATACGCTGCTAACCAGTTGAAGACGCTTGGCGTTAAAATCGATCCGAAAGAAATCTTCGGTGTTAAAGATACGGAAACCGATGAGTGGTTAGTTCGCCCACGTATTCGTTACTACGCACCAGACAACGGCGAGAAGTTCTTCGATTATATGTCGAGTGTTCGTCGCCGTCTTCCGGATAAGGTCGTTGAAAAAGACGGTCGCGCATTCTTTATTTTCGAGAATACCAAAGAGAATAAAAAGTTCGTCGGCAATCACTACGACAAGAAATGGTTTAGCAGTCACAACCAATTCAAAGTTCCGGCACCTGATGCGCACATGCAAAGCCTGACGCTTGTTGACTCTTATCCTGCAATGATGCCGGATCAAGTTGATGATGACGAAGGTTCAAAAGCAATGGCGCTTCAAGCGCGTATGTTCTCGGACGGTATCAAACGTTTCCGTGGCGGTATGCGTCGTAAGATGATGACGATTATTGGTATCAACCAGTTGCGTCAGAAACCTGCGACAATGTTTGGTAGTCCTGAATATGAACCGTGCGGCGATGCACTGAAATTCTATAGTGACGTTCGTCTGCGTATGGCAAGCCGTGCAGTTCCGCAAGGTTGGACTGTTCTGAAAGATGCGCCGGGGATCGTTGGTGAAGACAGCGTTACCGTTCCGGGCGGCATTGACCGTTATCGCTTTATCGCGATTCGTACGGTTAAAAATAAAATGGGTGGTATTCCAAACCAAACAACGTGGGTTCGTTTGTGGGAATCTGACGGCAAAGGTGAAGCGCGTGGTTTTGATCCAGTGTTCGATACATGGCACTATATGAAAACTATCGGCCTGATCTCTGGTACGCGTAACCGTATCAAGTTCAATGATCCTTGTCCTCTTGCAAGCAAAAACGCAATTGATTGGCAGGAGTTCCGCACACTGATCAACGGCAACAAAGAACAGATCACCAAAGTTTGTAAAAAGATGGGTGTCAAACCTAACAGCTTACGCGCTTGGTGTTTCAAGTTCCTGCAATCGCCTAAAGGTCGCGATCTTCTTCGCGCCAGTATCATCGCTAAAGGTAAGTCTACCGATAACGATGATAACGACGACGATTAATTTACACGGCGGGGAAACCCGCCTTTGTAGGTAATGATGCGAGATTATATTCTCCCTACTCAAATTTATTCCGGTTCTCATCTTGCTTCACCGGAAGAAAAAGCGAACATTCCATTTACTCCGATTGCTTTGCTTCCGATTAAATGTGATGCAGAAATGTATAAACCGTCCAGCGCCTGCTTTATTGCTTTTTGTGTTGGCAACTCTGTTGCTGATGCGATCAAAGATTACAGCACTGGAATGGTTGCTGAAACTTTCAGTCAGTATATGGATGATATTCAAATTCCCGGAAACGAAAATCTTGTTGGCGTAATCTTTGGAAGCTCTGTTATTCGTTGGCCTTCCCTGAATGAATTTGCGGTCTGTGCTGTGGTATTCCAATGGCTCGGATCTATGTATCGCCCTGTCTACCAGTGTGGAAAAGATTTCACACCAAAACTGTAAACGGTAGACAAGTAAAGAACACATTGCTGTGTGTAGTCTTATCGCTCATGTTGAGCAAAGGGAACTTTTTAGTTCCCTTATTTTTTCTCTAATAGCCCAATGTGGCAGGAGATATGTATGTCAAAGTTAATCGAAGTGATCGTTGTTCGTGATGGTTTCGTTATTGATGGTTTGATTCACGGTGCGCATCATCGCAATAAAGAAGCGACTGACAAAATGCGCGAAGCCCGAAAGCTGAATCATACTGAAACGTTTAATGAATTCAAAAAACTTTTGCAAACGCGTCCGTTCGTTTATGTGGACGTAACTGAAAAAGCGGCAGAGTCTGCACTGTTTGCAAAACTGCGCCGCGATCCTATCGGCATCAAAGCCGTAGGCATTCACAGTGCATCTGCGCATCTGCGCGGCAATACGTTTAACGGCATCAACATTGTTATGTCTGAAAGTTTGCAGGTTATCAATGCAACCGAACTTTCAAGATCCCTTGCGGAAATGTTCCGCTCAATTCGCACTGCTTCTACTGCTGAGCATCCGACGCGTGTTTATGTTCCGGTCGAGTTCAGCGAAAAATTCGAAGCGAGTATGAAATCTTGGATTGTGGAAGAGTCTCTTTCTCGTCCTCAGTCTGGCGGCATTGGGATTCTCGGAGACAGCAACATTGTTCCGCGTGAGCTTTCCCCGGAATCCTTGATGGAAATGTTTACCGATGCACCTAAGAAGATTGAGTATGATTCTTTCTCGATTGATCCTGCATGGGAAAATGCGTTTTCGGATCGCATGATTAGTCGTCTGGAAAACTTTATGCGTGTGAGTGACGCAACGCTTTATCTTTCAAAGCCGCGTTACTCTGCCTATGTGCTTTCAAAATTCTACCGCTCGTCAGGAGCTATCGCATGAAAAAATCACTGCACGATCTGGCACGTAAACCAAAAACTCTAAGCAGCATTCAACGCAAAGCAGAGGTTGGTGTTACGCCACGCCATCCGGATAAAATTGATCCGGCACTGCTTCCAAACAAACTCAATTTGGTTAACTCTCACGAACCAGATGATTTCCGTATCGGCTTGACTGTGTTCTGCGACAGCCGCGAAAGGGAAGAAAAGATCGAACGCTACTGGCACACTTTTCCCGGCGACGGCATCGGTGAGAGCGCTGCGATTCTTGAGCAAATGCAGCTTGAAGATCAGGCCGTGATTGCACGTAACAAATTCTCTGTATGCACTCCACACGCAAGCGGTTTTATTTTTAATCCGTGTTACGTTGTGGCGATGCAGGAAGGTTTTGTAACTCTTCCGCTTTCGGTAATGCAGCTTATCATGTACGCGTATTCAGAAGTTCTCAGTCAGGTTGATTTGGAACTGATGCAGGATGCGCGTTATGAAAACTTTGTTCGTGAATCAATTGAACAAAATGTTTTCCAGTATCGTTTAAGCGGTCGCGGTCAAAACTGCGGCTTCACACTCAGCAAAGACTATTCTCACTTTACCGTGAAAGATGGTCTGTACGAATACACTGTTTGTCCAAAAGACAAAACGATTCACGTTCTGTTCGACGCGCCAACTTACGGAGAGCACAAAGATCTCGGAACTGGCGCACTCGATTACGCAATCAATGATTTCTTTGGAGCCAAAGATGAACAATCTCAATGCCACACAGTCTGACAAAAATCTTGTTGAGGATTTGATCTCGCAAGTGCTGATACCGCTGGGCGGCACTCCGGACTATAGCAATCCGGAAGAAGGCTATATCACTGGCGTGAAATTTTTGCTACCGCGTGAAGAATTTTCAGATCGTCCGGCGGTGGTCGATAATCATGTTGAACTGAAAGAAAAGTTCCCGCACGGTTTTCACATTCTGCGTGTGCTTGATTTGTCGCGCTATAGAAACTCTCCTACTTCTGCTTATACCGATGTTGTTTCGGTTCGCCTTGAAGTGCTGGCGAAACAGGAAGGTGAACTTTCTGCCGAAGAAAAAGCAGAAGAAGCTGAACTGAAAAAGCGCGTGAAGGCAGAGCAGGAACTGGAAGCAGAAAGTTTGATTCTGGACTCGCATGAACGTGCTGTTGTTGATCTGATTCGTGCAAGCGATGAATCAATTCCTCCTTACGACGAAATGAAAGACGCCGTGAAGAAGATTGTTCGTTCGCACATCAAAACCTTACAGGATTTAATGCGCCTGTAATTTGAACCTGAAAGCCGTACATCAATGGGGTGGCGGCTTTTTTCTAAAACCCCAAACGGGGAAACACTGCAATGAAATTTAGCCATATTGACGTTACTCCTGATTTAGCAAAATCTTTAGTTCACGGCGTACGTCCTTTAGCCGGTTCCTCTGAGTTCAAAAATGCAGGCCGGATTGATATGCTGATGATCGGCATAACCAAAGACGCTGTTGAAGGGCATTTTTATTCTGTGACTAGCTTACGTGGATCTTCTATGGATCGTATCCATCTGATCGGTGTAACAGATCGCGATTCCCTTAACTATGTCGCCAAACACACATCAAATCTGAATGAAGATCTGATTGTGTATGCGACTGACTCAATTGAGTACATGGATGCAAAACTTCGCGAGGAATTCTTTGGCGAACTGACTGAGATTCTTAGTCCTCACGTTATGAAAGTTAACTTTGTTGGCAATCGTGATTTGTATGAAGGGCTGAAAGACTCATATCTGCATCGCTGGCAAATGGCGGAGAACATTTATACTCGCGCTCCTAGTCTCGGCACTTCGCTTCCGTTCAAAAATCTTATTTCAAACTTTCCGATTACTCAACATCCGGAAATGACTGCTGATCCGGAAAGCTGGAAGCAGCACATTAAAACGAATATCGAAAAACTCATTGACGCAGAAACCATCGACATTTCTTTCGGTGATTCACTTGCTTTGATGGAACCCAACTTTGTTCTGGAACTAAAACAATACGCCATCGACTACGCCCAATCAAAACAAAGAAAAGTTCGTATTCTGATGACGCCAGAACTTGTTTCTATTATTTTCCGTGCAACCATTGATTAATCAAGTTCGTCCCTAATTTAATTGTGTAGCATAGAATTGCTATTACAAAAAGAAAGAGGACGAGTCATGGCAAATCGTGGCACTATCAGGCTTGCATATAATGACCGTCGTTTGCAATGGTTTTCGAATGAGCCTTTTCTCATTCAGAAACTTGAGCACGTCGATTTAGATATGTTTGTCCAACGCACAAAAGAGTGTGAATCTTTCCGTTCCGCAGATAACACCGTAATTTCTTACTATCGTGAGAAAGAGTTTATTGGTCGTGCGATGTGGGTGGAAGACGAAACTCTGTTTCAACTTCTGATGTAAACACAAGGCTGCTTTTTCGAAAGAGAAGGTGGCCTTTTTTATTTCCTGTGAGGATTTTATGACAACCGTATCCTTACCGAATTTGGATCAAAATGTTGTTTCAGTTTCTGCAACCAAAGCGCAGAAAGAAGCAGCAAACTATCTCTTCGGTAAAAACTCAGAAAAGATTCTGGCGAACATTGAAACTCTCGCTAAATCTAAACTTGTGCTGTCTCCGCATTTACGCGGTCTGATGCTGATGCTGCGTGATGCAGAAGATGATGAGATCATTCGTTTCCGTTCAACCGTTTCAGGCAAAGCCACAATCAAAGCGGTTCAGGATCTGGCAAAAGCCAAAACTCTTGATGCGAGTCTGAAAGCATTCAAGATGATCAAAGTGTCAAGCAAGTGGCATACCGCAGGCGCTAAAACTGATAGCGCGAAAGTTGCGAAGCCTGTTCCGAAAACCAAAGAGCGCAAAGCTAAACCTGCGCCATCGGAAAAACCTGTTCTGAAAGTTGGCGAAGAAGTTAAATCCAATACGCCTGCTGGTACTCCGCAGATTCCTGATCATCAAAACAAAGCGAACGATGATACAAAGTTTGGCAAAGTGGTTAATGAAGTTATCGCCACGTTTGGCAACGCTGGGTATCCTTTGCAGGATCATGATGTTCTGCAAAACAAAGTTGTAGGCGGCTATCAGGTTCGTGTGTATCCGAAAGTCACAAACAACCCTCGCGAAGATCTGGCGTATGCTGTGATGGTTCACAAAGACGGAACTTTCAGCTATGGAGTTTATTCGAAAGATTCCAAAGGCAAAACTTACGGCAGTGAAACCAATCTGCGTAAAGCTGTGTCGCGTCTGATTCACTTTATCGAAACAGAAAACCCAACCAACGCTAACGCATTTATTCCGGCGTTTGGAAAAGGCAAAGCGAAAGACGATCATAAATCTGAAACCGTGCTGGTGGATGAAATCTCTGATGTGCTGCCTCAGACTCTGGATAAAAAGTTTGAGAAGTATGTTGATCACGTTAAAGCGATTGGCGATAACCTCAAGCGCAACATTACCGGACTGAAAACTAAACTGCTTCCACGCGGTTTGGAATTGATCATGGGTCAGGAAGAATTTGGTACGCTGAAATTTGGCGATGCTCGTTGGTTACTCACTCCATACAAACGCGTTCACAAAACCGTTGATATTGGACAGAACTACGATGCGGGTTACGTGATTCAAACTTTGAAAGATATGTTTGAAGCGGATCGCAAACGCGCTGCACGTAAAGAGAAAACTCACGGCGTGACAGATAACCTGATGCTGAAATACAAACAGGATATGCTAAGCGCACTGGCAAGCAGCGGCCTGAAACTGTTTGATGAAGTTCACAACGCGAAAGAAACCAACGACGATAATCTGGTTTGGAATATGTCTTACCGGATGCCTGAAACTGGAATCTCTCTGCCTGTTCTGATTCGATACAACCGAAACAAAGGCTATAGTTTTAATCTGAACGAAGCCAATTACACAACGGTTGATTCAAGCGTTGCTAAAAACATTAGCAAGTTTGTTCGCGCACTCAAATCCACAATCGACGCAGTTGTGAAAGCGAGTAGCAAAAAGTATTCACTGGCAGACGGTCGTCCGTTTACTCCGGGAACTGGTACGCTTCACGCCAAAACAAACAACGTTGATATTCGCTGTACCAAAACTGGAATCTTCCTTACCGGGAACCCGGCGGCGGTAGATATGCTGTATCAGGGAAGTTTCAAACAACCGCTGTTAGATTCTAACGGCACTGCGATCATCAACCGTGCGGCACCAAACAACTATCGCATTACCTGCAATAGTGAGGACGTACGCGATCAAATCTTGATGGGCGCTAACATCATCCGGAAACTGTAAATAATAGGGAGTGGGCTTATGCTCATTCCCTTTTTCATTTTCAGGAGTAAATTTCAAATGTCATGGGATATTAAAGCGCTGGTTATCAAATGTTCCAAACTCCAGCTTGAGCAAAATCGTATTTTCAGTTATCTGCGCATCAAGGCGCGTATGGTAAAAGCAAGCGCAATTGTTTTGGCAGTTGAGGACGCGGGCACCTACGAATTCTTTTTGCTGCGTGATGTTTATTATTTTCGCAACATTCCAAACAACGGCAAAACTGATCGTCCTTATACGATTCAGTGGAGCGAGAAACCGGAAGCGTTGACCTTTGCACAAATGCCCGGAACCGTACGCAATGAAATCACTGAGTATCTGAATTCTGATTCAGGTCTGGATGCAGGCTACGGCTTTGCTTCTCTTGATTCTCATTTCAGTGTGCAGATGCCGCACTGCCAACGCTTCTATACCGATCCGGAATCCGCTAAACCCAAAAGCGGTGTAGCAAAATTTCCTCGCGTGACAAATCCATTTTTGCGCAATGCAACCGTAAACGAGATCACGAAAGAACTGGTTCGTCGCGGCTATGATGTGCAGGTGAGTTTGAAAAGCGAAAACACTGAGAGCTAATTATGTGTGCTTTTCTTGCATGTTTCTTTTATGCAATTTTCTGTTTGATGTTTCTGCAAGGCGCGATTGCACTTGTGTTGCATACGCGTCTCAGAAGATTCGGTATTAGTCTGGAAGTTGTCTTTGGTAAAAAAGTTGCTGAGGCAATGAATCAAAGCACAAACGTAATAGCAACTATTGCCGCTGTTTCGTATCTCCTTTACGTGGTGTTCTGGCATTACGCTTAAACGGAAATCGTCTATGAAAAAGATGGGAACAGTTACGGTGCTGAGCTTAAAAGACAAGGCACCTAAAAATGTTGATCTCGACATTACGCCTGTTTCAACCGACGACGAATGGAGCCAGCTTAGCCCGTTTCATTTGGGGCCGTGTCGAACTCCGGACGGCGTTATGTTTCTCAACTTCGAAAACCTTTGGCAGTACAGCAAAGTTTATCGTGAGCACATGCAGTTTGATTCTGATTTGCTGTGCGGAGAAATAAATAGCGAATGGTTTATGTGGCACCTGAGCGGAGCACGAACCAAACGTGGCTTTCGCTATCCGATGGGTAAAGGCAGGAAAGCAGATTTTTCTAAGTGGGGAAATCTTCGCTTGAGTTATGTTGCAGCACGAAAGCAGATCTACGTTCCGGAATATTCAAAGCTGATGTTGCAGACTCCAAAGTTCCGCAAGCTGAAAAAACAATTCAACAGCGGCGCGAACATTGTGATTCGTGATTACGATACTTACGACGCATTCAAAGCCTACAAATACAAAGCGGGTGAGCGTCATCCTTTTCTTCAAGCGTTAAACAATCCTGATAAAAAATTCGGGCATGGCTTCTGTATCGGAATGGCGTTGATGCTACAAAACACGCCCTCTTGGTACGAACAATGGGTTATCTAACTTAGGAAAAATTTATGTCACGCAATACTCGCTATCGTCAACGCACTCTGATCGTATTCGCTTCAAAAGTTGAGTTTGGTTTGAACACGGTTCGCATTCCTGTTGTGCTTGCCGACAAACTCAAAACAGAAGATTTTCAGGCGCTGGTGATCATTACTCCGCACGAATGGGATACTGAAAAGTTTTCGCTTCATATCGTCAACGTTGCGCAGCTTGATTATAACGGGCACGATTTTTATCTGCGCTTTGAGCCTCGTACGAATGTTGTTGCCACGTTTCCGGGAACGGGAATGTTTGATGCCGATCTTTTACGTGAAGCAATGAATCAAGGCTATGCAGCGTATGTTCAGGAACACACAACTAAACTTGCTGCTGATTCCCGTTCTCTGCGCTCCGGCATTCGCTTTGGTGATCGCATTCTGGAACGTGTGCGCGATTACACTGCGCATCTTGATATTAAAGATATGTCGATTCGCAATATTGAGAGTGAGCTTGCTTCACATCGTGCCGTTCTTAAAAAGGACTACTGGATTTGGGAAGACGATCATGCTGCAAACGGTTTGGGAAGTTTGAATTGTCCTATCCTGATCCAGCCGCATCAACTTGCAAGTCTGCTTTCAATGAATGACGAGCAGCGAAAGGAAATTTTAGATGACAAATGACAGGCCGTATCTGGCGCTGCTTTATAAAGGCGGCGGTCGCGGCGGGATGCACTACATAAAATCTATTTCTGCCGATCACGAAAAGAAAGAATTTTTCGTTAAAGCAAAACATGTTGTGCAGCACATTCCCGGATTTATTGCAGGCGCACCTTATGCAATCTTTCCAATCTCAAAGGTTTTAAAACAGATTCGCTTTAGCTGGAAACTGAAACAGTTTGAGCGCATCGGTGAAAACCTGTGGCGTTATACTTTCGCTATTCCCGGCACTGACTTTACGATTATTATGGACGCGTCAAATGGGGAAACTAACAAAGGCTGACAGTGCGCGTCACCAAAAAGCGATGGAGCTGATCAACAGCGATAAACCGCTGACGTTTGATCAAAAGATTTTCGTATATGAAAACTATTTTGAAAGCGCAACAAGTGACGTGCGTTTGCTTGGCAGTTTTCATACACCTCTTTCGTACGCGTGGGATTTTGAATTAGACATTCAAGGATATGGATCGCTCGTTGACCTGTGTGCAGGCACGGGCATTTTGAGTTTCTGCTACATGCACCGGATGAAATACTATCATCCCAACGTGAAGCCGATTATTGTTTGCGTGGAACTCAACAAAGAATATTGTGATATAGGTAAACGCCTTTTGCCCGAAGCAATATGGGTAAACGATGATGCACTGACACACGATGTTTTGCAGTACCTTGATCCGAACATGAAGTTTGATAACGCGATCAGTAATCCTCCGTTTGGATATTTGAAAACATCCGATCACATGGGAAAATATCGCGGTAAAGATTTTGAGTTTAGAATCATTGAACGTGCGTCACAGGTTGCCCGTTACGGATCGTTTATTATCCCGCAGCAAAGTTCGCCGTTTAAGTATTCCCAAACAAGACACTATCAGGAAGTTGAATGCAAAAAGTATATCAACTTTCATAAAGATACTGGTATTGAGTTGACGCCGGGCATTGGCGTTGACACTGCTGAATACAAAGAAGATTGGAAAAACACTTCGATTATTTGCGAGGATGTTTTAGCCGACTTCACTCAGGAACCGAACAGAATGAAACAGCAAATCAAACTCATGCACGGTAACACTCTGGAAAAGTTACGCACGATTCCGGATAACAGCGTGGACTTGGTTATTTTCAGTAGCGTTAACAAGCGCTGGAACGATCCAACTTCTATGGCTGATTTGTTTGCAGAGTTTCAACGTGTGCGCACTGAAAAAGGAATCATCGTTTCAACGTTTGGTCACAGGTTCTCGCCTCAGACTATGCGAACGATAATTGAAGAAAACACGAATGCAAATTCTGTTGTTCTTGATCCTTACATGCTGCGCGGTCACAGCGGTTATCTTTGTGCGCAGATGAATTTGAAATACATAGGGATCGAGGAACAGGATCTTTATTACGCTATCTGCAAAAGCTATATTGTCGAAGCGTACAAACGGTTTGCGAAAGAAAGGAAAGCAAATGAATAAAACTTTATTAGCGAGAGCGATAAGCACGTTGCTTTATCGCGGTCAGATTGCACTTGCCACTGAGCACTATTGGCATGGCTGGGGAATCTCAGACGAAAAACTTTTAGAGTTGGTGCGCAAGGATAGACTTCAATCATGACTATTCGCGTACTGATAGGAGACTCGCGCACAACATTAAAAAAGATACCGGATGCCAGTGTTCAAATGTGTGTAACGAGTCCTCCTTATTACGGTCTGCGCGATTATGGAAACAACGAGCAGATCGGTTTGGAGAAAACGCCTGCTGAATATATCAATGCGCTGGTAGAAGTTTTCCGGGAAGTGAAACGCACATTAAAACCTGATGGCGTTTTGTGGCTTAACATTGCTGACAGTTATTACAACTATCGGCCCGGATGCAAGCAGGATAATCCGGCACACAGTTTCGGCGGTGAGCGTACCGGAACAAAGCAGCGAGGCTTGCCAAAGGACACGCGCCAATCTAAGCGCGGGCAAAAGCTGGAAGGTCTGAAAGAAAAAGATATGATCGGCATTCCGTGGATGTTAGCAATGGCATTACGCGATGACGGCTGGCATTTGCGGCAAGATATTATCTGGCAGAAAACATCGCCTATGCCTGAAAGTGTTCGTGATCGCTGCACACGTTCGCACGAATATGTTTTTCTGTTGAGCAAAAAGCCGAAGTATTATTTTGATAACGAGTCAATTAAAACTCCGGTTAAGAGCGACAAAGAAAAATATGCTAAAGCAAACAAGCGCAGCGTTTGGACATTGGCAAGCCAGCCATTCAAAGGCGGTCACTTTGCTGCATATCCACCTGACTTGATTTTGCCCTGCATACTTTCCGGATCGCGTGAAGGTGATACGGTTATCGATCCGTTTGGTGGAAGCGGAACAACCGCAGGCGTTGCAAAATATTTAAACCGCAACGCAATTCTTTGTGAATTGAATCCTGACTACGCCAAACTTATGCCGGAACGTGTCGCAGGAATTATTGCCCGGTACGCAGAAAAGAAAAAGAATCCTCTGGTGCTTTTCGATTCTGCTAAAAAGATTCGTCGCGTCAAAAAAGGAAGTGCCGATTTGGTGCTGGTGGAAAAATACGATCTTCCCTTATCAGAAATCTCGCGTATCAAATCTGATAGCGGTTCTGCTTTTGTCTTGGATAGAAAACTTTCAGTCGAAGAATTAACTGAGCTTATTCTGTCGAACACAACAGAAGGGCAGACTGTATTTTCTCCAAACATAGGCAAAGGTCGAATCGGCATTGTGTGCGCCAAACTAAATCGTCATTTGATTGGCATAGGTCACGAACATTACGATCTGGCTAAACGTCGCATAGCCAAAAGTTTCAAAAAGCACTATCAGCCTTCGCACTAATTACAGGCAACGGACTGCCTGAAAATCTCCTATCCCTCTGCCTGGCCAACTCAGCAAATAAGTGTCCAAAATCCCGCTCGTTTTAGCCAAAACTCTCAGGTACAATTAGGACTCAGGGCCACTACCGGCCTCAACCTTCCGAAAAGGAAATTTGCATGAACATCTTAGCTATCGTTGCACTGCTTGCCGCCTCACATCCGCAGGAGCCTGTAAAGGTAATGTTCGGCGCTATCTCTGCTGAACCTGAATATCGTATCGCGTTAACTGAGCGTGATATGGCAGACGTTACCGATACGGAACTGGAAGAGAACGACGTTGTTGTTCAGGTTTCGGTTCAGGAAGGGAAAGAAACTTCCTACGATCTGGTTGGTGAATGGAACGCGATTGAAAGTTTTTCGAAAGAACATCTGCGCGTTGGTCGTTATCATGAAGTAATGAAAACGATGGAAGAGAAATCAGCAAAACATTCTCACTGGTAAAAATTCTATCGCGCTCAACATTGGTTGGGCGCTTCTTGTTTAAACACACAAAAATCTGCACAAGGAAATGAGCCATGAAAAAGTTATCTCACATTATTCAATCCATGATGACTAACCTTATCGATCCATCGGATGTAACGAATCTTGATCTGGTTGAGCGTCACGGAAACTTTTACGCGTACTTCAATTACAGCGACGGCAATCGTTATCGCGTGTCTGAGCATCTGATGGTTGAGAAAGTTGAAGGCGGCATGTTGTGCAGTTGCTTCGAAGCGCGAAAGATGCAGGAAATGATTCGCGGCGAACGCAACACACTGGAAACAACGCAGGAAGATTTGGCGAAAGTTGTTCGCCCTATGGTTCTTGAGGCAACGCTGAATGACATTCAGGAATTTCTGATCGGCGTAGGCGAACCGGACGAAGGCGAAAGCGGTGAACTTCGCGCTGCTGTGTTGGAATACATTTTGAGTGACAAGAAAAGTCGTCAAGAAATGCGCGAACTGATTGGCCTGTTCTTTGGCCTCGATGCAGAAAGGAAATTTGCTTATGCCTTATGATCTCCGCATGTTCCAGACAATCGCCTTAGTGATTGCCCGTCGCATTCCTGAACCGCAGTTGCTGACAGAGTTATCGTTCCAAAGAATTGGAGACTCTGACAGCTTTGCGGTATTCATGGTCTACGATGATTATCGCTACACTGTTACCTGCGACGGCTGCAACGTTTCTTCTATTAACGTTCATTCTTACGATAGCTTAAAGGATTTGCTGACTCGAAACTTAGAAACAGATTTGATGCAGCAAGTTTTGCTTAACCAGCGAAGCACGTTAAAACTGACACGCGGCGATCTGTTGCGCGAAGTCACTCGCATGGTCGGCAATCTTTCTTCCCTTGAGCACGAAATCGTTGTTGAAAGTTCGGGCCGTCCTCTTGTAAAAGATCCGGACGTAACGGAAAGCGAATGTATTGCAATTTTCCTTGATGAAAATCTCGGAGTCGATGATCGCGTTTCCTACATGGAGCAGGTATCAAAACAAGAATCCGAAAAACTCTATCAACTTTATATGAGGATGCAGTAATGACTGACAAACTTTTAGCAAGTGTTCCCGCTCAATATCAAAACCGTTTTGAGCGTGTGCTGGAAACGCACGGCGAAGTAATTAGTTCGCTGGTGGATCACATTCTGAATCGTCTGGAGAATATTTCACAGAAGACTCTGCCTACATCTTCTGAGTATGTTCATCCAAAAATCAAACCGTTCGACATTTATGTTCGCTATGGCGCAAATCGCTACGGTCGGTTTGGTCACAGTTATATTTGTATCTCTAACGTGAACGTGGCGCACAAAGAACAAGGCAAGGGATTGTTTAGTGCTCTGCTGTTTTCTCTGATGTACGAATGCGAACAGCGCAACATTATTCTTGGTGTAGAAAATCCGTTGGAAGAAAAATTCCGGAAGTATCTCACCAATCTTGGATTTGAAGCGTTTGGCGATACGCCGCTTAACATTGGTACTTACTACAAGTTGCTGCCTGCTGACAAGCTGGTGTCACAATATCCTTTCTTCAACATTGATCCGGATAAATTCAAATGACTATGGAAAGAAAAGCCTTAGTGCCTGACACTCAGTTTTATGTTGCCGCAGGAACGGCGCGAATGGTTGTGCGGGAAATAGGAAAGGCACCGCATCGCATCTTTAACCAACTGCCGCTTGAACTGGAAGATGCAACGGTAAGCGCACAAGTAGAACGCGGAACCATTATTCTGACGTTTGAAAAGTTTCCGATGCACGATATTGAATTCGTGATCAAGTATATCGGTTACTGTTTTGCGCGGCTGCGTGGTTATCGCTTAACGTTCCGCTTTTTAGGCGGCGAAGAAGTTCGGGAGTTTGCTGATCGCCGTATGAGTTACATCAACGGTTTCTGGCAGACAAGTTTCAATACATGCAACCGCGATCAATTCGCACTGGACGTTGCACGTATCCAAAAGTTTCGTTAACAGCAACAACTAAACAAGGAATGATTTTATGAGCTACTGGAATACTGATAAAGGCCAACTGGCTTGCCTCGACGATGTTCGTCTTCAAGAACTGGCTGACAAATACGGCCTCTATGATCACCTTTCGGATGACGCAGATCTTCCTGACCGCAATCAAATGATCGATGACATTGCACAAGCGGCGCAAGAAGATATGGATAGCGAAGCTGACGAAGCGGCGCAGGAACAACTTCGCGACTTTCAGGATCGCAATCCCGGCTACGAAGGTTCTATTGCTGACGCGCAAGAATCCGATGATGAACAAGAATTTGATTGTGATAACGAAGAAGATGTTGAAGACGATGAAGACGACGAGGAATGCTACTAAAATGAAAAACAAAATCAAAACAAACCTGTTCGAACATCTTCGCGAAATGTTCTTTAATCCGAATCCTTGTGTGCAGGTTCAGGACATTCAGCGCATCGCCTCAATCAAACAAGTAACGCCGCTTCAATTTGTTCTTATCGTTCGTCCTGAAAAGTGGGATGAAGAAAAAGAAACACAGGACTTTCGCGAAATCACTGTGATGCGTAGCGAAATGCACTACGTTTCCATTCTGGTTAAGCAGGGAGACTTTGCAGACAGCACTTGCGCTACAACTCTGGAGCAGGCACTGGATGCAATCTATCGTTATCTGGCAACGCGGGATCAAACGCCGTCTGCAATCTTTGCTGCTGCTAGTGCATTTGCTTTGATGCAGGATGATCCTGACAAGTTCCGCGTTGTTAACTGCGTTGACCGGATTATCATTCGTGTACTGCAAAACAAAGAGCGCACCGAATTACACTTTCTGAAAAAAGAAAGTTCGCTGGTAACGATTATTTTGTATATCGACGGCGAACTGATTTTCTCGCAGGCCACAAATGATCCGAAGGAACTGGCAGACAAAGCCAATTTCATTCTGAGTGGTGATGGCCCGATTGCAGATCGCTTGCCGAAACTTCTCAAGCACGAAGACAAACTTGTGCAGGAGCTTTTGAAAAAGCACGAAGCAATGATCAGCAACAAGATTATCGCTTTCGATAAAGAATCGTTTTACTCGTTTGTCTCAGACCTTCTTAACCCACGCTAGGAAAGCACATGGACGAAAAGTTTTATCTATGTCCGGAGTTCTTTGCTTTTATTGAAACCGTATCGGTAATAAGTTTCGTCCTGTTCGGAATTTCAACTTTCATGTTTGACTATTCCACTACTGGAAAAATAAGTGTCGTGGTCGCATACAGCATTTTGTTTGCGATCATGGCTGCTGTAAAAATTCGTCGCAGGAAAAAGCAATGAACAAGATAAAGCATTTCATGTTCGGAACTGTAAAGAGATCACGTTACTCGTTTTTAATCCTAAACGTGCTTTATGGAATATTCTGTTACTACGGAATTTATAAAGAAGCATTCAGCGACTTGGTTCGCAACATTGTTATCATCGCGTACAGCGCAGCGTTGCACAGCATGGCCCGTGCAGCGTTTCCACGGGTGTACCGGCGATACTAAATTTTTATGCGTATACCGCATGGGAGATTATCATGACTCAGCACTTCTGCCCGAATACCGGGAAAGAGTTACGTGAGGCAAATGGAATTCCTAACGTGTTTATCGTCTGTCAGATGCAGGAAAAGCAACGCGGCCTTGCAAAGCGTCCTGATGGTTTTGTGTATCTCGAAACAAAAGAGAATTATCAGAAGTTCAAAGAGTTTCTGAAACTCGAAAACTCTCACACTAACGATACAGAACTGGATATTGTTAGCGTGTCTCTCAGCCAGATTGCTGATGAGAAATTTATCAAACAGGTTGTTGATGTTCGCGATAACGCGACTCGTCCGTGGATTTGGACAAACGACAACCATTGCATTTATATAGTATGAGGCGCACATGACAAAAATAAGTACAGTAACCGTGTCGATTGATCAACTTACTGTTGAGTCGGCAAACTGGCTTGCGCAGGTAATCCTACGCAACAACGTTCCGCGTATTTCAAGTCGCTACAAAGAATCTAATGAGGGTATCATTACAGGCGTAGTACATTACGTTACTTTCCGCGAAGACTCGGCAGATTCCATTATTAATCTGATCGAAGACAAACACTTTTCACTGGAGCATAAAAATGAAAAGTGGCATGTTGTTTCTTCGGATGGCGTATTCAGCTACTCGGCTGAAACTATCTCTCATGCGGTTCTGAAAACTTTCATCGCTACTTCTTTGGGTAGTGTGCCGGTTCAGGTTCCAAACAGCTTGCAGGGTGAATATGCAGATTGATAGCGGTGTTTTTCGTGAGCTTGTTTTAAAGCAGCACGATTTCAGATCTGAACTGAGCGAAGCAGACACGCTTTATTGCGTTGTTCAGTTTGCGGTGCTTGCAGGCGTCGGGTTCCCGGTTGTCGCAGGCGTAACGCACGAAACTCTGCCTGATGGTAAACGCGGTATGCAGATCCTTGTTCCGGACTTCAAAATTCTGAGCAAGGTTACGCATGAAGATATGCGTGAAGTCGAAAAGCGTTTGGTGTTAACGCACGGCTGGAAAACTGCGTCTATCGAACGCGGCACGTTTTATTCTGCTGGCTTCCACGGCACATCTTATCGCATCGCTCTTGAACACAAGGATAAAAAATAATGCCAATGTCATTCCCTGATATGGACAGCCTGAAACGTCGCGCACAACAACGCGGCTTTCGTATGCCAAACGAAAACGAATCTGAAACTGATTATCGCAATGCGTTTGCCGATTTTATGCAAACAGTTGACCGTGTAGAAAGCGGAGAAATTCGTTTGGGTGTCGGCTGGGATGTTGCTCAACATGATCCTGCAACGCTGCTTCAAGCGATGGGTTTGGGCGATGTAGTTGAGCAGATGAAAAAGCAATAATCAAAAACAGGGATGGGCTTCGCGGTTCATCCCTTCTTACGTTTAAGGAGGAATTTTATGCGCGACGGTTTCGAAGGCATGACAGATGCAGAGATTGAACAGTTTATTTTGAGTCAAGGTTTTATTCAGACTCGTAAACTTCCTGATGGAAGCTGGATCGGTTTATTGCGTCTTGCATTTTCAATGTCGGTTTGTGTTGGCATCGGACGTATTCAAAGTTTTACTTACCGCTGGTGTTTCAATGATAACATTTCGGCCCAAATCTTTTACGCATCGTGTGAACATTTAAAAGAAGTTCCAAATGAAGATTTGCACGATTCGTTAGTAGGGCATCGTCACACATCGACCGCTCTTTTGATTCTGCAAGATGAGAACGGCTTCGACAAATGGAAATAAGCTAACCCTACAAATCTGTGTCCAAAATACCGCTCGATTTGGACGGCTTTTTCCGGCAAAATATAAGCGTAGGCCAATCCTAGCTTACCACAACAAAGAGACAAACCATGCAACAGACTAAAGCGCCTTCTATTCAGATGTTCGGTAACTCAGCCAGCCACGTACGTTATGAAGCAATGCTTCGCCTGCTGGAAGCCGCGATCATCAAGCAGAAAACAACTGGCGTAAACATCGGCTTTAATGTTTTGGGAACCACAAACCCGAAAGCGCTTTCAAATCGTCTTCCTGCATCGCAAGGTAAGTTAGCCGAAAGCGATAGCACGAACATGATCGAACAAATGCGCGTTGTGTTAGCAGACAATCGCATCATAAATGTTCACGGCGTTTACGATGTTGTTTACAACGCCGACGAAGAAACTCAGCCGCGTTTCGATTTCTACATCGTTCCGGTTCCGGTTGGAAAACCGATTCTTGATTTGCTGGATCTGATTTAAACATTGTGAAGGGCATTCGAAAGAGTGTCCTTTGAAATGTTCCTACTACGCGCCGGAATTTGTCCGGGCATTTGGAGAAAGTAAAAATGAAAAAACGTTTTCCTGTTAGCCGTAACGTGTACACGCTGAATCAGATCGTAAACGAACTGGATCTGAAAGACTCACCTAGTTTGAGTTTCATTGCGCCAAACATCAACGGCGTTAAAGTCGAGTCGGTTGTTCAGACTTCGCACATGCTGCTGGAGGATCTCTTAAAGGTTCCCGGCTTTGGCGAAACAAAGTGGCGTTACATTCGCACCACGTCTGAGTGGATTCCTCTTTTCGATCATGTTGGCAGTGAGCCAATGTCGGAATTTCTCGATATGGAGGAATACATCGATCCCTATCTTAACTTTGGGGACGAGCCTGCAATCTTCTCGGTGCCGAAAGGTTATCCGCGTGAGCAATACTATCAGCGCGTAACTCGTCGTAACGGCGATTTCGAATATCCGGAAATCATCGTACGTCACACAGGCCAGCCCGCTAGAGGCTAAAAACTTTTTGCCGCTCATTTTGGGCGGCTTCTTTGTACTAGGGAAAAACAAAATGACTCAAGCTATTCTGGCACTCGAAAAGCATAACGGTTCTTTGACTCGCAAAGAAACAAGCACTCACTGTTGTCGGTTCTGGTTTGTTCCTCTTCCTGATCGTTTGGATATGGCGCGTAGTGTTTTCGCTTTCTTTGATTGTGAAACTGATGCGCAACAATTTTTAAAAGCTGTTGGCGGTTCTTCTGACGTTACCGAAGTTTACGATCTCGCTTCGCCTGTTTGGGATAACCATTTCTCTTTAATCAAGTATGAAGAAAACGGTGTGTTCGCACATCAAAACCGTCTGTAATAAAACCCCTCTTAATAAGGAATTGCTATGAACAGCAAACTTAACCAACTCTTCTCTCAAATCGTCGAAGCACATTCTGGACGTGACACCGATAACGGAATCACTCTTACTCTTCGCGAGTTCAGCAAACTTACCCGCACTCAAGTTTATACCAAATCCGATCAAGGCAAACTCTCTGCGAAACTTACTCGCAGCTTTTCCAATCACGACATTGAAGCTGAAATTTTCCCTCATTCGAATAACCTGAAAGTTATTTTGACCGATGAGTTCAATGATCATTACCACAAAGCAACCGCTCGTTTTGAAACTGTCGCGCAGGCTGTTAAGTGGATCGTGATTTGCGCTGTGGAAGAAAAAGTTATCGAACCAACAGGTGAATTAAAACCGCTCTGGTATCGTTTCGAAAACCCATCCTACGAAGAGTGTGACGACAATGAAGAGTGGGATGGCAACGAAGATTTCGATGAAGAAGACACTTCACGCAAACTCAGTGTTGGCGAATTAAAAGAATTTCTTGAAGGTGACTCGTCAAAACCTCTGTCTAAAGAAGTTCAGGATCTGGTTCAACACGCCGAATTTTATATGGCTGAACCTTTCTCGTCTCTTGACCACATTGCGATAAATTCACGCGAGTTCGAAAACGAATCTCACGAAATGCGCATTCGCCTCAAAGCGCAAGCGGTGATTTGGTATTGCCAAAACAAGGATAATGAATTTTTTGAAGAGACATTGAGTATGCTCTGTGTCGAAACAAAAAACCGTCCGTTCTCTTTGGTTGTTGGCGATATTGGCAATCTTGAAACAGAAGAAGTTGAAGAAGCATATATGGCGTATACGGATCGCGACGAAATCGAAGACGATACCTATGATATGTTTGCCGTCTTAACGTTGCTGCTTGGTGAAGTTCAGGCGTACCGTTTAGCCGCACGAAACAAAAGATCTCTTATCAAACGCATGACAGGATGGATCAAGTAATGAACGATAAATTGACTTTGATTGCTGCAATTTTTGTTGAAGCGTTTGGTCGCCAATCAACGAACAACATCGCCGCTGTTACCATTCGCGCAATGCTGGCTGACGAAGGTTTTTCAGCCACAATCAGTAAAAACTCAATCAACATTACCGTGCTTGATTTCTCCGAAGACGTGAACCTGACGTTTTCTATTTTCTCCCACGGTAAAAACATTATGGTTCGCGCTGTTGAGCACGAATGCGAAGATCCAATTTACCGCAACGTTGTTTTTGCCGAAGCTACTCACGCGCTGCATTTTGTTTTGGACTGCGCAAACAACCGTGACATTGAGGACACGCAATCAAACAACGCAATAGACGAAAGCTGGGGCGCACATACTGTTCCTGCACCGGGTGAAAAGTCATTTGATATTCCTGAGCCGGAAATCAAAGAGCCAACTGATCGCCCTCTTATCGAATGCGCTCATGCGTGGGTACATCAACACAAAAAATCTATCTATCTACGTCCGTTATTGCGTAAAGAATTTGGTATCACAAGCAAAGAGCTTTCAGAGATTATAAAAGATCTTGCGGCGCTGGAGCAGGAAGCAATTGTTGCTGTGGCACTGAAATATGAAGGCGACTTGCCAGTTAAGTTGAATGAAACAACTGGCATCTTTGGTTCTCTGGATCGTGCCTTGCATGTTATGGCGTACGAAAGCACATCAAAAATTTCTCGCATTCGTGCGTGGATCAGCAAATAAGGAAACTCATCATGACAAATTTCGGAAGCCTTCTTTCTCTGGTTATGGGTACTGGCGATCACTCTGCTGCATATCGCGATGTTCTTTATCACGGCGATTCTCTTAACGTTAAAGTTGAGCCTCAGCAAATCACGCTGGACAACGACAACGGCACTGTAACTTTGTGCAGTGAGAATGACGGCAAAGACATTGTGATCGTTTGCACAAATCTTTTCGATGCTGAAATCGTTATTCGCGATGCGCGTAGTGCATTAAGTTTTGCTTTGTACCGTCTGGATGTTCGCCTTGATCCGGAAGACGAACAAGCAGCAAAAACTTTGCCAACTGGTTACGTGTCGCTGCCTAAACCTAAAGCGACGTTTGCGGATCATAGTTATCCGGCGTATACCAAAGAGCAGATGCTCGACTATGCGCGGGATTGTGTGTCGCGCTTTACGGGTCTGAGTCCTGCAATCATCGACGCAACGGATCACGCGTACGAAGATATGTACAAGGAAGAAGAAACTCAGTGGTGTGACACTTGCGGCGGTCAGATTGGCGATGACTGTGACTGCGAAAGCGAAGAGGATTGTGACGAAGAAGATATTTGCTCTCACTGCAATTCTGAATCTTGCCAGTGTTTGCCTGATTGCGAAAATTGCGGTCGCGGTTCCTGTGATTGTGACGTGGAGGAAAACTGATGCGTCTTGAACATTTCAAAACTGAACAGTTTGGCGAAGCGCACTTTTCAATTAACGGCATTATTCATCGTCAGTATATCTACTGGATGGAACTGAACACCAAAGATAAAAAAGGTTTTCGTCTTCCAGTAAAAATCGATCCGGCAGTGAAAGGCTATCGCTTTATCAATCACAGCTATATTCTTCCTGTGATTCGTTCGCGCTTTGAAGAGTTTCAGTTTGTTGCCAACTTGGGCTATGTTCGCTTTAACCATAACCAGTTTGATCCTGAAAACCTTCTGCCTGGCCGGACAGCCAATGCGTATCTGGCAACGCTGGAAAATGTGCGCGATGCTAAACCGGAAGAAAGTTTTCTTCTTCCGATAAAGATCGAATGGACGGACTATCCGGAACACCTGCGCTTACTGCAACACAGAAAGCAACCGAACGCTAAGCTGGAAGACACGCGGATTCATTCTACGTTTCTTGATCAGCTTACTCCTGAGTGTTGGGAAGCAATCAACACAAACGAAGAAGGCAAGTCGTGGAACGAGATTCGCAAAAGCATTTTAGAAGGCGTCTTGTCATTACCTTTTACTGACGGTCGCCCTCTGGAGATCTGGCCTTTAACCTGTATGGAAATGCTGAACACAGAATCGGAAACCGTGCCTGTGGGAATGTTAAAGCTGTTTAAACTTTATCAGGAAGGTAAAATCTAAATGAACATACACCAAACGAGTGAGACAGTGTTTTATGTTATCGCCTCGTTTGGCATTTTGGCGCATCTGGCGGGGTTCCTCAAAAACATTTTGAAGATCTCTGAAATGCGCCAGAAGCGCCGCGAGAAAATTGCGAAGGCGAAGACACCGCTTGAGAAACTTCGCCGTCGTCTGCGCAATCCACCCAAACGCCGTTAAGGAAATTTAGTTCTGGAACGTAGATCTCGAAAATCAAAACGGAGATAAATATGCACAACAAATATTTTATCATCGCAGTGCTGTGGTCTATCTGCCTTGCTATCACAGCCTATTTCTTTTTTGACGTACTGGACGATAACCCGCCTGCATTCACGATGCGTTATATAGCAATCTGGACAGGCTTTTTGTTTTTGATTGTTGTGCAGGTTAAGAAGATTCGCCACAACTTCAAACGGGATAGTGAGAAAAATAACAATGTCTGATAAAAAAGATTTCAAATCAGTTAGCTTTCGTCGCTGGCTCTATCCGTCCGAATCTAGCTCTGTTAGCGCTATCGGCTTTTACGCGAAAGAAGTTCTTAATCCGGAAAATGAAACTCTCCCGCCTACGGTTCAGACGGAACTTCTCATTCACCACGGCAACAAAGCTATCAGCCTGCACAACAAGCCAGGCATTGTGTTAAATAGCTTTGAAGAAAAGCTGCAAAACCTGTTGCTGTTCCTTCGCGATTTTCAAGATGCGCTGCGCAGTGAGACAGCTTTTGCTCGACGCAGATTGCTGGACGTTAACGAAATGGAATACACGTCTGCGCTTTATGCCGAATACAATCCGGAAAACAAAGAAGGCTATCTGCACATTCAAAGCTGTCACGGTGCAACGCGCATTCACATTATTCCTGGTTCGCCTGAAACGCGTGTGGCAATAATGGGTCTGGTTGATTTCGTTCGCGAGAGTCTGGATATTCTGAGAAGAGATTTTCCGGAGTATTTTTTAAATCCAGAAATCTTTTCGGGTAGCTCTGATTTCAAGAATCGAATCCGCAACGAATTTAGTGAGGCATGGGATCTGACTTTTCGTGCAAAGATTCCTAGCGATTCTGATGCAAACAAAATGTTTGAAGCATTCTGTAAAGAAAAATCAGACGGGTACATTCCTGCGCTGGATGAAATTGCTAATGCTATCCTACCTGTCTATCGTAAACTCAAGACGAGGAAAAGTTAATGTCTCGATTTTTCACCAATGCTCATTACCAGCGCAAATCACGAAGCGCAGACACTGACGATTTATTCCACGGTGAAACCTGCGAACGTTTGCAACTTCACGGTGTGGCGACAAATGCTTTGTGTCACGCTCTGCGCCGCAAAATTTATTTTATCACGCACACTTTCAAACAGGTTCGCGCCAGCCGTCGCTATGGAAGTGGCGACAAGGAAATGATGGCCTTTGATTACTGCGAAGCCAATCTGCCTGACGAAGTGGCAAAGCTGGATGAATACCGCCAGCGTTTACGCAAACTTGAAATCACTCTTGACAGTCTGCGTCTGCAATATCAAATGTCGTATATGGCTAATCGCGGAATGGACAGCGCACATATTCAGCTAATACACACGTACAAAATGCGCCATATCTTTTCTCGATTCGCGTTTAACGGTGATGTAGAGAAAGGAAAAGAAGTAACGCGTATCCATGACAGTTTAATGGGAATGCAGTTTCTTTTGGACGCTACGCCTTTCGGTATTCTTACACCGAATGATCTTGGTATCTCAAATCAAACGATGGCAGATTTGATGCAAGATACAATGAAAAACATCGAAGAGATTAAATCAGGCAAAGCAGATCCTGCATTCATGTCTCTTTTCCCACGTAAAAGTAGAAGGTAATAAAATGAGAGGCAGAAGTATTGGCGTAACGTTAACTTTTTTCCTGCGACATAATCCGGGCCAGATTGGTTTGGTTATGGATGATCAAGGTTGGGTTGACGCAAAAGATTTGGTGAACAAATGCGATAAGCTGGTGGATATGGATCAGCTTATTTCTGTTGTCACCAATGACGAAAAAGGTCGCTTCGAATTTTCACCGGACAAGAAAAAGATTCGTTGCATTCAAGGTCACTCACTCGAAAGCGTGAAGATTGATCACGGCGATCATGTGCCGCCTGAAATTCTTTATCACGGAACTGCAATTCAAAACGTCAACACGATTTTGAATGAAGGCATCAAGCCGATGCAGCGTACCAAAGTTCACCTGACGTTTGATTGGGTGACTGCTGAAAATGTCGGGGCGCGACGTAAAGCAATGTGCCGTGTTCTTTATGTGAAGGCCAAAGAAATGCACGACGCCGGACACAAGTTGCAGAAAACAACTAACGGCGTCTGGCTGACTGACTTTGTACCGCCTGAATTTGTATCGGCGGTAAAGCCTTAATCTCTGCAAATAAGTGTCCAAAATACCGCTGTTAAACCGAAAGGCTTTCCTGTATTCTTAGAGGACGGCCTTTTGTCGTATCTAATCCCCCGTATAAGGAACTTACTATGCTGCCACTTGATAAGCCTGTTAAACTCCCGCCTTTTATGGCTGACGCCTACGAAGACTTAGGCAATGCGATGGCTGACGTTGCCGAAAAGCACAACCTGTCCAACGAGGATATGATGCGTTTTCTTGGTACTCAGTTTTGTTCTTTTCTGGTAGCCAACAGCCAGAAAGAAATCACCGCAATTCTGCATACAACTCTTCCTGTTCGTGTCGGTCTTTTGGACGCGCACGATGAAACAGAAAAGCAGTTGGAACTGATGCAACAGTTAGACGAAAATGAAGCGGAAAGAATTGCAGGGCTTTTTACAAAGCAAAGATTCTCGCAAGCTAAAATTGCGTGGAAATGGTTGGCAATGTTTTTCGCCACAAACAAAAACCCAAAACAGTTAGGTGAAAAATAATGAGAGAAGAAGATTTCGAAATCCAATGCGATGTTGAACTTGAAGCGCTAATCACTAGCTCAACTATTGATGAAGCGATTGAAAAGTTTCAAGCAAACCCTAACGAAATTACACGCGCAGAAATGATCGTTGCTATTGCACGACACGCGTTTGATGAAGTTGGTGTGGTTGACGTAAACATTGTTGGCGATGAGGACTCAGAATGAGCACTCCGAAAGTAAAACCTGTCGTTAGCAAAGACGACTTGAAACTTCTTCGAATGGTCGCGGTTGCATACGAAGGCAGAGAAACAACTCGCCTTTATGCAATCTTTGTTGTGATGAAACTTCAATTCATCGCATCGGGCCAAAACCTTCCACGTAAGTGTGAAACAATCACCGCAGAAAGTAACGAATATGATCTGCGTAACGCAATCGAATCAATGGGGTACTAAGATGAATCATTCAAACGAAAACACTAAAATCGAAGGCCGCTACTTTTCTCTGTTTCGCAATTACGAAAACGATCAACTTCCTGAGTCAAACGAAATGACGCAGGAACGTCGCGAGTTCGTACGCAAGTTTTCTGTTGTGTGTGAGATTGCACAGCGCGGCGGTTTTTATATGCGTGTTCGTGGTCTTTGCACTTGCCCTTATTGCAGCCGCTCTGTTGAGTTTAGCGACTATGACTACAAAGGCTGGTTCTGGTCTGGTGAATATGTTCATGTTGTTTCTCAGCACGGCGTTGATCCTAGCGCGGAGTTTGCAGAGTTTATCGAAGCTGAATATCAGAACATCATGGCTTCAAAAATTCCACTTTCTACAGGTAAGGCGTAACCATGACTTTTAAATTGAATCCGTATCGCTTGGCTGATCTGGTTATCGCTACTCCTAACCCGCAAGAGAAAGGACAAGAAACTTTGCTCGGCGGTAGCGGCATTGTGATCGCACGTAACGATGATGGCAGTGTTAAGCTGTTCCTTGAAAACCACGGCGAACAGGAACAAAGCTATCCTGCTTCTTGTCTGGAATTTGTTTCGCACAACCGCAGTGCCTTACTTGAAAAGTGGGAAATCAGTCTCGCTGAAAAGAAATCAGGTAAGCGCGTTTTAGCAATGCCTGATATGCTGCGTAACTTCACTGCAATTCTTCCTGTAACGTGTAATGCAAAGTGCAACTTCTGTCCTGAGAAAGAAATGGAACACAAAGCCAAACAGGAAGAGTGGCAAGACGGTTTGATTAAACACATCAAGCAGCACAGCGGCATTATCGATCACGTTTCGATTAGCGGCGGTGAGCCTACTCTGCGCATGAAGTTTTTGTTTGAGACGATTGATCGTATTCAGCGCGAAACTCCTGTTCAGAATGTCGGCCTGACAACAAACGGTTTCTTTCTGGAAAAGACTTCTTCCGTTTTAGGCTTTCTGGATCTCAACACAAACGACGAACTGGAAAGCAAGCTGTCGCATTTGAATATCAGTATGCACAGCTTTGATCGCGAAGTTGCAAACAAGATCATGGGCGTCAACTATACGTGGACACTGGATGATCTGGTTCGCTTTCGTAATCGCCTCGGTAAGAAAGTTAGTTTTCATATTAACTTTGTTATCAACAAAGAAAACTATCCGCGCATTGAACAGGAAATGAATCTTGCGCATCAATTCATGGTAGAAAATCCGTGGGTGGACGTTGTGTTTCGTGTGGACTACTCCAACGAAAAAGAAAACAACGAACTGCGTGAGTATGGTCAAAATGTTTTGAAGTGGCGTGATGCAACTCGCGGCAGCATCAAAGAGGAAAAGGAAGCACGTAAGCGCATCCAGAAAAAACCGTTCCTTGTTCTTTGCTTTGACGAAGTGTTCTGCGATGTTCCGACACTGGATAAACACGATATGCTGTTTACGCATCGCCGTGAAAAAGATTTTTACACGGACGCTTGCGCATCGTGCTTTACTCATCGCAGTCCGGAAATGCACCATTCGTATGCTTGGTTAAAAGCCAGCGCGTTTGAACCGAACGCTGTCGAACCTGAATACACTGAAATGGTGTATCACATGGACGGCGAACTTTATTTTGATTGGTCGCGTAATGATCCGGTTCCGGAGCCAAAGAAAGTACGCAAGCCGCGCACAGTCAAATCACAAACCAAAATGCCGAAAGTGGTTAAATCAGCTAAACCAAAAGTAACTGTTCGCAAACGCAAAAAGAATACGGACGACAAACGTTGTTCTTTTACCACGGTGGTCGGTAGCTGTAACTTTAAGGGGTAATTATGGCAGTAGGCTTTACTAAAGATGACGGAGTGAACGATACCATCGAAAGCAACATCAACAATGAAATTGATTTTGCTCGTTCACAATTATCAGGTAAGGGATCTACTCACTGTCTGGAGTGTGGTTGCCGCATTCCAGAAGCGCGTTTGAAAGTTATGCCGAACGCAAAATACTGCATTGAACATCAAGCCGAACATGACGGAACGCACCACGCATATTACAACCGTCGCGGCAGTAAAGATTCTCAGTTGAGGTAAAAATGGAAAACGAAAACGAACCGTACGCGCATTGTATGGATTGCGGCGAAGATTTGGAAGAAGGTGAAGTTTACGGCGAGTGGGATGATCTCTGCCATAACTGTTACTACCAACGTGAACGCGAAGGACGGGGAAACTAAAATGCACAATTCAATAACCAGAAGCAGCAAAGTTATGTCACCAAAACAATTTCGTGATATTGGGTACGAACAGCGCGAACTGCAAGAAAAGTTTCTGGCAGAAGCAGGCAAGCGCATCAATACTTGCTTGCTTGAAATCGCTGGCGGTGAAACTCCTTCTCCTTTTTACGGGCGTCACAAAGAATATCCGAAAGACGTTGCCGATTACGTTAAGTTTCTCAACGACGATTACGCTGTTGAAAAATTCAAACTGAAACCGGGTTTGATTCACGTCGAAGTTTGTCCGATTGATTGCGTTGCGCCGCCTTCGCTGTTTGAAGAACTGCGCCAGAACTTGATCGATGTTGGTTGGGGCGAAGCAACATTCATTCATCAACGCTCATGTAGTTCGATGGTTTGGGCTTCGCTGGAACCTGTCTACGAACCTGAAACTTATCCGGACATTCCTGATGACTTCTGGCCGAACGCAAAGACAGACAGCGAACTGCATACGGCTGTTGTGACATACGGCCTTATGCCTCACGAAGCAATGGCGCGTAAAGTTGATCGCCAAACGCTTATCAAATCGCTGGAGACTGCAAAGGAACAGCAAAAGATTTTGCAGAACACGGACGACGAACCGGAAGACGAAGATCAGGACGATATTGAATATCCAACTGACAGCGAAATCGATCTGATGGGTATCGATCCATTAATTGATTGGTGCAACAGTCTCGGCATGTCAGTGACACGCGTAAGCAAAAAAGTTGTCTCTTTTGGTCGCAAGTCTGGTGTGAATTTGCATCTTGCTTTACCTAAGCTGCGCAAAGAACTGAAACAGCGCATTGCGGATCTGAAAGCGAAAGAGGAATTTGAGTAATGAAAAATTCTGATATAGGTAAACGCATTCCGGATAAGATGCGCAACCGCGTACACGATTCGCACGAACTGCCAAAAGCACTGCGCGATTCAAAATCCAATATCTGTAAAGAGATACCAGAGTCTCTTAAAAATGGCATTCCTGATAGCCACACAATGCCCGATCCGAAATACGATTCTTTCTGAGGACTATTAATGCAACGTGTAGGATTCGCTTGTAAATATATGAGTGCTGACGGCAAGCAGCCTTTCCCTTCGCGCACTGTTACTGCTGCGCGTTTATCTCTTTTGCCTAAGCGTGAACAAATTGCAAAGCTGGTTGAGATTGGACAGTCAAACATTCGTAGTGTTATTGCTATGACAAAAATGTTGGCTATCCGTCCAGAACAGAAACGCATGATGCGCATAACAAGCGAACTCCTACCGTTATTTACGCATGAAAGTTTCAGAGAGATCAGTCGCAAGTATGTGTTGCCTAATATGGTTACGCTGCTAGAAGATCTCGGTGAGCTTGCGCGTTTGCATCGCGTTAGGCTTTCGTTTCATCCCGGTCAGTTTACCGTGCTTGCGAGTGACAAGCCTCACGTTGTAGAAAACTCTTTGCGTGATCTTGAGTATCACACAGAGATTGCAACGTTGATGGGTTACGGCAAAAAGTTTCAAGACTTCAAAATCAACATTCACCTGAGCGGCAAACTTGGAGCCAGCGAATTTAGACGCAACTTTAAATTGCTGTCGCCTGAATGCCGCAGAATGCTGACTGTTGAAAATGACGAACTGACAAGCAGCGTCGAAGAATGTTTAACGCTTAGCGATCTGCTTCCTGTCGTTCTTGATATTCATCATCATTGGGTAATGACAAACGAATACATCAAGCCAAACGATAAACGCGTTAAGCGTGTTATTGAAAGCTGGCGCGGTGTTCGCCCAACAATGCACTATTCTGTTTCACGTCCTGAGTATGTTCCGTCTGACGAGTTTCCGGATCAGAACAAGATTCCTTTTCCGAAAACAAAACTACGTGCTCACTCGGATTATTTTCATAACCCATTAGTTAATGCGTGGGCGTTGTCTTTTGAGGACTTCGACATTATGTGCGAATCAAAAGCTAAAAACCTCGCAGTAGCGGATCTTCTTCGGAGGCGGTAAGTGTCCTTTAAAAAGTTTTCCCGTTTTGTTCGTTCCTATATCAACCGTTGGCATTTGCGCCGCTTGAACAAGCAGTGTGATAAGCTGATACCTAAAAACTGAGGCGTCTATGAAAACTCATGCAAGTCTGTCAGAATTAATTTCGGGTACGCGCTTTATCTATGCTGCTGCTCGTTCAGGTTCACACAAGTTCACTCCTGAGTTTTATCAGTTGCTGGAAAAAGCAGAACTGAGCCAGCACCCAAAAGAACTGGAGCACTATTCGCAGCGGATTTTTGAACTGTCAAAAGTGAGTGATGAAATTCATATCATGGTTGGCGCTCTGATTCGTATGGCAACACAGCATCCGATGTTTGCGCGTCCTGCTGACTTTATTATGGACGAACGCATTCAGGCGTATCTGATGACACAGCATCCAACTGAGTTGGTGGCGGCGTGTCGTGCGGCTGATGTTCTGGTCGATAAAGAAAACATGCAGGATAGTGCGGAGGAACTTTCAAAGCTAAGTGTTCCGCAACTTATCGCGCTGATGCCAGAAGAAGATCCTCGCGTGTTTGAAGACAAAACGCGCCTTGAGCTTTTCAAAATGATGATGGACTATGTTGTTTATCATCGTCAGGAACAAAAGATTTTGGACTTCCTGAACAACGCGCTTAAAGAATCACAGCGCGATGATTTGATGGCTTCTATCGGCATAGACATTTTTGATGAAGACTACGAAGATTCGCTGCTGGCAGAAAGCGTTACCGATATGATCTATGAAGGCATTGAAACATACAAGGCGAATGCTGAATGGGTTGATTGGTCGAACTGGAAACCGAAAGACGAAACTCTTGCGGTGTTCGAAGCATTAACTTACACGTACGAAAAGATCACGCCGGAACTGGCTGCTGGTTTTCGTGCCGACTTAAAAGACGATTTTGTTTAAGGGTAAAAAGATGAGCAAGCAAATTAATGGCGATCTGGTTATTGCGCGTTTGTTGGAAGAAGGCGAATGGTGGTATGCACTGGCGCTGTTCAACGACAAGCAGCTTACCGATGTTTTAGAAGCGATGGAAATCACAAACGTCGATTGTTCTGATCGTACGCGTGTTGTTTATCTGCTGTCTAACCGTCTGGCTGATAGCGGCAAGCACATCGACACGCTTCGCAACTTCTTCAACAAAAACTTTCTGGAGCCAAACAACATTCAGCCGCACAAGTCTGAACTGTGGTTTAACTTTGGCGATTGCGAATCACTGGTTCAGGAACGTCTGCTTTCTCGCACGTACGATCCAAAAATCGATCCGAAGGTTCACAAAGATTTCGTGCTGGATGCACTGACGTTTGATCAGCTACACAGCCTGTATGTAATCAACGATGAGTTTCCGGCAGAAGAGGATATGAATCGTGAGCATCTGCTGGCGAAAATTCAGGAAATGAATTTCCTTGAAGAGTATCAAACTTATCTTGCTGGCGCTGATGAACACAGCGACGTAAAAACAGAACACGGCGCGATCATCGAGTTTCTGATGGGCGCAAACATCGTTGAAGAGGAAGAAGCCAATGTTTGATTATATCAATCTGCCTAAAGATCCTGCACGTCGCGCTACCGCACTGAAAGAGATTGCAGCGGCTTTTGACAATCTTCTTAGCTATCAGCAAAACGTTGTTGCTGACCAGACGCCGGAACAAACCCTGCTGGCGTTTATGCAGAAGCATCTTAACCCGTCTGAGTGTTCTGGTTTCCTCGGTATGGTTTTCAATGGCGATGAGTTGCCAGAAGAGTTTGCAAATCTTAACGTGATGACAATTGAAAGCGTTGTGACTGACACGCTGCAACTGACTCGCCGTTTTGATGTTAACGATCTTCTGAGCGTGGAGAACAACAACGAACTTTCTCGCCTGGCCGCTTTGTGTCATATTCCATTTGACCGCAAAGATCGTCGCGCATTTTTGGCGCATCTGTTTGCTGACCTGAGAAACTTCTACCGCGTGTTTCCGGTATGTGCTGGCCTGAATGAATTCTTTACGCAGCGCTACGCATTCGATGCGGCAGGCGAATCTTCTAACTGGATTTCTCTGCGCTCTCGCATTAGTCCTGAAACCATTGTTGATGATAACAGTGAGATCGGGAAAGACGTATTCCGGCACCTGTGCAGTGTTTTCCCTTTTGAAACGGTTCAACGCTTTGCTGTCATTATTGGTCTGGAAACAGTTACCCGCATTCCGACACTAGCAACTAACCTTGCTTTGCTTGGGCCGCAGGAAATTCTGAAACGTCTGCGCGATAAATACTTTATCACCGCAGAATCGTTTAATCGTTGGGTAGATTTTAACGATACCGACTTCGAAGAATTTTTCGATTGTTTTGTTGCTGCATGTATTTCTGCACACAAAGGCGACCCTCAAGAAATGATTGACGTTAATGCGATCAACAATTCTAATCAGTCTGTCGCGTTTGATGAGTTTGCAACTCACGTCTATCTCCAGATTGAAGGGGAAGAGGAAGACGACGAAGAGGAAGACGACGAAAAGGAAGACGACGAAGACGACGATTGGGATGATGAATCGGACGATGATTCTGTGGAAGAAGACGACGATGAAGAATCCGATTCCGAAGAAGAAGAGGAAGACGAGGACGAACAGGAAGAAGGCGAACACCCTATTTTTTCTGTTGCTGAGATTGAAGAAAAAATTATGCGCCGCATTAAAGACGGAGCCGGTATTGACGTATTCAAGGAGCTTGAGTTTCAGCCTACCGTGGTACTAGGCAACGCGCTTTATACTTTGCAGAAAGGCATCGGTGAGATCGTGTCTATGGACGAGATCAAAAAACTTCGCCACTACGAAATTGTGCAAAAACTTTTCGAGCTGACCGATATTGATTTCCATGATTATGTTGATCCTGCTGATACGCTGCGCACTAAATTCATTGAGTGGCAGGAGAAAAATCTTCACAAAGGTTCTGCTTTCCGTCGTTCTGTTCTGCGCACCTTGCTTGGATCGTTAGTCTCTATTGATAACCTTCACACGTATTCTATCAGTGAGCTTCTTGAAGAAATCGAATGTATCGTGGAAGATGCAGACGAGCCTTATAAGTTCTATGAGTACGCTGATAAGATCAATGCCACGGCTGAACAGTATACTCTACCGTTAATCGATCCTGATTCTGCTGCATCTGAATTTGTTCCAGAATCTGAACAGACTACTGTAGTTGAAAGTGACGAAGATGACAGCGATGAAGTTACTATCTCTACGGAACATGCCAGCCTGATCGAACTTGTGGTATCAAACAAGTGGGTTAGCTATAGCCGTGCGCAGACTATGAGCTATTCAGAACTGATGGCAATTAAGCGTGAAAACGAATCTGAGCCTGAACCTGAACCTGCGCCTGCCGCTAAAGGGAAAGTTACGAAAGAAAACTTTCGTGATGTGATTCCTGCTTTGAATCGTCAGGAACTGATTCAGGAACTGGCAGCGCGTGGATACAGCGATCTCAGTTTGAAGAAACTCGGTGCGCCGCGTCTGGCTGAAATGTTCATGAACGCTATGGAGCGCATGGCAAACAAATAACAAAGCTGGCCTGTTAATTCAGGCCACTTCTTTTAAAGGGTGAAAATTTGATGGAAGCACAAATTTTAGAACTGGCTGGATTTTCTGATAAAGAAATCTCGGCACTTCACAATGTGTTTTGCGATACCGAAGCAAAAACCCGCGCAGAGAAAGTTAAACAACTTCTCGAAAGCCTGCAATCCTATCCGGATACCAAATCCTTTCTTCCGTTCCTTGCGAATGGAATCAAACCTCAAAAACCAATACCTGCTAAAGATTTGCCTGATCCAAAAATCATTCGTGCGCTTACTCGCCACAATAATCCAACGCCGCTGATTTTGTATCTGGCTAGTTTTAAACTGAGCGCCAATTTTATTACGTGCGCGATCATGGAACACTTTGAAAAAGGCCGCTTTGAATTTCCCGATCAAGTTCGGGTTCAGAGTATTATCGACAAAGGAAGTTACGAACTGGAGGATGTTTCCTACCACATGCAGTATGTTCGTATCTGCGAAGTAGCCCGTCGCTATAAATTTAAAGGCTACGATGTTCACTACTCGCCGCTGTATTTTGACGAGTACCACGAATCGCAAGGCGGCTGGGGAATGACTCTGGCACCGGAAGATTCCAAAAAGTACGGCTATGGCATGTTGGGCGGCGATACCGTACATTGCATGGTTGATACCATCATCCATACTGCGAAATTCGACACAAGGAAGTCTGCAAATAACTGTCTAAAATAGGGCTGGTTTTGGCCCGATTGTTCAGGTAGTCTAAACCAACGGGCAGGCAATTGGGCTTGTCCGGCGGGAAGGGCTGCTGAGGCGTCTTTCCTAAAACTTAGGTTTTCAGAAAGGAGCTTTACATGACAATCTCACAGCGCGTTACTCCGGTTGAGGCCGTAAAGTTTTACCAGTTGAATCAGGAACAGGAGTCGCACAAACGCCGTGCAGAACTGATTCAACAAAATTCTGCTTCTTCCGCTAAAGTAACGTTTAGCGAAATTTATCGTCAAGCAATTTTAAAGGAAGGGTAACGCTCATGGCTCACTATGCTGTAGCAAACGCTAACGTAGTTTATTTAGGCGAAGGTTACTCCGGCCCATTCATGGATGAGATCGGATTGGCTGGTCAGGTTGCAAGTTTCTCAACTGCTGAAAAAGCAATTGAAGTTGCACGTCTGCTTAAAATGAAAAGCGGATCGCAAACTGATTGGAATGTATTAAACGAATTTTCTGAACGCGTCGTGTTCACAACCAAACAACATCAATAAGGAAATATTGTAATGAAAATCTCTAGCATCGTGTTATCTGCAATTTTGTTTGCATCGGTACAGCAATCAAATGCTAGTTATTCTGAGCCAAAGATCGTAATGAAAGATCTTGCACTGACTCAACAGGTCAACAAGCACTGTCAGGAAACCTTCAAAGGTTTTGATTTCCTGCAAACTGCTGAGATCGACTTCAACGTAAGTTCCTCGCTTTATGAAACGCGCCCGATGTGGCCTCTGATTTGTTCTGTTGCTGAAAAGGCCGAACGTGTCAGCGTTAAAAGCACGGACTACGGCGTAACGATTGTTTTTGCATTTAAAGACAAGTCACCTATTCGTTACGATTTCGTAAGCACGGACAACAACGCATTTGAGATCGGCGCGTTTAACAAAAACATCATGGATAATTACAACTCTCAGAAAAGCCTGCTTGATACACTGACGGCTATCCATGACGAAGTAATGGCGGGGAATTAAGTTGTGGCAAAATTGAATCGCAAGAAAGCAATGGACGTGATGGTAAAAACTCACGCAGTTATGCAAACCGAAGTAATGATTCGTTTGCAGGCAGAAGGATTAAACACAACTTCCTTGTTTCCGCACCGCGAAGAAATCATCGCAAAAATTATGAGTGGCGTTGATGCACGTACCGCAATCGACGACGCTGTTGGTGCAGCAATTCGTCTGCATCATATCGGACGTACCGCAAATTCAAATCAACCTTCTTTCCGCGATTTAATGAGCGAAGAAGATCTCAAACTCTTGCAGTCAATGTAAGGTGAAAGAAATGAAAGAACTTATTATTCCAAAACCTGCGCTTGAGGCAATCACTCTTTATGCCAACGGCCTTTACTCGTTAACTGATTTGGTTGGCATTCTTGATTCGAAAGGAATCATTATTCAGAAAATCGACAACAGTTTTGTTGCGAACGCGGTTATGATCAACAGCGCAGGCAACGGCGAAATGTACATGCACTTGATTCGCCTTTCTGGTGAACTTGATGCAAACGAATTTCCGATTCATGATGAAACGTGTGTCGTGAATCTGTAAACCAAAACTAAGCGTGGCATCTGCTGCGCTTTTCTTGTTTTTGTCTGAGGGTAAAATAATGGGCGCTGTTTCTACCGTACACTTCACTCGCTTTCCGATTCAAAATCCTGAGTCTCTGGATAAGCAAGTTTCTTTTGTTATCAAACTGGCAGACGGTTCAGATAAAACTCTGCGCGGCGTGATCGTTCGCAGCGATGCAGAAACTCCGAATCGTGAAATTGTGCGTCTGGATGATGATCAGTTTAACGACAACACCACGCACTATATGGACTCGTTAAGTTTTAAAAACCATCCGGAACACTACGATTTTCTTGAGCCTGTAGCCAGCAAGCATTGTTACGAAGGAAAAACAGTGCAAGTATTTTTCCACGGCAATCTGCGCCGTGTTGTACGCGGCACCGTGATTTTTGATCGAGGCCCACTTACCTTGATTCGTATTGATGAGGGTTTCTTGGAAGGCAAGATCATCAACGCAACCGAATGCCATTACAGCGTTGAACGCGCATGACCGCGCCAAACGTTCGTGCCGCTTCCCGCAAAATGAATACGATTGTCGCAAAGGATAAACCGCACTCAAACAATTTCCTTGATCGCTTAAAGCAAGGTGAAGAGTTTTATGCGTACCTTTCTACTTTCGGATTGCCTTTCTATATCGGCATCGTCAAATCTATTGGCGACGTAAATGTTGCGATAGCAGAACATGCGGCGCGTTGTGGATGCAACAGCATGGTATTCAAACTGCACTTAGGCAAAACTGTCCAGTGCATGATTAACAAGAGCGTGGAAACATTCACGTTTGAACTTTCATTATCAATAAAGCAAGGGTAAAGAACATGACCAATCAAGTTGAACTGAGCACCGAAATCAAAGCATTCAACATTTGTCCGGATCTGGATAAGTACCCTGATTTCATCGTGCCTGCATACGGCACTCCGTTCAGTGCTGCGCTGGATGTTTTCGCACAGGAAGATCTGGTTATCACTCGCGAAACCAAAATGATCGATCTCGGTTTCCGCGCTGAGTTTCATCCGGACTTTGCGTGTATCCTTTTGCCTCGTAGCGGCAGCGGCGCGAAGTTTGGTCTGGCGCTGGCTAACACTGTTGGCCTGATCGATTCTGACTATCGCGGAACGTGGATGGCGGCAGCATGGTTGAACGGTGGCGGTTCTAAGATCGATGAAGTCACTCAGTATCAAATCCGTGGCGTTAAAATTAAAACACCGGACGGCGATGAGTTTAAGCAACAGGAAGTTTATAAAATTTCCGAACTTGAAATTAAACGCGGCACTGCGCTGGGTCAACTTTTGTTTGTGCGCACAAATCGCATGACTCCAAACATCGTTTCGGAATTATCTGAAACAGTGCGCGGTGTGGGTGGTTTCGGAAGCACTGACAAATAAGCAAGTAATTTTAACGTATGGGTCGCTTTATGAAACGAGACACGCCTCTTAAAAATCTTCGGGCTGTTCTGTTATATTTGGCGCGAAATGAGTACGAAGCGAACGAGAAATTTTTTCGTCTGCATTGTGAAAAGGCATTGCGTAAAATGCGCAGTGAAAGATTTATCTTAGGTCGCTTATATCTCTATCAAGCAGGTCGATGGCAAGTGATTTGGATCGATCCATACAACTATGATTGTTTGGTAAGAGATAGGAGGGGAACAGTACAATTCAAAAACCTTTACGGTCTGATATTATGACGGCCTAGCGACAACACAACTAGGAGAAAATTTCCTTTCAATGAACGTTAACTTTTTCGAGGTGATCAAAAGAGTTTCCCGTGCCAATATGATTTGCATGGGACTGATCCTAACTCTCGTTATTCCATTCACAGTAGATGCTTCTGTTTCTTCTGAAACTCAGTACAAAGGAGAAAAAACTTCTTCGCATCCGGCAGTCAAAAAGACGGCGACTCGTCGGTTGCAAAAGTTATACTCGCATTTACCGCAGCCAGATGATCTTGGTGCAGTGTTCGACTCGGCGGCAAAACGCCACGGCATTGATCAAAAACTTCTGGTTTCGTTATGCGTGACCGAATCTCATTTCCGAAAACGTGTCGTCAATCGTGGCGCGATTGGAATGTGTCAGGTGGTTCCAAAATACCACGGCACTACCCGCGCACAGATGATGAACTATCGCAAAAATGTGGATAAGGCCGCAGAGATTGTTGCCGACTTGAAAGCTGGCTGCCGAAACAATGTTAGGTGCATTGTGCATTCTTACAACGTAGGCAAAACGGCATACAAGCGCGGCGCAAGATCTCCGCAGTATTACGCAAAAGTTATGAAGCAGTATCGCCGCACAACTTAACATGCTCAAGGGAATCTATGGACGAAAACTATAGGTTCCCTTTTCCATTTATCTCTGCAAATTTGTGTCCAAAATACCAGTAGAATTAACGCAAATTTTAAGATAAACTAAAGGTCAGGCCACTCAACCATTCAACTCGGATATAGGGAATACAAAGATGGACAGTTTACGGACTCAGGCACTAGCGCGAAAACTTGCTCTCGACTTTATCGCGTTTAAACTTGAACTCGAAAGAAGATCTTGTAGTTGCGACATTATCTCGCTAGTTGCCGACAAAACTTGTGCGATGTATCGGGCTATTCTGAACCATCGTTATAAAGTTGCCCGTGAATTGGGTGATCAGATCATGGAAGTGATCGACTGCTACAAAACCAAAAGCGAACAACACGCTTTAATCTTTAACAAACTTCGCAATCATGCGGGAGAAGTTGTACGCATCCTCAACAAAAAATAAGGAATTGAATTATGAACGTAAACGCTTTACTTGATTTGCAAATCGAACTGTTAAAGCCTTTCGCTCCGACTCAAGAATTTGCACTACTGTCGTTAATCGTGAAAGATATTGAGCAAGAAACTGTCGTCGATTTCTGTACTGAAATTCAGTATCGTTTTCCGCATGTATTTTCTCTTTACGACAAGTACGCGAATACGCGTCCTGTTGATGCGCTTCCGCTGATCATTCCTGTTTCAAACACAGAGACAGTCAGAGATTACGTTTTCGAAAGTGGAGAAAGCAACATTGCACTTACTCCGCAATTTCTGGAAGTGCTGGAGTATTATCTGAAACGTGTTCCGCTGCATGTAAGCACGTTGGACGAAATCGGCTCCGGTGCGCCAGAGGCTTATGAGCGCCTGCATATCGAAGAAGTTAGCGCGGGTATTTTGCGCGGCTTCTTTGCAGGAAATGCACCTGTTGTAATTCATCGCAAAAAGAAATCTGACGCAAACATTGTAGTTAATATGTGGCGTTATATTTTTCCAACTGCTGCATAAGGAGATTAAAATGACAGAGCGGGAAGAATTTGAAAAATGGTTCGCGGAAAACATGGAAAAGAAACTCGGCAAAGAAATGATCTTTGTTATTCGCGAAGCAATGTGGGAAGGCTGGCAAGGGAAGGCAAGCAGTCTCGATCATAAAAAGTGATCGGCGGTGAGCAGTAAAGAGTCTCACTGCTAGGAGAATAAAATGGAACTCTTAACAGGTGTAGAGTTTGAGGCAAGACTAAACGGTTTTTGTAGCGAGTACAATTTAGTTGAGTACCGCGAATGGATTCAGAAAAACAACGTTGTTCGCAGCACCGCATTTTATCATTCCAATCTTCACATGGATGGCGTGGCGCTGCTGTGTATGTCTCTGCTTCCAGAAGAGGCGCAACAAAACCGTGACGAAGTTTTCTGTTTGCTTGCTGCTGCGTTGATTCATGATATGGATCACACACTAGGCGAATACGAAGATTACGTGAACATTCAAAATGCGATTGCAGCACTTCGCGATTGGACGTGGGCCTCGAAACCGGATTCAGATTTTAAACGGCTTCTTCCTGAAATTGAAAAGCTGATTTATATAACTGAGTATCCGTATACTGAAAAGCGTAAGCCTGAAACGGTTTATGAAAAAGTTCTGCGTGACTCTGATATTCTGTGGGGCGTTATGCCTGGCCGCGCTGTGACAATTGTTGAGGGTTTGCGGGGCGAACTTATAAAGCAAATGCCGCAGTACAAGTCAGGTGACAGTCTGATTAACTTTGTGTATGACCGAATTGATTTCTTACGTGCGCTGCAATTCAATACGCCGCAGGCAAAGAAACTTTTTGATCGATACATTATCTCGCATAAAAGTGAAATGCTGGATTACATCCATAGCATTCGCTAAACCTCAAAGGACGGTATTATGTTCCGAATTGATTCTCTGAAAGACATTGAGCAAGTCGCCAAATTGCAGAACGAACTTTGTAGTTTCGCAATTGAGCGCAATATGCTTAATCATCGTCCGGTGAATTACCGCGTGTTCCTGATTAAAGTTAACGTGCATAACAAAGGCGGCAACTACTTTGAAAACGTCGTGATGAAAAACTACTTTGAACATCTGCACTTCTTTTCGCAGATGGTGGTTACTTCAACTGGTAAATACCAGCGCGGCGTTTTGCCTTTTTGTGTTCCGGTCTACTCGCATTCTCTTACTCCTTTTTATTCGAAACTTGATCTCAAGTCAGGCACCATTATCATTCGTTTGAATGACAACTATCGCACCATGATTGATAAAGCGTGTCGATTTGTTGGGTTTGATTCAAACCATTTGTGTGCCTCTCTGATCGGGCTTCACCAAATGGAAAACGAACCTGTTGGAAAGTTCTCAGGACATATTGAGGGCGCGTGGTACAAAACTCTCCGGGCAAAACGAAACAGAAAAAGCTGGCCTATCCAGCCTAAAGGGGAACCGAATGAAACTCGATATTAATTCCGGCGCTATGCAAGTCAACGGACACGAGTTGCGCACACGTCCTGTCAGGCTTCAACATAAATTGTGGGTCGGCACTGAGCGTTTCTTTCGTCAGGTAGAAAGCGGTTTTGTTTTGCGCTACAACGAAATTCACGGCACAAACAAAACGCATCTTCCGATCAAGTTTGTGTATGCGCTTTCGAAAGGCGGCTATCGCGTCAAGACTCGCGTCCTGCTGGAAATGCTTGGCTACACGCGTGAGGAATTTACGCCGAAAGATCCCGAATACAAAATGCTGTTGAAAGAAATTTTCATGCAGCAAACAAATACCTCAGACACTGATTGTTACGTGGCAAGTTTCAAAGCAGGCGCAGACAGCATGTTAAGCGTCGTCAACTTTGTTGTGCTGCCTTGTGATGATTTCTTTGTCTGTCTGGTCAGTATCGAACTTGAGGACTAACGATGGAAAACTTTAATCTGAGAATCAAACGCGTTGAAGTTCTGACAGGTGACGGCCCGGATAAAGTTATCATCGTTACCGATCTTCCGCAGGGCGTACATCCTTTTGAAGATTCCGGTCAGGTACTGGAATTCAAAGTTGCCGCAGGTAAAGGCGCTTTGTATGTTCAAAAGAATTTCAATCTTAACCCGAAAGTGACAAAGGTTTAAAGGCGACTATGAGTAAGAAATCTGTTTATGATGTTCTTCTGCAACGCTCAATTACCGGCTTGATGAATATTTCTCAGTCCGTGGAAACAACCAAAGTTAAACTGACTTTGAAAGAGAAAGATTATCCGGTTGTTCTGCCTGTAAGCAGCGAACAGCTTTTGCGTGTTGTGGTTCGTACCAGCGACAAAGGCAATCTGAAAATCAAAGCCACGCTGAACAAATCAATCAAGCGTCTGGTTGCTGTGGTGGTTCGTCAGGCGCAGGAAAACATGCAACTGTTCAATGACGGCATGACGGATTACACAACCGTTAAGCCTTCGCTGTGGAAAGCGTACGGACGCAAAGCGCAGGCAGACATTCGCAGCCGCGTTATTCGCGCAGCACTGCAAAACTACAACTGGACTAAATAATCTTATGCGCCTTTCGGGGCGCTTCTCTTACAGGAAACTTTATCATGCGTTTTGAACTCGACAAAAAATATGTGTTCTTTGCTTTTCAGTTTAAATTTGAAGGCCGCAATACTCCGCTCGAAAAAGCACATTCTTATCCAACAACGGATCTTTCGGTCGATATTGTGGATGTGAAATTTATCGAAGCCGTTTGCAAAGAGCACCACAAAGTTGCGTGTGATTACGGCGACGAGAACGATAAAAAGTACGATGGTTTTATTTTCGAATGTGATGGTGTTCAGGCGCACAATCAATATCCGAAAGCAAGTTACGGTCAGATGGACGATAGCGCTGATCGCAAAATCAGTTTCTTTACTGCGCTCTATGAAAAGTTTGGCGGTGACTGTGAAGCACTGACTAACGCAGACGAATATTTAGAGTATTCGCTTTTCACAAATCACATGGAAAATCTGGAGCGCGGTCTGCACAACTTCAAAGAGAAAGGCGACGAAGTTGCGTATCAAAAACTGCTGGCACGTAAAAAGTTGTTTACCGATGCGCTGGCAAAACAGCTAAACAAAGAAATCAAGCTGCTGCCTTTCTTTGCCCGATTCAAGGACGGCAGAAACGAACCTGTTGACGGATTCTATACTGTGGAGCTGGTCGATCTCTGCAAATAAGTGTCCAAAATACCGCTGGTTTTCGGTACTGCTTTTCGGTAAACTAAACAGGAAGGCAGTATCCAACTTAACCCAAATATAGACTGCAAAGGAGTTCTATATGTTCGCTATCAAAACCGCCGTTGACCTGAATAACCTGATCGCTCTGCAATCCGAAGTTCTGAAAGTCGCGTTAGGCACCTGCAAAGATTTCCGTATTTCGAAAGGTTACTCTTCGAATATGGATCTGTTTTCGCACAAGTGGACAATGGTAAAAGTTCCGGTTGAGATTGACGGTTATCAGGGAATTGATGAACAGAACATGCGCCTGCATTTCTTGCGTCAGTATCTGCGCAACAGTGACAGTTTCCTGAAAACAATTATTTCCCCTTTCAAAATCTCAATGACCGGAAAGTGGATTCCCTTTTTCGTACCGGGTGAGTTTAATTTCGCTGATGCAATTCGTTTAACGCATGACGGTGAAAACATTCTTTCTGGCATTTCTCGTCCGGCGCGAATCTTTTTAGAGCGTTCCATTCTTCCGATGTTCACAACTGAACTGATGTTGGAAGACATTGTGAGCGCTATCGTTTGGAGCAAAGTTAAATATAACATGGCTCCAGAAAGTTTCCGTGTTGATGTGTTCAGCGCTTCGCATTCTGTTCTTTATTATGTGCGCAAGTTTGCTTGGCACGTCTTCAACCCAAAGTTTAAGAAGGCATACGTTAATGAGCATTGCACAAAAACTTGCTGAGTTGCAGACCGCTGGCAAGGTTGTGTTTCCTACGGGAATTGATTTAAACGATTTCGAGTTTGCTGCACGTATGCGTGGCATTGATTTTTCTAAGTCAGTTATTGAAACAACATCGCGCACGGTTGTTCGTTACCGTGTTAAACAAACTTCGCACTAAGGAATCCTTATGCAGATTTTTAACGGCAACAAACAAAATCAGAATGTGTGCAAAGCAGTGTGTGCGCTGGCGCTTGATGATATTTTTGGACGCGTCGATCATTTTATGCAGGATCGTGGCACTATTGCTTTCAGTGTTCCGCTTGAGCAAATTCATGGCTATCAATCGCAGTTGCCTGCTGATCATCCTTTCGGTGCGCACACCATTCAAGAGTATTCGTATCTTGAGGTGATCGGAACTATCGTCGAACTGCTGGCCTATCCAAAGTTCCATAACTTCTATGGCGGCTGGATGGTTGCAGACGGCACCAACTTTTTAAAGACTCACGTCACCTTGAAAAAGGATCTGCCAACTGGCCCGACGTTAGTTTTCATTCCTGAAAGTCCTGTACTTTCGTTTCTTGAAATAATGGAATCCTAATTATGTCTGCTGAAAATAGTCAGAGTGATTTTGAAGCGGTACGTTCAGCACTGGTAAGCATCTTCGAAGAAAACGAAGTGACTCGCCGTAGACTTTACGAAAAGGGTGAGTTGTTTAACGACAACTTTATTCGTATCTCTGTTGTTGATCTTCACCGCAGTATTGAAAACACTTCACGTCGCAAACTGCCAAAGTTAGTTGAGAACGTTCTTGCCGATTTTAACTTTCGCGCAATACACGGCGATTGGGCGCTGGTAAAACACGACGCTCCAGATTTTACTTTGATTGAGTTGCCGCATAGCGCAACAAGCATCGTAGGAATTACTTTTTCTGAAAAAGGGTATAAGGGAAATTTGATTGAACTCGGAGACGAGTCTTTTGGTGAAACAGAAAAGCCTGCGCCGATTGCAGCAAAACCTGTGAAGGCAAAAGAAACGCCACCGAAGAATAAAAAGGAAGTGGTTAAACCTACAGAAAGTAAAAAGCAAGTGGAAGAAGAAGTTCAGCATGAAGCTGTAGAACGTGCGCCTGCAACGTTGTTAGACAACAAGCGCCGCCGCGTAAAAGCGGAAAAACTTTCACCGGAAGAAAGACGTGAAGCCTCTGGCACATATCAGCAATTAAAATTCTTGCTGCTTTCGTTGCCGATAGACACGCTTAAAGAACTTGCTGAAACTCTGAACATTGGTGAAGTTGATGCCCCTGTTCAAAACGCCGTAAACGAGATCTTGGAGTATCTGGATTTTCCAACGGTTGTCGATGCGGCAGAAAACATGGGCATAACTTTGAAAGCTCGAAACAATGCCGATGCAGCTTTGCTTGAATTCCTAATCAATCAGTCTAAATAATTGGAGATAATCATGTTAACCGTACAACGTAAAACTGGCTTTGGTGGTATCACGTTTTCTTTCCTGCGCGACGGCAAACTTCTTGCTGCGCATGTGCCGGGGCTTTTGCTTTCTCAGGCCGTTGCGAAAATGTATGGCGATGCACTGCCAATCAAAATCACTTGCTCTAATGGCGAAGAGATTTTTGATCGTGCTGTGATGCGCTGTGTTGTGCAAGGTGATGCCGTTCACGAATCTGAGCGCTTTGTTGATATGTGCATTTTGATGAACATCGGCAAAGCCTTTGCAGAAGTTCCGCTCATTGCTCTGCGTTGCGTAGTCAAACCGGACAACCGCGCAGTAACTAAAGTTGAAATTCAGGACAGCACGAAGCTGGAAAACTTCCTGCTTGAGCAGCGCGACGAAATCGAAAAGCAATCGCTGTATGAAATGATCTGCGACGTGGAACTTAGTTCCGTCCGTGCGCTGGTTAAGTTTCTTGGCCTGCCTATTCAGGGCGGCGAAGAAGTAGAAGACCATGCGGATCAGATTATGGAAGTTCCGCGCTGTACGTGGGAACAGCGCTTTATCGAAGCTGAACTTGATATGAAAAACGATGCCACGTTAACCAACATGGCAAGTGACGCGATTTTCTACATGGAAAATAAAAAGCGCGTTGATGAATCTTTGTCGTTCGATGATGACGAACCTGATTTTGATTTCGAAAGTGAAGCAGAAACCTTCACCGAAGAATTTGACGGTGACGCAATCGAAGAAACAGTCAACCTTCCTTTTAACCGCGAAGAAGAAGAGGAAGAAGAGGAAGACGACGAGTAACAAATTTGATTTGTGCGTTTAGGGCAATTTGCTCATGGCCTAATAATTAGTTTTGCGAAGGAACGTGAATCGTTATTAGGCCAACTTTTTATATTTCTTTGCGAGGCGATATAAAAAGTTCTCATCAACCGACAAGGAGTAAATGTTATGAAAGAGATTAAATTCCATTTTGGTACAAGCCAACTGAACACGTTAACTTTGAATCGCGAACTTGCGCGAACCGAAGAACAGTCAAAGCAGTTTCTGAACATTCTGTTTTGCCCTCCGCTGATTTGGGAACCAATCGTTGCCAGCGACAAGATCCGCAGCGTGTATATTTACCGCGCTCACGTTGCGCATGACGTTGAGGACTTTGCGCGTTTAGGCCGCACCAGCGATGTGACCTATGTTCTGGAAAAAGCCGATCCGGACTTTGCTAATAAGGCCAAAGACCTGATGAGCGGTAGCGTGGCTGTGCTGCTGGACGACAAGCAGATCTCTATCGTGAACATTGAAGAGGAATCCGGCGAATAACCTCTGCAAAACAGTGTCCAAAATAGCGGTTGTTTTTAGCCGCTAGATTTTGCAATATTAAGTCTCTAGGGCGCTCTGCCCTAAACAAGCGTATACGGATTTACGGGGTTTTCACCTTATGCGCTTTCATCTTAAATCCCACAAAGGAAACAACAAATGACTACTTCTAAAAAGCCAACTAAGACCACGCCTCCTAAATCTGTTCAGCGTGAACTTGACGCGATTTCTGCTGCTAAGCGTAAAGACAAAAAGCGTAAGCAATCGCGTGGCCCCGCTTCTGTTCGTCCGGTTGGTACTGTGGCAAAAACTGACACGGTTCCTAAACTCCGCGATGAGGATCGTATTTTCAACTTGGTTGAAATGATTCTCGAAACGTTCAAAGCGCAGGAAGAAGCAAATAACCCGATAGCGCAAACGCCTGTGATCAAAATCAATCGTAAGCAAGTCGAACTTGCTTTGATGGGAATGAAAAACACGCGCCGCTCTCGCATCTTTGATCTAATTAATCAGACGATGGGTGAATCAATCGATCTTACTGAGCGGTTTGGTTCGTGGGTTATGGTGGAGCATGATTATCCGTTTTGGGTTTTCAATCGCCTGCCAAAAGATGAAACAGAAGTGTTCCGCTTCAATATCATCAAAGAGCGTAACGGCGTAGATGCGCAGTATCATCTGGATTGGTCGTCTGAACAGTTAATGCCAACTTTCTCTGAGGAAGAGGAAGAAGAGATCGACGGCATTGATGAAGAAAGCGAAGAAGGCGAAGAATACGCAGAGGAAGAAGAAGGCGAAAACGAAAAGTAATCGCTAAGTTCGAAACTGTTATTTAACGCTTAAAGTTGGGTGGCCTTAATCGGGTCGCCCATTTTACATTCCGGAGATATTTTTATGAAAATTCGTTCTGCTGCTGCCGTTGCTTCTCTCATCGTTATGAATCTTGAACGTTACGCTAAAGAAGCCAAAGGCAGAGATTCTTTATCTCGCCACCTCATTAGTGTTAAAAATGTTTCTGAGGCGTTCGGTTACGCTGATGGATTTATTGCTCCCAATGCGCTGCTGGAATTTATGCACGAAATGCGCCAGCGTGGTTATATTGTATTTCAGCCCGATCATTCTAGCTTTGCATTTCTGCAAACCAAAGCAACCAAAAATTGGCCTCGTTTAAGTTTGAGCCGTGTTCTGGATGACCTGAATCTGTCCGACGAAGAAATTGTTCGCCTGGCCGAAACCGGAACAACAGCGCCATTTGATGAACGTAATCCTGCGACGTGGAGCACAAGCAAACTGGATGCTTATTGTTTGGCGAATAAACTTGTTGCTCCTGATAGCACAGTGGATCGTGATAAAATGATCCTGCTTTGCATTGAGCATGTTACGTTGGCTTACGCAAACAATCCTCATGCGTGGGCGTTGGAAGAACTGGAAGAATATGTGATGATCAATATTCCGAAATTGTCGCCAACTTCTCTTAATCTTTCACAACTCCGCGCTGCTGTTGTTAACCATATGCGTGATACAGGTGGTTTCAAATGAAAAACGAAAACACGATTGAAGAAATTCAACGCCGCGCAACAATCTATCAGTTTTTCCACAATCCTTATGGAACGGTTCGCGCAGGATCTTACAAGCCAAACTATTTAGATTGTGTTGCGTTAGTTTGCGACGCAATTCCAACTTGCTATAAAGCGCTTTGGCAAAAGCTGTTTGAATTAAGCTGGAGCATGTCGATTAGATCGCTGCTTGTTTTTATCGCAGTGTTGCCGTTTTGGTTTTTGATTGTTCTACCGCTTCCGTTCACTTATCCGCTGTGGGGATTATTTGTCTGGCTGCGTATGCGCGGTGAACGTGAACGTCAAATCGAACGTGACGCTGAACTTGATAAACTGATCTGATTATTTAAACCATAGCAGAATAACTCTGCAAAACATTGTCCAAAATACCGCTGGATATTCCCGGCGGTTTCTATCACTATTAAAGCTCACCCAAACAAAACAGGATGACTACAATGAAGTTCACCGAAACTTGCAAAGACACTCAAATCAAATTGCTGGCGCTGGCACTTGCTGGAACTTTGGAAGCACTTTCTCGCCACACTGAGGATGGCGGCAAATCTGCAACGCATGAAACAATCAAACATATCGGCTTGCCTATGGATGATTTCAAAACTCTGCTTAATGAATACACGCCGCAAGTTTTGGACGAAGTGGAAAAAGTTACTGACGCGAATATGTCAGATTCACCTCATACCAAAATTAAACCTGCTAACGAAACTGAGTTTAGCTATAGCCAATCAGATTACGACGCGTTGAATGACGCATACAAAAACACGGCGCTTGATGTTCTGATTCGCGATGCTATCAATGACGGCGCAATCACGAATAAGCAGTTGCCGCTTGAGCGCCGCGAAATTTATATCGCAATGCTGAAACGTATCCATGCCGATACTGACGATATGGATATGGCCTCAGAATAACAGGCCGGGAAGTTTCTAACTCTGCAAAAAGGTGTCCAAAATAGCGCTGGAAATCGCTGGCCCTTTTTGCTAAACTTTAAGGACGGGTAGGCAACGCCTCAAACGAATACAATGTGCGTGGAACTTTTTGTAGGCAAGGAAGCCTACACTTTTTTGCAAAGTATCCGATTCCGGGAACTCTGCAAAATGGTGTCCAAAATTGCGATTGATAATATCGCAAATATACAGCACTATTTAATCTCACTCGGCGCAGTGCCGAACTTAATAAGCCCTTACTAATATTTCTTTGGAGAAATAATCATGGCAATCGCAACCTCAACTAAACTGATCGGTAAATCTGTTGTTCTGCTGGACGGCACCAAAACTAAAATCACTGACGCAATGGCAACTGGTTATAAAGTTGCTGATCGCACTGTTCGCGTTAACAGCAAACAGCTTGCGAAAAAAGGCGCGGTGTATTACGAAATTCCTAACGTGTCTCTGCGCGATCTGAACGACACTGGCGAAGGTTACGTTGAATTTGCCGACAAAGCGATGCAGAAAAAAGTTGGCACTGACGCATTCGTAGAAAAGCCTTCTAAGTCTGCTGGCAAAAAAGCTGCTAAAGCTCCTGCCGCTGAAAAATCAACTGGCGTTCGTAAATCACGCAAAGCGGTCGAAGACACTGCGCCTGTTTCTAAAGTGCGCCGTAAAAAAGCTGATGACGTTGACGCAGATACCGAATCGAAAGGTGTTAAACGTCGCGGCAAACAAGTTCCTTCTGTTCTGCTGAGCGAAGTTGACGAAACTCTTTCAACTGCTGTAACCGAACGTCTGGTTAAAGCGCTGCAAGATTCAGACATTGCGAAGTTCGATCCGAACGGCGCGAAAATTGATAACGCGTTCGAAGTTGGTTTCTCAACTCAGTTTGATCGTGAAGGCGGCGACATTCGCGTAACGCTGAATCTGAAATATGCGCTGGTTCAGCCTGAGCCGGAAGAAGTCAGTGGCGGTTTTGAAATCAGTCCTGAACTGGCTGGCAAAATCAAATCGCGTGTCGGCAAAACCGTTGGCAAAAAGCTGGCGTCTGCGATTCGCGAACATCTGAGCATTGAGCCTGAAATGTTCACTGCCGGAACTCTGCTGGTGCGTGAAGGTGAAGACGGTCAATTTGTTTACTGTGGCCCGAACGTCGAAGATAAAGACAAAGCTGTTCTGTACAATCTGGAAAGCGAAAAATTCCGCAACGTTTCAGCCGCTGGCCTCTCTCACTACGAAATCGTAGCAGACGAAGAGGAAGAAGAGGAAGAAGAGGAAGAAGAGGAAGAAGAGGAAGAAGAGGAAGAAGAGGAAGAAGAGGAAGAAGAGGAAGACGATTCCGAAACTGACTCTGACGACGATTCCGACGACGATTCCGAAACTGAATACGAATACGCTTCCCTGTCCAAAGCTCAACTGCGCGATCTTGATAAAGATGTGACCGCTGAGCATATCGAAATGCTGTGCGACACTTGGGGCGTTGAAAAATCCGCTCTGGTTCCCGGTCTGAAACTGACAGACGGCGACGACACAATGATCTTTATCGGTCTGGACGAAGATTCTGATCTGCTGGTTATTGAAGAAGGTGGCAAAGAAGTTGTTGCATTCGATCACAGCGACATTGCAAGCCTGAGCGAATACTCGCCTGTCGTTTCTGAATCAGACGAAGAAGGCGAAGAAGATTTCGATGGCGATGACGAAGACTACGACGATATGGACGAAGACGAACTTCGCGATGTTGTAGTTCGTAAAAATCTGGCGTCGCTGAAAAAAGCAGAAAAAATGAGCGAGAAAAAACTGCGCTCTCTGCTGAAATAAAATAAACGAAGTGCGCGGTAAATAATTGCCGCGCTTTACTCTTCTCTCAAATTTAGGAATTGAAATATCATGGCTACTGCAAATAAAAATCTGGTTGGCGTTGTTGTTCGTACTCTGGCGGGTAAACTGACTCACATCGAAAGCTACGGCAAAAACGGCTATCGTCTGGCTGGTGAAAAATCTCAAACTCCAATGTCGCAACTGGTGCGCGTTGGTCGTCGCCTTCAAGTCGTCGAAGAAGAAAAAGTTAAGGCGATTCCAAAAGGCGGCGATCAAATCATCGACGGCTATCTTCACATCTACAACCGCGATCAAATGCGCGTTATCAAGAAAGGTGAAATGCCGGATATTCCAGTATTCGAAAACTGGCAGCGTGTAGATCCAAAAGCGGCACCGAAACCTGTCTCGGCAAAAGTTAAAGAGGTTAAGCCAAAGCTGACCAAAGTCGCAGTTAAGAAACTGAAAACTGCGCAGCCAAAATCTGATGCGCCGCAAACAGGTGAATCAACGTTTGCTGAAACCAAACGCAAGCCGTCTATCAAAAAGGCAACCACGCTAAAACGCACTGCGAAGCCTGCACCAAAGAAAACTGATAAACGTGCGTCCGTGTCTCGCGATTCTGCTGGTCTGGACGTGCAGGAAACTCTGCGCATGGTAATGCACCACGCACGAAGCAACCGCAAGCAGTGGAAAGAATTTGAAACCGTTGTTTCTGCTTCGCTTGGCATTGAATCCAAAATGCTTCCAATCTCTGCGCGTGAGATTGTTGAGAAGTTTGGCCCGAACAAAACTCAGAAAGCGTTACGCGCTCTGTCGGATCACATCAACGAAGTTCGCGCTGAACAGTCATTGCCTCGCGTTCTGAAAAATTTCATCAAAACTGGTGAAATGAAACTGAACAAGCAGCAAACCGAAGCAGTTGTTAAAGCGCTGGCTCCAACTGTTCCGGAACAGTTACTTCCTACTGTGGTGAAAAAGTATTTCAGCAACTCGATGGATTTTCTGGTTAAGCTGGCAGATCCGGAAGTGATGAAAAAACCCAAACCAGCTAAAGGTGAGTTCTGATGGAAAAATCAGACGTAATTGTTCGCGCTGTTTTCGGTCAGGTCTATAGTCGATTGATTCTTGCTGCAACACAAAATGTTTTCGTGTTCTACAACGATCTTTCTCCTACCGTTTTCGGTATGCAGTTTTGTCGTTTGCAAAAAGAACAATCGGATCTGATTTGGGATATTTTGCTGGAAACGATGCGCACTGATGCAAAAGCGGGTCGTCCACCTTTAGCGGCGCTTTATCTGTCGCGCAAAGATGGCGGCAAGGAACCGGGTGCAGGCTTCTGGTCTGCCTATCGCAAGATTTACGGCTCTGAACTGTCGAAAGATGAGTGGCCGCAACTTGTGAAAGAAATTTGGAGTAGCTACTCCATGCAAGGCAAAGACCATGAAAGTTAAAAGCGTCCGGCAGTTTGAAAAGAAAATTCCCCGTTCTAAAATCGTGCCGCCAAATGAAGCGGCTGAAATGGAACAACTTGTTGCCTACTATCTTTCTTCTGTAGGCAACAGCATGACTGCAATAACGCAGTTAACGTTTTTCAACGTTTCGAACTATTGGCATATTACCAGCGTTACCGATCCTGAAACTCCGACGCCAAAGAATAAGAAACTTTTGCGTACGCTCGTTAAGAAACTCAACGAATACTGTAAAGCTAATGGTAAGCCTCTTTCTTTGCTTCCATTGCCTCCAAATGCAGGTTGTGAGACTGACGGCGAAACTGTGATTGTTCTTCCGTGGGAACATTTGCAGACAACGGAAACTCGCCAGATGGTTGACGGGCTGTTCGAAATGGTATCGGCAAATGGTAATACTGATTTAGTTTCAGATGCCGATTTAAGGAATAAATATGTTTTTAAGCCAACTACTGACGTTTGAAGATCGTCAAAAGCTGCTAAAACTGAATGGCTGGAAAATCATTGAAGTTTCCCCTAAGTATATGGAAACTTCAAAGAGCGTAACGCTTGTGCGTTACGTGCGTACAAAGTTTGGTGCGCGTGAGCAGGTGCAGAATTATTTCTTCCCTCGCATTCGTCCTCAAACTGTATTGCGTATGTATCGCGATTTGCGCCGGGGCCAACGTGGTGTTTTACTTGAACAGCTTTCAACGCTGTTTGAACTTGGCTTAGGTGTTCCAAAGCACAAACAGCTTGCGGAGTTTATCACGCAGTTGGACAGTGCAGACGATCAGGCAGACGCGATAAAATACATCGGCAAGATTATTAAGCATTACATTGCTCAATATAAATTGTCGATGGGTGCGCAAAATGAATATATGTACTGCGCTGCGTATACGGAACAGTTGATGACCATGAAGAAATTTATGGCAAAGCTGAAACCGGAAACCAAAAAGGCAATGACCGCTCCGAAAGGTATTCCCGCTGTTATGCTTTATAGCTTAACGGATCACGCCAACGCTAAGTTTAGTTTGGTGGATGGGTACGCTTTCTCGGAAACGAATTTTCCTATTCCGATTTCACCGACTGTTTTGCGGAGTGAGTTTACCGCTGCGCCGCGCCACTTTAACAGTTTCTCTTTGCGTAAAAGTGGGCAGTACATTTTGGTGTTCGGGATTCTTTACTGGCCTGATGAAAACGAAAAGAATTTTCATCAAGCGAAGTTTTTAGATTCCGACGATTACGAAGTTCTGGTTGATCAGTTTGATGAGTATAGCTCGAAAGATATGGTAGCCGCTCGTAGGTTCCGCACTTACGATAAAGACGAACACGCTGCGCATAAACATGCTGTAGAAGTTCTGGCATACAAATCTGATTTATCGCGCAAGGATTTGCTCAAAATAAAAGATGCAAATGCTTATTTCGAACAACGACAGGAACAGTGGAAAAAACTCGCACGTCTTGAGCGCAAAGTTGTTAGCGCTTTAAAGAAAGATGGCCCTGTTGCATCTGCGAATTTCTTCCCGCTTGATATTGGCGCGATGGGCGTTACTCGCAAGATTCGTTCTCTTGTGAATATCGAACCGAAAAAACTTCAAGTCTCTCTCGCGTCTTGGGGTTTCAAAACCGAAATCGTTTCCGGCTGTCCAACACAACGCATCTACTACGGCGTAAATCTGAAACGTCGTAGCTGGCAAATTGATACGGAGAAAAAGTAATATGTCGTCAACTCAAAATTTTGGAACCGCACCACACGCTGCAACTGTTAATGCTCAAAACATTGCGCAAGGTTCCTCAACTGAAAAGAGCACGGTTGTTGTAGTTCTTTGTCCTACTGTAAATGGTAATCAGATTCTTCGCGCTGAGCCAAACGGAAACGTTGTTCAAACCGTGGCGCAAGGCAAAGCGATGAACCGCATTACTGACCTGTTGGCAATGGCGGGAAAGGATCAGCCGATTCTGAATCTGCTGGGGCCAACTGGCGGCGCAAACGCAGGCATTGATGAGCGCTGCAAACTGAAAGACAGTGCATCGGTAATCATCCGTTATACTGTAAATGGGAGTACGAAGCGCCTCGCAGGTATGCTGAGCGAATCGCTTTTAAAAGTCGCAGAATTGGCTGCGAATGATAATACTACGTTAGACTCGTACGCTTCTCGTTTCGGCGTTCATGCTATCGCGGTAACTTCCGAAGCAAACAGCGCTCGTGTTGTTGAGTCTCTGGCTGCGCAACTGGAAAAGTTTGAAAGCAACGAAACGAATTTTGTTCCGGTGCTGAAAGCTACGGTTGACCAAATGAATGCGCCTGTTCTGAACTGGACTGATGCGCGTCCTGATTCAATCATTCTGGCTGGTGCTGCTTTAAGTTTTGTAGTTCGCTCCGAAGTAAATCGTGTGAACTTTCTGATTAAATCCATTAAGGGTGACAAAGTGACAAATCCTCTCGACGTTTTCAAACGCGACAACCAAACCTCAGTTTCTGTTGACGAAAAAATGGCAGCGCTGGAAGCACTCGGCTATGACCTCACCGCAATGCCTGATAACGAAATCGCGGTGTCGTACGAACAGGAACGTAAAGATTTCCTGAGCGGCGCAGGCGAAGCAGTTTCTGTTGACGATTCTGACGAAGGCGACGACGAAGAAAACGATTCGCTGGATCTGGAAGAAGGCGACGACGAAGAAGCGGAAGTGTTTAACGCTTCCGAAGCAACCGCAGTTATTTTGCTGGGCGCTAAACTGGATCGTGCTCAACTGAAAAAGCTGGTGTTTATGCTGGGCGGCAAAGTTTTCGGTAGCGATACCGAAGAAACGCTGACTACCAAAATTCTGGAACTGGTCGAAGATCAGGACTACAGCGAACACTGGAGTTTTGTAATGGCAGCTAACGAGCGTCTTGGCGGCGTGAGCGGTTTCGCTGATTACATCCACGCAGAAAGTGATGCGGTGGAAGACGACGCGCCGGAAGAAGAGGAAGAGGAAGAAGAATCCGAAGACGATTCTGAAACCGAAGAAGAGGAAGAAGGCGACGACGAAGACGCCGAAGAATCCGAAGAGGAAGAAGACGAGGAAGAAGCGGAGTTTGATGCTCCTACTGAATTCCTTGAACTGCTGACTCGCGACGGCGAAATCGAAATCGACGAAGATCTGCGTCCGGTTCTGCGCACTATCGCACGTAGCGAAGCGCTGAATCAGAAAACCTACAAAAACGACACTGCCGAAAATATTGCTGAGCGCATTATCGGTGTGCTGTCGATGGGTACTACCGCAGAAGAGTTTGAAAACATGATTCAAACTTGGGGCGCACTGCCTGTTGTTGCTGACGTGTATCCTGAGTGGGCAGAGTACGAAGTCAACCCGGTTGATTACTCTGAACTGTTTATGTTCGAAGGCGCTCAACTGGATCACGAACAGCGTATTGCTGCGCTGGATTCTGTCGGCGTTGAAACCGAAGGGCTGGGCCGCGTTGCTGCGCTGAAAGCGTTCGATGAATTTCGTCTGAACAATTTCGAGCAGGACGATTCTGAACTTGATTCAGAACTGGAAGGCGTCGAAGACGACGAAGAAGAAATTGAATCTTCTGATGTTGAAGAATCTTCTGATGAAGAAGAAGGCGACGACGAAGAATCCGAAGACGAAGACAACGCAGACTACGGTAGCGAAAGCGCTGATGAAGAAGACGGTGATGATGCTTTCATTGCTGAAAGCTCTACCAGCAATCTCGGAACGTTCCTGCGCATTCGTCAGGAGCAAACGCTGCTGGTTAACTTTACGCTGACTGATCGCCAGACGTTCGAAGCTATTTCCGACGAACTGAAAGATCAGAACGGTATCGACTACCGCGTACCGATCAACATGACCGAAGATGCAGAAGGTTCTATGTATCTTCCGCTGACTGTTGTTAGCGATGTGTTGGCTGGTAGCTCTGCACTGCCGTTTATGTCTGACCGCAAAACTTTCGACGTTGAAAGCTATGCTGAAAAACTTTCAAACACCATTCGCAGCCAGATCGATTCGCTGCTGTACGAAGGCCGTTTGGAAGCTGGACAAGATCCGTATGAAAGCGGTCTGGTGCTGGGCGATTTCATCGACGATGAAAATGATTTCGGTGATGAAGATGAAAATCTGTCGCCTGATTACCTGAACGAAATGCAGGGCGATCACATTCCAATGGCTTCACTGTACAACGCGCATGTTAGCGTTCGTCCGGTAACTGTTGATACCGAAAGCACTGTTCTGAATACCGCAGTGCTGAACATCGCAATGCCTTGCATCTGGAGTCTGGATCGTAAGAAAGTTGTGGCACTGATTGCCAGCGCTTACAACCGTGTGGTTTCACACTTGGGCGAAACTGATACCAAAGTTTATGTTGGCTTCACGCTGAACTCCGGTTCACTGGTAAGCAACGAAACTCTGCGCACTGTTGTTAAGGCCATTGCTGATATGGCTAACGATGACATTTCAGTTTCTTCCTACTCCACGAACGACATTGCACGTATCAACGAAAGCGATGACATTCTGGAAGCGGCACATTCAATCGGCACTGAAAACCTGCCGCTGACTCTGCTGTGTTCTGGTGTGGCTGAGGCTGCGTTTGCTAACGGCGGTGATCTGGTTCTGCTTCTGTCTGGCGTCAGTGATTTGGATTCCGATGAATCTGACGAAGAAGACGAAAGCGAAGAGTAATCTGTAAATAAATGGTGTGGGGCGATTTGCTCTGCACCATTTTAAGGATACCTTAATGTCCGATTCACAGACTGAAATTTTAAATCGCACTTTGTTCAATACCCGGCAAGAACTTGATAATGTTGTAGTCAAGGAAAGGGCGGTTTCAAAAGTTTTAAACGGTAATCTGACTGAACTGGCAAATGCCAAAGTCAGTCTGGAAATCGCAAAAGAAAATTTAGCGAATATTACCACTGAATATAATAATGTCTTAGTGCGAGGCGAAGAACAAAAACTTGGATATGAAAAACGTATTCAGGAATTGATTAGCGCCCACGCCAGTGACGTTGAAACTTTCGAGCGCCGTATTGCGGAACTTGAAAAGATTATTCAGGATGTTCCCGAAACGCCTGCTGAGCGTCTAGTGGAAACTGTTTTAAATGCGGCGCTGTCTCGCCTGCATACTGTGGTAGCGCATTTCGCGGCCCGGTCGCTGATTACCAGTCAGTCAAACTCTGGTAAGCGGTTTGAAAATGTCAGTACCGATTTTATTTCTCACTGGCCTAACTTATTTGTCGAATTAACTGTAAAGGAAAAACAGTTGGTTCGCGAAAACATTCGTTCGTATGTACAAAACGAACTAGCGCATCATTGGGAGTTTGCAAAGATTCACGACATTATCGTTACGATGAATGCCTCTGAATCTACGTGGAAGAAGTTTAGCGAAGTCTGCCATACGTTTTCTATCAAGCTGATTCCTCTGGTGACTCACGAAAAGCATTTCGACGATTCAGTTAATCTGGTTGTCGAATTCATCCTTGACCAATTGAAGTAAGTTGAACCGGAGTTCAAAATAAAATGGCTAAGCCTTCTAAGTCCACCTCATTAGTTCCAAAGCGCATTGACCGTATCGCAAAGAAAGCAGGCGCGATTGCGCGTGTTAAATCAAAGCAAACCGATCTGGCGCACGACATTGAAATTTCAGCGCACGGCGCACACGAAGTTTCAGGCTTTATTATCGACGCTGGCGCTGATGGTAGCGTAACTCTGCGTCACAAGAAAGGCGCTGGTAGTTCTAAGCAGGTTGTTAGTACCTTCACCAAAAACCAAATCATTAGCTTTATCGGTGAAGTTGGTGATACTGGTCAACTGCTGGTTTCTGCTTACATGCCTGTTTCAATTCTGCGCGGTCAAACGATCAAAGCGAAAGAAGGCGTCCTGATTTGTACCGATGTTCAGACGGGCGAAATTACTCGCATCGCTACTGACATTCCGGGCTTCGATGTTCGCGCTATGGTTGATGAAGCCGTTGCCGCTCGTAAGTACGATATGCCGCTGGCTATCGAAAAGAAAAAGGGCGGCGTTGAAAAAATCTCTGCCAAAGCAGGCAAAGATAAAGCTGGTAAGAAAAAGAAAAAGTCTTCTGACGAAAACTTTTAATTCCGGCCCGAATCTGTAAAGTATTCATGTAAGGCAGAAATGATAAATTCTTTCTGCCAGACAGAAACTGTAAACAGTGACTGTCACAGCCGCTGATTAATTTCGGCGGCACAAACAAAACTTCTTTTAATTCTGTAAATAGTAATTGAACAATACGGTTCGTTACTCTGAACAAGTCCAACAGGAAATTTTAAAAATGGCTAAAGCTGCTAAGAAAACCTCAAACACCGCGATGGAAACTCTGGCTAAAATGGCTGGTCTGCTGTCCGAAGCTGCAAGCGCTGATGTTGAAGTTGCTGCGATTCTGGAAGCCGCAGGTCTGACTGTCGCAACTGGTGCGAAAGGCGCTAAAGGCAAAGCTGCTAAAGCTGAGCCGAAAGCAAAAGCAAAAGCTGGTAAGAAGTCGAAAGTAACTGCCGCTGCTATCGTGGAAGCAATCGAAGAAGAAGAGTCGATTGATCTGGACGGCGTGGACGAAGAAGTTCTGCGTGAAGCGGTTGTTAAGGCCAAAATCTCTACCAAAAAGAAAGCGGCTAACCTCGACCTTGAGGAACTGCTGGAACTCCTGCAAGAAGCGTTAGGCGCGTCTGATGAAGAAGAAGACGAAGAAGACGAAGAAGACGAAGAAGACGAAGAAGAGGAAGACGAAGACGGCGACGACGAAGACGAGGACGAAGACGAGGACGAAGACGACGAAGACGACGAAGACGACGAAGACGGCGACGATGAAGATGAGGACGAAGACGACGAAGACGAAGATGAAGACGAGGACGAAGATACCGACCTCGAAGATCTCGACGAAGACGAACTTCGCGCCTTAGCAATCGAAGAAGGCGTCTTTACCAAAGCGCAAGCTAAAAAGAAAGACGAAGAAGAACTGCGCGAAGCGCTGGAAGCTCACTTCGCTGGTGACGAAGATGAAGACGAGGAAGACGAAGAAGACGAAGACTTCGACGACGAAGACGAAGACGAAGACGACGAATAAGTCATCCTGATCCGGCGCAGCCCACTAAGTCGCATGATGAGCGTGGGCTAAAAATTCTTTAAAAAACTTTAAAGAAAAATTGTGGAAGTATGTTGAACATGCTAATGTACTTCCATACAGAACTAATTCTGTTTCAACTCCACAACGAACATTTATAGTAAGGGTTTCATTATGTCTAAGAAAGTAATCACTGGCCTGAACAAGCAGATCAAAAACATCGACAAATCTGACGCCGCTCTGGTTAAAACCATCGAAAGCCTGCAAAAGCAGCGCGAAACTCTGGCTACTACCAAAGACGGTCTGACTGAGCAGGTTGGCGCTCTGTCTGGTGAAGCTGTTGCTCCTGCTGCAAAAGGCAAAGCTGCTAAAGCTGAGCCGAAAGCTGCCAAAGGTAAAGCTGCTAAAGCTGAGCCAAAAGCAAAAGGCAAAGGCAAAGCTGCTGCCGAAGAGAAACCAGCCAAAGGCAAAAAAGCGAAAGCTGCTGCCGAAGAAAAACCAGCCAAAGGCAAAAAGGCTAAAGCAGAAGCTGCTGAGCCGAAAGCTAAAGGCAAAAAAGTGAAGGCCGAAGAGAAGCCTGCTAAAGCTGGTAAAAAAGCTAAAGCGGCTGCCGAAGAAAAACCGGCTAAAGGCAAAAAAGCGAAAGCTGAAAAGCCAGCTAAGGCTGATAAAAAAGCCAAAGGCAAGAAAAAAGGTAAAAGCGGTGACGCGGATTTCGAATTCGAACTGGATTAATAGTTCCCGAAACTAAATAGTCAATGCGGGTTAGGGAGAAATCTCTAACCCGTTTTTCGTTTCTACTGCAATTTCAGGATTCAACATGGATCTTCACGCACGTTTCAAAAAACTCAACGACGAATTGTTAGAACTCTCCAAAGAAGTTTTCCGCGCCGTTCGAATCTCTCCTACCAAATTCGCGATCTGTTTTTATGACCGTCCGGAACAATCAATGCACACTAGCGTAATTGATTCCCGCACTGCACACGAAATCAAACTTCTTTCGGATATGGACGGCGACGAAATGATCGCATACGGCGAATTTTGCAAAGCAATCGCTGAATGGTGCTCTGCCGAATCGCCTGGCCAATTCCCTATCCCGATCAATGCTGAGCATAACGCAAGTTATCGCACGTTAATGGATGCCGTTGTAAGTGGTTGATGTTTGACCAACTCTGCAAATCTGTGTCCAAAACGGCGGTGGCTATTCTAGGACAATTCCTATATACTATGGACAGGGGATAGCCCTGCTGTTTATGCGTGTGGAGAACGCGCCGGAGAAATAACAAATGGCTAAAATTGCTGCCAAACCTAAAGCAAGTGTGAAAGCAAAAGTTCTTAAAACAACGCCTGTCGCTAAAGCAGTGGCAAAAGGCGTAAACAAGAAAAACGCACAGGATGGATTTACCGCGCTGTCTGCGATTGATGGTCTGCGCAAAAACGCTGGTATGTATCTCGGTGAACCCGGCGAAGATATGGCGTATCGCAGCGTTAAAGAAGTTGTAGACAACGCATACGATGAAGCAGTAGCAGGACGAAATAAATTAATCGAAGTCGTGTATAACGAAGACAAAGATATTTATATCGTTGCTGATGGCGCTGGTGGTATTCCAACAACCGTTAAGAAAGTTTATGACGGTACAACAGAAGCGATCATGACTTCCGCATTTACGCGTGTTCACGCTGGCGGTAAATTTGATAACGACGCATATAAAACTTCTGCTGGTACTCACGGCGTTGGTGTTACAGCGGTGAACGCAGTTTCCGAACGTATTCGCGTTTGGTCAAACTTCGAAAAGAAAACAAAGGGCATGGAATATTCTAAAGGCGAATGCGTTACGCCGATTAAGAATTGGGAAGTCGATTCCGATGTTGCCAAAGCGCTTCAAGATCCTTCGAAGAAATACGGAACGGTTGTCGCATGGTCGCTTGACCAGACAGTTGTTAGCGTTGATGCAAAGCGCGGAAAGAAATTGCCGAAAGGTTACGTTCACGCAAAACTGAACGTGCAGCGTACGCGTGATTGGCTGCAATCAATGTCGGATCTTAATCCCGGCTTGGAAATTCGTTTCACGCACATTCTGAACAAGAAAGGTAAGCGCACTGTTTTCCTGAACAAGAAAACAATGGGTGACGTTATCAAACGTATCGCAGACGAACGCGAGTTAACGCTTGACGGAAAACCTTTCGAACTCAAAACAGATTATGTCAGTCTGGCTATTAGCTGGGCCGATCATCCGGATACGGATCTGTTTACTACGTTTGTGAACACGTCGCCGACTATCGATCATGGCTGGCACGTAACCGGATTCCGTAACGCTCTGGAAGCTGCATTGAAACCTTATCTTCCTGCAAAGAAAGGAAGCAAAGGTAAAACGTTTACCGCAAGCGATTTGCTGGTAGGCGCGATTGGCATGTTCGATTGGCGTATGCACGGCGCTCAATACACCTCACAGGTTAAAGATAAACTTGCGAGTCGTGTTGAAAAAGAAGTGCAGGAGATTATCGAAAAGCCTCTGACTGATTTCTTTGCGAAAAATAAATCGTTCGCGAAAAAGATTATCAAACGTGCTGAACTGTTGATGAAAGGCCGCGACGAACTGAGCGCAGTTATTAAATCAATGGCAGACACGAAAAAGAAAGTTGCAGGTAACTCGCTGCCGCCATTCTTAGAAGCCGCACCACGATGCAAACCGCATGAGCGTGAATTGGTTGTGGTGGAAGGTGACTCCGCTGGTGGTACTGGTAAGAATGCGCGTGATCCTGAATATCAGGAAATCATGAAAGCAGGCGGTAAACCTCTTAACGGTTTGAAAGCAGCACTTGCAAAAGTTCTGACACATAAACAAGTTCAGGGTTTGCTAATCAGTATCGGTGCGGATTTAAAAACTCTTGATCCAAAAGCAGAGAATCCAATTCTTAGCACTGAAAAACTTCGCGTTGGTAACGTGCTGTTCCTGATGGATGCCGATCCAGATGGTAGCCATATCGTTACGCTTTTCCTTGCTGTGATTTATCGACTGCTTCCGGATCTGATGCGTGAAGGCCGCGTGTGGGTAGTTGACTCGCCGCTTTATAACGTGATGCACAAAGGCAAGCACTATGGCGGTATGACATTTGAAGAGTGTCGCGCTAAAGCTCCTGCTGCTGTTAAGAACAGCGAAATCACTCGCGCAAAAGGATGGGGAGAAGTTAGTCCGGATGTGTTACGTGCGATTGCATTCGATCCATCGACGCGTCGTTTGATTCGTATCAACCCGTTTGAGAACGTGGAACAGGAACGTTTCTTCCGTGGTGTAGTTGCAGAGGACGCAGTTTACCGTCGCCGTCTGCTTGGCCTTGAGGAAGTTAACGGAGAAGCCGAAGAATGATCAAAGCAAAAGTTAAAAAGCCAAAAGCTGAACCGAAAGTAAAAGCTACTCCGAAAACAAAAGCGGTCGCTGTGAAGAAAAAGAAATCTTCCGGCGTTGAACTTGCTGATGTGAAAATCGAAAAGAAGAAAAAGAAAGCTCTCAAAACAAAAGAGCATTCTGAACTGGCGAATCCGGTAACAAGTAAATATCCTTTGCGTAATCAGGATATGAGCAACGTGAAGGATGAAGGCTTAGCAAGTCATACCCGCCGCGCATTAAGCACGTACGGATCTTACGTTGTTGAAGAACGTGCGATTCCGGATTTCCGCGACGGATTAAAGCCAGTGCATCGCTCGATCATTTGGGCTATGTCAGATCTTAATCTAGCTCCGTCTGGCGGTTTTAAAAAGAGTGCGCGTGTTGTTGGTGATGCGCTTGGTAAATATCATCCACACGGCGACACAGCTTGCTATGATGCGATGGTGACAGTTGCTAACACGGTGCCGCCTGCGGTAGACGGTGAAGGCAATTGGGGAACGCCAACCGACAGCCACGCAGCAATGCGTTATACCGAAGCGCGTATGAGTCGATTCACGCAACAATTTATGTTGGATAAAGATTATCTGCAAGTTGTTCCGATGGTCGATAACTTCTCAAACGATCTTAAACTTCCGCTGTATCTTCCGGCGCTGCTGCCGTTCATGTTGTTTGCGGGTACGGTTCCTGCGCCTGCGTACGGCGTGAAGTGCGGCAACCCAACGTTCACTTTCGGTAGTGTGTCGCGTGTTGTGATCGATATGCTGAACGGTGAAGAGTACGATCACAAACGTCTGGCGAAGACTCTGCAAATTCAGCATGAGTTTGGTTGTAAGAATATTACCAGCGATGCAGAAATGCTTTCGTTGATGCGTACCGGGCGCGGCAAGGTAACTTACGAACCGCAAATGAAGCTCGACTACAAACGCAAGCTGATCATTGTTCAAACGTTTGTGCCACTCGGTTTTGCTTCGCTTGAAGGCGTTGAGAAATCTCTGGCGAAGTTTGCTGAAATTCAGGGCGTGGCAATGTCACACTCAAATGGAGGTGAACGTAATCCGGATGCAGGCACGTATGGTTGTGCGGTTGAAGTTGTAATTGGTCGCGGCGTTGACGAAGATCGTTTCTATGAGATTGCACAGGAAGTTCAGAAGATCGTAACCAAATCGGTTTCGTATATTCTCGGCGTAACTGTTCGTCATGCTGACAAGCCAAACAGCTTTAAGTATCTCGATTACCTTTCGTTCTTTAAAGCGTGGATCACTTATCGCAAAAAGCTCGAAATCCGAATGCTGGATTGGTTGATCGAACGCGCCGAAAAAGAATTGCATTTGCAGGAAGTTTATTTGTACGCAGTAGAGAACAAAGACAAACTTCTTAAAGCGCTGCCGAAAGTTCTGGCTTCAAAGGAACCGGATGCAGAGTTAGCAAAAGCGATCAAGATGCCTGTTGCTGATGCGAAGATTATTCTTGATCGTCAGGTGCGCAAACTTGCGACGTTAGAAAAAGCAGATTTGGTTTCGAAAATCAAAGTGCTGAAAGCTGACATTGCAACGTGGAACAAAGGATTGAAAGCGCCGGGCAAGTATGCTGCCAAAGATACGTTGCGCCGCGTTGAAGCCTACCTGAAAAAGCCTGATGCCAATAAACCAAAATTGGGTTACGGCAAGTTGTAAATGATAATTGGAATCTGTATAGGAATAATCCTAATACTGTAAATAATAGTAATTAGGACTTATGCAGGTTCCTTTTTCCTTGCGTACATGTTACGCTTAGAGTCAATGACGGCTCTCACTCTCGTTAAGAGGTTATGAAATGAATTCTCCAGTTGTTGCACTGCGCAACCGTATTGATGAAGTTATCGAAGCATTAACTTTTATCAAAACCGGTGCTCTTTTGAAACGTTCCGATATTGTTGCTACGTTACACGAAGCAGACTCTGACTCGGTTAAAGCGATCAAGGGCGTACGCAGTAGCGTCTATAAATCCTATCCTGATGTGCTCGAATGTAAAAGCGGATTCACTGCCGCACTTACAACTTGTGTTTCCCTTGCGGGTATGCTGAAAGAGAAAAAGATTCAGCGTCCAACCTTCTTGAAAAAGATTGGTTCGGTACTCGAAAATCTGAAAGCGATTAATGCTGACGTTGCAAAGACGTTGCAGTATCTGCCGGAAGATAACGCGCAAGATGATCCAGAAGAAAGAGCAATCTCTCGACGTGAAGCGCGTGAAGCCGCCGCATCGTCAAAAACTTCCCGACTGTTAGATCAAATGCACTCGCGCTATGCGCACAAAGTTCCGAAGAAATTAACTGGTGCTCTGCATCTTGTTAATCTGCCATTGATGGCGCGGTTCGGATCGTTTGCGATGAATCCGGATAACTTGGCTCGTCTCGGCTTTACGGTTCACAACGCAGGTCTGCACAGCGCTCCTAGTTCAGATCTCGGCATGGTGTTGGAACATCAACTGGTTATGTTTTTCCGGTTGAGTGACGCGCTTGAGAATTCAGAAGCAACCGCTAAACGATTCAAATCCGGAGGTGTGAATAAACAACGCAGCGAACTGCAAAGCGAACGCAACGCAGAACGCCGACTGTTACGCGAACAACAGAAGACGGTAGAGAATACCAAAAGCCCTCGTCTGCGTGACATGTTAACAAAGCGCATGAAGAAAACCGAAGAAGCGATTGAAACTTTGACGGCAAAAATTGAAGCTCTTAATGAAAGTGTTAAGCAGCACAATTCAACAGCGCGTGTGAATCGGCAAATGAACAACACAACGGAAATCAGCATTATGAATTTCGTTAATCCAATCGTTGACAGCTTGAATGCGAAATCATCAACTGACTATGCGATGTTCACAACCAAACCGCTTGCAGGCACAATGCGCGACAGCGATGTGTACGCAGTTTGGCTGATGCCGAAACCCATGATCAAGATGTTGCTCAAACTTACTAACGGTGATACCAAATTGGAAACGTGGTTCCTTCCGTGGTCTAATGGCCGCTGAAAATAAATTAATTGCAGAGGAACGTAACGGTCTGGTTCGTTGCTGTATTTGTGGAACGTTCACAAAAGCAATTCACTGGCACCACACGATCCCGCAATCACTCGGAGGCAAGGACAGTCTCCAGATTCCGCTAGACGGAAACTGCCACACAGTGTTACATGCGAAAGCAAGCGCTGTTGTAAGCAGGATGAGCGGAAAGAGAAAACAACCCGTTGGTGAGTATTGGGATGATCCGCAGGTAGAACGTGCCGCCGAAGTGTGGCTACGGATTCTGGTTGATGCAATGTTATCGCCGCCTGTTGATCCATCTATGAAAACAATTTTGCTTCCGTCGATCACAGTAGACACGGAAACAAGAATGGCCCTTGAATTGTTGAAGCGTGACTTGCCGGGAATTACTTCAATGTCGCAAGTCTTACGTTTCTGCATTGACCTAACACTTAAAAATAAAGGCTTAAAACACGATGAGCAAGAAAACACTTCGCACCGCAGATCTCAAAGAACTGGTAAAAACAACCGTAACTTGTGGTGACTGCCGTGGATTGAATCGTGATGTTCTGATTCCTGCCGCAACAAAGCCTTGCGAAAGTTTGGGTAAAATGGAAGACAGTACGATGTGCAAGCACTTCCGCACTAACACGTACGATCTGCAAAACCTTATGCAAGAAGGCGGCGACGGATTAGTTGCTTTGTTCCAGTTGTTCGGTTCGATGGAAGAAAAAGATCTGCGCATTATTTCGATGATGCTTTTACGTGAAGCAAACACTCGTAAGCATGGCGTGAAGATGGGGCAACCTGTATTTGTTCGTTACCGTGGGCGTGAGTCTCGCAACTACATGAACAACTTTATGGCGGCGCGTGTGCTCGACATTGACGACAAAGAGATTCGTCTGATCAGTGAAGAAGGCAACATTGTGCTGACGTATCCAAACACAGGATTAGCTGGCCCCTCAGTTTATTCTAAATCAGAGTTCAAACCGCTGATGAAGAAAATGAAGGCAGAAGATAAACTGATTGATCCTGAGCAGGAAATCAAAACAGTTAAAAAATATCTGCCGGACGAAGACGTTAAGTTTAAAGTTCCAACTATTCTTGATGGCTTCTCTGTACCAAATATGGACGACGTGGTTAAAGGCAAGAAAGGTAAGAAAGGCAAGAAGACAAATACGCTTGTGGATCTGATGGGAATGATTGACAGCGGTAGTTTGCTTGGCGCATTTGCTGATGACGAAGACGGCGCGTTAGAGTTAGGCGAAGATGTGTATCTGAACGAAGATGCAGATCGTAAACCGAAAGCTAAAGTGAAATCTAAATCGAAGTTGAAAGCCAAAATCAAACCACGCAAGCGCATGAAAGGCCCGGTCGAAATGGGCGACATTTAAAAACAATAAAACAATATTGCTCGACTTATTAAAACAACACCAAACCATTGCCTGACTTTAATCAGATCTTTATTCGTTGCCAATCTGGAGTCCATATTAGTGAAACGTAATTCATTGTCGAAATACATTGAGAACAGACTTCTGCTAAAAAGAAACTCTGCTGCCTTTCGTGTTGTGTTTGCTTCGACTGTTCGTTACCTGTCTTGTGGGTACAAGTCAATTGCAGAGTATCACAGCGTATTGCAAAAGTATGTTGACTTTAAACAGTTTGAATTCTCAGCCGCTGACTTTCGTTTAGAGGTTAGTGCGGTCTGTCGTTTTGTCACGAACATTCGTTTTTATTCTCTGTCGATTTGCCTTGCTAAAAAAGAAGACATAAAAAGCACTGTACTGTCCTACAAAAAGTTTGGCGTGTATCGCGCCGAAGCTATCCTGATTTGGAAGCTGATGTTGGCAGATATTCGCTGCCGCAAAATGCTGTTGAAAGATGCAAAGCACAAACACAAAACGCTGTGTGCTGCGCAGGTTAATCATTACGAATTAGAAAAGCGCTTGGCCCAAACAAACGAACTCAGCGCAGTGCTGCACAAAAACATTGTGTCGCGTACAAAGAAACAACTGCGCTGGGTTATGACTGCACACAACATGACGATTCAGGATCTGGTATGCGAAGTTACCTGCAAACTAATCGTTAGTTATTATGCGAGTCTTCCAAACGCGTATAGTTTTCAGCACCAGTTAAACTATCTGCGTCGTTCGCTGGAAAACATTATCAACAACCTGAATAACTATTACAGCGCAGATAAGCGCCGCCGTATGCAAAAGAACGGTGATGGTTTTCAGTTAGTCGTTATGTCAGACAATCAGCTTAACCGGGGCATCGGTATGGGCGATTCTGATCAAGAATTTAGTTACGAAGATCTCGCAGAACCTTCTTCAACTCCTGTCGAACTGCTGGAAACAAACATTGCGATTGAACGTCTGCTTAGCAAAAGCGGAGATAGTAAACGCAACAAATTGTACAGCGTAGTTCTCGGACGTGAAGACCACGGCTTCTCTGACTATCTGGCAGAACACAAAATGCTGGGGAAACGTTTAAGCAACGGCACTGAGTGGCTTGTTGCAAAACCAATTGGCACTGTACGCAAAGAGTTAGCCAAATGGTTAGGCGTTTCTGTTGAAGCCGTCGAATGCGGTTTGAATACTCTCAAAAACGCATTACAGATTTTATGAGGTTAGTATGTATAGCTGTCTCAATTCCGAACTTGAAAAATCAGCTTTTACTTTATTTCCGCGCACTGTTGATCTCGAATACAAACGTGCGCTGTGTTATGTAGTTTATCAGCACGTTAAAAAATCAAACGTCGCGCAGGTCGGAAGACTTGTGCATGACATTCATGCAAAGTATGCGTATAGCCGCGAAGATATTAAAGCCGCACTGAGCGTACTTAAAAGTCCGTATGCGTTTCGCGCCGTTGATCTGTTTATGGATCGTGATCGTAAAAACCGTTTGGTTCGTGCAACACGCGAAAGCAATATCTTAGCGTGGATCGAAGAAGTCGAAAAGATGTATCCGCACGTAACCCGCATGATGTAGGAATCGCATGGAACTTTATTCTCTCCCACTGGAAATCAAAGCTCTGCGCACGGTAACGTCGCCAGACATTAAGAAGGCGCACCGAATCAGTATGCTCGGTCGCCTGTCTCCTGATCTGTTTAGTTCAGAGGTAACAAAGAAAGCATACAAGCGAATCTCAAAACTTGTTGAGACTCGTTCGATGATTCTGGATTGGGAAGATCTGTTAGAAGACCCAAACCTGAACGTTGATTTCCGCGATGAGTTACGCGACGCAGAAGAACAACCTGCAAAGGGCATGAAAGGCTTTGAGCGTGTGCTGGAGCCACTGCAAAAGTACCGCAAGCGCCGCACTATCATGACGGTAGGCCGTACCATTGCGAAAGACTTAGAAGGCAGTGAAGAAGACTTTGATGAAGACCAATATCTTCTCGAAATCGCTGACCGACTGAATCAGGCAAAAGGTGGACAGCAAACGGAAAAGGTTTATTCGTTTGGTGGAAACAAATCGAACGCATTAAAGTTCGCGCAGAAAACTTTGGACAACCCGCAGGAACGTTTATATAAAACGGGATACAAAGCATACGACGATAAAAACGCAGGCTTACCAACGTCCGGCGTTTTCATTCTTGGTGCGAGTACATCCGGCGGTAAATCTGTTTTCAGTATGAACTTGGCAAACCGTATCGCGCTGGCAAACGGTATCCACTGTCTCAAGATCACTCTTGAAATGACAGCGGAACAGGAAATGAACCGTATGCTGGCAATGATCAGCGGCGTTGATTTCTGGAAGATTAAACAACATAACCTGTCAAAGAAAGAAAAGAAAAAGGTTATGGAAGCGGCGAAGGTTTACGACAAACAACTTCGCAAGAAAGGCGCACGTAACAGTTTCGTTTCTCCTGATCGTGGCATGACGATTGATGACGTGTTGTATATGGCAACAGCATACAACGCAGAAATCACAGTGCTGGATTATGTCGGTCTGCTGGAAGGTGTGGACGATGGCGATCAGTGGAAAAACTTAGGCAGTGTTGTTCGTCGCGCTAAAGTGCATTCCAAAGAAAGTAACAAGCTGATTATTATTCTGGTTCAGATTGATGGCGAGACAGGTAAGATTCGTTACTCGCAAGCAATGAAAGAACACGCCGACGTTGTGTGGACGTGGAACTATTCTGATCCGGAAATTCGTGAAACTAAAGTTCTGCCGATTCAGGTTATCAAAGTTCGTGATGGCGAATTGTTTGAAATGCCTCTCAAAGAAGTGTTTGAGAAAATGCAGGTACTTGACGGCGATGGCGAAGTTAAAGAACTTACTCCGGACGAAAACAAATCTCAGTTTAGAACGGGCGGCAAGTCTAAAAAGCGTGAGCCAACTGAACTGGCAGATTTGAAACCTAATCGCCGTGCAAGCATGATTGTTGATGCTGCTTACGATGACGGTGATTCCGGTTCGTCTAAAAAGTCGAAGAAGAAAAAGCGGAAAGCTGCCCTTGAGTAAATTCGAATCCCCGTACGGCGTAATGGAATCTGAAAAAATGGTTCCTAGCTGGTCATTCCCTTGCGACGGCACGATCTCGGAAGTGGAAGAAAGTTGGATGCTTGGCGATATGAGTAACGCCGTATCGCCTGTGCGCATGGTGCGCGAAATCCACAAGATTCACCAACATGAGTTTGATTATGGAAACGACGAAGAAATCGATCTCGACGAAAGCGCAGACGCAATCCAAAAAACTGAGTCGCGTCTCCTTATCAGACCTGAACTTAAAAGACTCCGAAGCCGCGCCAAAGCAAATGATATTGGTGCGGATAACGTAATTGATGTTTCAGACGAACAGATCACAACTATCCTCGACTCGGTAGAAGGCAAAGCTGATGGTTTCAGAAATTTACTTTTGAAACGCACTGTGCCACTTCTTTTGGGCTACGATATTGCGGCGGGTGAATCAGAAGCTGTAGTGCGTGACATTCTCAAAACTGATATTGAAATTGACGATGAGTTGGTTGAATATATTGGTCGTGTTTCGATAGCGGATATGCTTGCCGAAACATTAAAATCCTGTGAAAACATTCCCGAATCGGTTCGCTCTGACGTGCTCAAAGATTGGTTGATTAAATCATTCGACGGCGTACGCACTGAGAAAAGTAACGAGAAGAGTAGAGCAAACAAAAGTAGTTTGCTGCGCAGGATGAAATCTGAGTATGACAACATGAAAGCCAATGGTGCGCCGATGATCGGAACCTCACGAGGATTATCAGATCGCAATGGCTTCAAAGAAACCTAAAGTCGCATCGGTTCAATTGAAACCGAAACGCATATTAGCTTTCGACTTTCTGGATGAAATTGATGGGCCAGAAGAAAGCGAGGATTTGTCGTTTGTAGAAGACAAGAAAACTGGCGATGTTTCTTTCCTGCAAGAAGGGGAAGTAAACATTGTCGATCTGGTGGACACGGCTTTGAAAGACAAGTCGCTTGTTCCCCGCGATTTAAAATTTGATGACAGTGCTTGCCCTCAAGCGAAAAACTTTTTGGAGTGGGTTACTTCTGCGCACTACTTAAAGCAGACGCCTTATCTGGAGCAGGCACTGATCGGCTTGCGTTTGTTTGGTGAAATCTGTCCTCGTTGCAGTAACATGGATTGGGTGCCAACAGAAGCACATGAGCCGCAGGAAGGATTAGCAGGCATCAAAAAGAATCTCACAATACTGGAGCATGGCGCTTGTCCAAAGTGCAAAGCAAAACGTAGTGAGTTGATGCACAATAAGGAAATCAATTTCTATAATGAGTTGGCTGTTAACGCAGGACAGCGATGCGTAGGTGCAAGCACTCCGGTAGTTACTGAGCGCGGTTTGCTGCCTATCAGCCACATGTTCATTGGACACGACACGCCGGGTTTTCATCTGCCACGTTTAAAGATGAAAGCAAATACCGGTTCAAAGATGGAGCGCGTAAAACAACTTTACGTGAGCGATACCGGAACAACAAAGCGCGTTACTTTGAGCAATGGCATTCACATTGACGCGACTCCGGATCATCCACTGCGAACTGAAAAAGGTTTCAGGCAAGTAAAGAAACTCACAACCGACGATCATGTTCAGATTTGTTTGGGAACAAATGTGTGGGGCAAGAAAGTTACTTCTCCTGTTACGATAGAAGAAGCTGGCCTTTCAACCCGCGATGCTGCACTTGAGTTTCTCAAACGTAATTCGCTTCCTCTTGAAAATGATAAACTGGTTTATACGTCTACCTCAGCGAAAGCTCAAATGGCTTGGAGCATTTTGCTTAATGCTGGCTATTACCCTGTTGTTCGAAATAATGGGGATGAGTTTTCTGTTTTATATGATCTGGATGCTGAACCTATCGCAAAAAATCTGTTCCTAAAGATTGATGCGATAACAGATCTCGAAGATCAAGTCACTTATGATTTGGTGATGGAAGGTATGCCTCAGTTTGTTGCTGGTGGCCTTCTGAACCACAACAGCGGTAAGAGTATCGTTGTTGCAATGTGTTCCACGTATCTCACACATATCATCTTAAAGTCGCAGTCTCCTACCGGTATTCTTGGAATCAGTAACACAACCATTCTTCACGGAACGTTTGTAGCACTGACGCAATCACAAGCGAAAGATACTTTATGGACACCGTACTTTAACATGATTTCTGATAGTCCGTGGTTTCAGAAATATCATGAAGTGATCCGAAGGCAAGAAAGAAAGTACGGCATCGAAGTGATGAAAATCCGTGACACGTTTGTGTTATACGGACACCGTAACTTGATCGTTTATCCTGCCGGGCCGGATGGTCGTATCTTGCGTGGTCGTACACGTATCTTTGGAGCACTCGATGAGATTGCATACTTTGATAACGACGCCGACAGCAAGAAAGTAAAAGTCAGTGCGGGAATGGTTTACGGCGCACTTGACCGAAGTCTTGCAACTGTTCGTGCAGCGGAGAATAAATTGATCGCCGCAGGATATGATCGCGCATTTACGGGATACATGTTTAACGTGAGTAGTCCTGTTCATGCGCGTGACAAAATCAACGAACTGATGCGCAGTAGTGTTGGCAGTACAAAGCTGTTAGGTGTTCACGCACCAACATGGAAGATGAACCCAACAATGCCACGCAACAGTGCCTTTTTGGAAGAAGCGTTTCGACGTGATCCAGTTGGCGCAGCGCGAGACTACGGAGCAGAAGCGCCACTATCTGCAAATCCATTTATCACGCAGCCTGTTTTTGTTTCGAAAGCGATTCGTGAGAAAGGCCGCAATATGTGCGTCTATGCTCACAAAGTTATTCGTCACAAAGATGGTTCACGCCAGCGTTACGGAACATTAATCAAAGCGGCATCAACAACCACGCCTAGCATTATGGCAATCGACGCAGGCTTTAGTAACAACAGCTTTGCGATGGTGGTTGGGAGTCGAAACAGTGCAGGTGTTATCAGCGTCGATTGTATTGCTGAGATTATTCCGTTACCGGGCATTCCGTTAAACTACACACTGATTTTCGATGAGATATTGATTCCGCTTTGTCAGAAACGAAACGTAAAAGTTTTGCTGGCTGACCAATGGAACAGTATCAAACTTTTGCAGGACGCCAAACTTAAAGGCGGCATCGAAATGGCTGATAAATACAGTCTGAAATATCAAGACTTGTGGACAGTCAAAACAATGCTGGAAAGTGAAGTGCCTCGCATTAGTTTACCGCGTATGCAACACGCAGAGAAAATTGGTGACACGTTGATGTACGATGGTGAAAACTATCCGTACTGCTTTGAGAACAAGCCAACTGAACACTTGATCATGCAGATTCAAACGGTTCAAGATACCGGACGTGCAGTAATTAAAAACATGGGCGCAACGGATGATAGCTGGCGAGCTATGGCGCTTATGGTCTACGGTTTCGAATCGGGCGAGTATGAAGAGGAATTGAAGGTACGTGAAGAGGTAGTTCACAACCGCGATCCGAACAGATTAGGTATGACGAAAGGCCGACGCAATACAGGCAGTGCAGCGTCAACAATGTTATCCTCAACTGGTTCCGCTATTGGTAGCGTCAGGACTAGAAGGATAGGGCAAAAATAAAGTAATTTATATTACAAGGCGGGGGAATTTCTCCCGCAGTCCTATTCTAAAAGGAGAAGTTTCAAATGAGCAACGAACGTTTCTTTAATCCTCTACGCAGTGAAAAAGTTTTGTCTACTTCATCTGTAAAGGATCAAGAGGTGAAATCTGTTTCAGCTTTCAGTATCACCGATCCTTCTGTGTGTCCTAAATGTGACAGCGCAACAGTTGAGTCAAAACTTTTAAGTGGTGAGTCTGTGCGCTTCTGCACAAATTGCAGAGTGAGTATGGCACTTCCAGAATAACGGGGTAGTTATGGGAATCAAAATTGGCCGCGAAGTGAAAGCGCCTTTGCTATCAAAAGGCACTACTTCCGGCGAGAAAAAATCTCTACGCCCATTAGGATCGAAATCGCAGGAACGTGTTGAAAAAGTTCAGTCCGTTTCAAAGTCCAGCAAAGTTCTCTCAACGTCTAGCGGCGGTGGAACAAGTGGCGGTAGTATGCAAGTGGGTAGTGTTCCGCTTGATATTGACTTGTCGCCAATGCTGGAGGGTATGGATTACGAAGCTGATGATCGACAGCTTTTTAATGTGTACCGCGATATGTATTTCTTTGATCCCATTGGTGGAAGCTACGTTGATTTGTTCAGTACGTTGCCTTTCTCGGATGTAAGTTTCAGCGGTGCCAAAGATAGTGTTCTGGATCTTTACTATGAAGTGAACGAGCGCTTAAATCTTTCGAGCAGTATGCCGAACATTACAACCGACCTGATGGTAACGGGCGCGTTTTGCGGCAGTATGCTGTACAACAAAGAGCGCAAAAAGTTTATCGACATGATGACGCACCGCTACGATAACATCGAAGCAACGCCGTTCCCGCTTATGTCGCAAGACCCTATCTTTGAATTGAAAGTGCCGCAGGAAGTTAAACGCGCATTCTCAAAAGACAGCCGTCGCGTTGATGCTTTACGCAAAGAACTTGGCGCTGGATTCATTGATAAAATGCTGAACGAAAATCAGGTTGAACTTGATCCGGTTGGCACAATTTATATTCCGCGTAAGTCGTTCACGTTTGGCGAAGGCGTCAGTGCATTCCGTCGAATGCTTCCGATTTGGTTGATTGAGAAAAACCTTTATCGTGGAACTCTGATTGAAAGTGGACGCCGCCAGCGCGGTATTCTTCACGCTCAGTTAGGCGATGGCGATCAGTGGGAACCGTCGCAGGAAGAAATGGATTTTATTACCGACCTGCTGTTAAACGCTGACAGCGATCCAATCGGTAGTATTATCACAACGCGTCTCGGCGTAAACATTAGTGAGTTTCGTCAGGGCGGCGACTTCTGGAAGATCACAGACATTTGGGATCAGACAGCGCCATTCAAAATGCGTACGCTGGGAATCTCCGAAGCTCTGTTGAGTGGTGAAGCGAACTATGACAGTGCGGCAACTGGCTTAACTGTTTTCATCGAATCACTTCGCGCCTATCGCGATCACGTAACGCGTAAAGTTTATTACGAAAAAGTTTTCCCGCTTATCAGTTTGATGAACGGTTTCGCTGTTGGTAAGAACGGCAAGATTATGAAAAAGTCTGGCCTGATGGATGGTAGCTTGCACGAAATCATGTACCGCTTGAACGATGGCAGTAAGCTGTTTGTTCCTAACGTGCACTGGTCTAAGCAGTTGCGTCCGGACATTGACAGCGCAATGATGGAAAACTTACGTGCTATGACTGAACTTGGTGTTCCGGTTCCGTTGCGTAGTATTGCGGCTGCTGGTGGTTTCAACTTTGATCAGTTGTTGATGGATCAGGATGAAGACTTAGCATTGCGTCACAAACTTCTTTCATACAAAAAGCGCCAGCAAGAAATCGACAAGCAATATTCGTTAGCCGATGATGCAGGCGGCGGTGATAGTTTCTCTTCTGTTTCGTCAGGAAGAAAACGCCGCAGTGCGCCAAACGTAATGGGAAGTCAAAGCGCCGTGCTTGGCCCGATGCGTCGTCCGGGATTACTCAACCGCGATTTTGGTGAGCAGTCTGAAATCTTTGAGATCGGCAAAACCGGGAAAAAGAAACACGTTTTCCGTCAGGCCAAAGCCAACTCAAAAGCTAACGATGCAATTTATAAAGCGGTTCAGAATTACGAGAAAAACAAAACTATGCCACTGGATACTGGCGCAGTTTCTCGCAATCCTACGCCTTATGAAATGCGAGCTATGCGTCGTGGAGGGTTGGCGTAATATGCGTTTTCGTTTCGATGTTAAATGTCTCGGAACTCAAACTCACATTTGCTTTCAACACGCGGTTTTCAAAAACTACGGGCTGGCAGTTACTGTTGGCCCGGAACGTGAAGACGTTACACTGGCTCTTGTTTATGGTGAAATCGAATCACGTTCCAAACTCGAAATCGTAAATGATTTCTCAGCGCCTGTTGATGTGATCTTGTGGGCTTTCAATATCATTCAGAGTATTCAAAATACTGTAAATGGTAAGAGTGTAGACGTGGAAAATCTTTCCGCAAACAAAGTTGTTTATAACGGGGATTAAAAATGAGTGATTTGTTTCCGCATCGCGTACTTGCAGCGAAATCAAAAGGCTTTGTGTTCGTAGTTATTCCGGAAGATGAAGAAAGCGAAATTCTGGTTGACGGCGCGGCACAAGCTGAAAAGATTCTGAACGAAAAATTCGAAGCAGAATCTGATACGGGTATGACTCCGAAAGATGCGAAGAACGGCGAAGAAGTTGATATGGTCTACGCCGACGCAATTACTCTGCTTGAGAAATACAACTTCCCACTTGTGGAATGTTTGATTATCTCCAGCGTGATCGTTGTCGGTGATCTGGTTGTTGTTTCTGCTTCTCTCGGTGATGTTGAAGACGAGGATGAAGAGGAAGAAGAACTCGACGAAGACGATTTTGAGTAAATAGATTCGGGGCCGTGCGCCCCGTTTCTTTTGGAGGAATCATGACGAATTCCGATAGTGTAAGGCATCGACTTTATTACAGTCTGCCGAAAAGTGTACCGCCTTTCGACAGCGCTTTGGTAGATCTCGATAAAAAGGGAATGTTAAAGTTGCTTCTTTCTGTTGCGCCGCCTTCCTGTCAGATCGTGACGGTTGGAAGCCACAGCACACGCTACGCCAAACTTCTCCCTATGCTTTTCCGGAAAAACTTTCGACTGATCAATCTATCGTTAGAATACTCAAACGATCTTTATTTTACTGGACGCGTGTTTCATTTATTCGTCCGGAAGAAATCATCCGTTCCTTTATCGCCGTTGTTCTTTCGTGGCGCAAGCTGTTTGCATGAGATAAGTCAGTCGCAGGGAACTGTTGTTGATTTGTATGTTGGCGGTTTAAACTTTCACGAAGCATTAAAAGATAGATTGCGAATAAAGGAGTCAGTTGTAGTTTTGGAGGAACAGTGAGTAGATCTTTTAACTCCGTTTCAGATGACAATGTTTCGGTTCCAAAAATAAATGCGTTAACGCCCAAAGTAGCGTTTCGCAAACTTCCGACTTTACATGCGTTCGACGCAAGCAACTGGATGTGTCGTGCGTATTTTGTTGCGCAGAATAACCCGAAGCGTTTAACCGCGCCAGACGGTACACCAACAGGCGGCGTTTATATCTTTTTGAATATGGTTGAGGCGATGGTGCAGCAACTTCGAAAAGATCCTAAAGGCGCTTACATGGCGATGTGTTTTGACGGACGTTCAAAAGGAACGTGGCGGCATCGCGCTATGGTGCAATGGGCGAAAGAAAATCCCGCTGCTGTTTCTGATGTGTTTCCCAAAAGTGAAAACTATAAAGGAAACAGAGACAGAACAAAGACGCCGGATCTTCCTGTGCAGATGGCACTGGCTCAAGAAATTCTGCAAGCGTATGGCATTTGGGCGCGTTTCAAATCTCCGTACGAAGCTGATGACATTCTTGGAACACTTTCAACGCGGTTCAGTAAAACTTGTTACGTGGATATTTACACGCGTGATAAAGACTGCTTGCAGCTAGTGGATAATCCTCGCACACAGTTGATTATGGCGGCGCAGTCAAACGCAGTTGAAAAGCGTTTCGTTAAAAAGAATGTTCCCGATCATTTTGGTGTTCCTCACAATCGTATTGTTGATTATCTTGCGATGTGTGGCGATACCAGTGACAACGTTCCCGGCCTGCCGGGTGTTAGCGATGGAACCGCATTAAAACTTTTAAACGAGTATGGAAGTCTCGATAACCTGATCAAGATGGCACCAACAATAAAATCAAATGCAAAATGGAAAAAAGCATTGGTTGGCGCTATTCCGTGGATGGACATGGATCTTCAAAAAGAACTTGTGACGATAGATCGCAATGTTCCAACACTGCCTAAAAATCTCTCTGCTTTCCAAATTGGTGAGCCGGACGTAAAGGCAATCAAGGACATTAAAAAGCGTCTCAACTTCAAGAAACTTTTTGAATTCTAAATCAGGAATTGAAACATGGATCTTTCATCTATTGGGTACACGCCAAAAGACTTTCGTGTAATACCAGTACACGGCAAATCGCTGCTTGGAGATTTTACCAAAAAGCAATTTCGAATTTTAGCTGTTGAGTGCAACGCGAGAGGATCTTATAGTAGTCCTCTCCAGACGCGACTCAAATCTATCTTTCCAAAATTGAAAGAGGACAAAATTCTCAGCAAGCAGGATCGATTACTGTTAGGCACTGTGCATTTGACCGACGTTCATTTTCAAGGAAAAGGTCACGGCATAATTGCTAACATGTTTATCTCATCCGGCTACGGTCTAGGTCGCTCTGGTTCAAATCGGGGCCAGAATCCAGTTAACCGTTTTAGTCAAAAGTTTTTGAGTAGCTCGTTCGATGCACTGATTGAAGAACTCCGAAAAAGGAATATCAATCCGGATCGACAGATTGCTGTTCAACGTTTCTATGGCGGCTTGGGCGGTGTTGAGTGGGAAGCAGTACAAGCAGTTTTAGATGCAGTGTGCGAAAAACACAGTATCAATATTCTGGCGTACCTTCCTGAAAACTACAACACTGGCTTTGTTCGCGGTTCTCACAACTGAGGAAATGTTATGATCCGAAACTTGGAGTTTATAGCATTTGGAAACGAATCTGAAACTGAACAGGAGTTGATTGAATCTGTTTCTTGGGATACCGAACTTGGTTTCGTAACCATTGGCTTTCGAGCTAATGCTGCGAATGTTATCGAAGCACTCCAAAAGAACGAACGCTTTTTCGCGCAGTCGTCGGAAGGTATTTATCAAGTTCAATATTTTTGTCCTTTCCGGTTTTTGGTTCCTGCGTACGGAAACAACATTAAGTTGCTTACGCTAGGATTAAAATCAGTCTCTTTTCATCGCAACCAATTTGTTGCGGTGGTGGAATAATTACAATGTTTGATAAAAAGCAAATTCTTAAACTACTCTCTGGAATGGACTTGTCGAGTTATGCAAAACCCTCGGAAGAATATATCGAAGAGATTCTTTCGCACGGCAAAACTCGTATGCTTTCAAATCTGGATACGAAACTTGATTCCGAAAGCGTGAACTTTTTCACGTTCTGTTGGACTCAGGTAGGCCGCTTTGGTTTTAGTAACCTGAACGCAATTGAGATCGGATACATCGCTCATTTGCCGCCTATTTATGTTGCGTGTGCTATTCATCGGCACGGCATGGAATGGGCTGTTAAGTTGCTTCACATGAAACGTGTCACAATGGTTGACCGTGGAATGTTTTCTATCGTGAAAGCAGGAAGCAATTTCTTTTCAGTGTTTGATTTAGATCGACAGTTATTGTCGGCACCAACAAACAAACTTGGATCTGAACTTCGCTCGTTGATTCGTTCGCGTAAAATCGCTGACCTTCGCTTGCGCTGTGAAGATAACGGTGGAAATATTTGCCGCTGGTTTGTGGAGCCGCCACACTTTTCTGTGCCTAGCACAAGCAAAAGCATTCCTGAAAAACGGGAAAAGAAAAAGATAGACAAAGGTTCGTACAAGCCGCGACACAACGGCGTTGATGCGGATATTTAAATCACAAGGGCGGCGCAGGTCGCCCTTTCTACAGGCGGTCATCTATGATTAGCGACATTAGCGTAAACCATTACTATCAATCTCCAACCGGATTACCATTTCGCGTAAAGGAAATTGCAAGGCATGGACAGGACTGTTCGCAGGCAATGATCGTATATGAAAACGTCGTGCCTACAAAAGATTATCCAGCGTTTGAAACTTGGGTGATCGCAGAGTCTGTGTTCCTGTCTCAATTTTCTGAATTTTCAGAAGGAACATACTATGCAAGAAACAACGCTCTTAGAGCATCTGAACAACAGAGGCTTGCGACAAGAGAAGCATTTCATGTGGCTTTCTCCGACGAGCCTGACAGTACCGCTGTTTAGTTTTGATCGTGCGTTACGCGGTGTGCAGGTTTACACTCCGGACGCGCCAAAGAAACATCCCAATCCAAAAGAGTGCCGCTATTTCACACGGGCATTCGGCGGCAAACAGTTGGTGTGGGGAACGGAAATTATACCTAAACGGACAGACCGTATTTTTAACTGAGTCCGTTTTCAAAGCGGCAGCATTGCACAACGTTGGTTTAAATGCGTGGTCGGTTCTCGGCAGTAAAGTGAACGCACAACTTTATCAGCAATTGAGATTACTTGGTTTACGTTTTGTTTGCGTAGGCGATAACGATCCGGCTGGTGAAGAATTTGCGTGTACGTTTCGCGATGGAACAACTGCAAGGGATTTAGACGAACTATCAAAAGAAGAATTGCTGGAGGTTGTTTCTCGATGGCTATGATACTGACGAAAGAATTGATTGAAGAAAAGAACATTGAACTTGTTCCTGCACCAACCGTTGTATGCGACTGCACGAACAATTCGCCTTTGGACGTTCTGAACAATGTTTTGAACATTGATATTTATATCAAACCTAAAGAAAAGATCGTGCTTTGTTTTCGTTGCCTGTCTGCTTATGATATTTTAAAAGCACCACGTACAAAACAAAAGCGCCTCAATATCTTTGAGCCTGAATGTCCTGAGTGCGCTTGCCGACTTTACTTTAGTTAGGAATAAACATGATTCACGCGAGTCCAATTAAGTTTCAAGGGAACAAGCGTCAATTGCTTCCTGCAATGATTCAGCTTCTTCCCACTGGCTGCAAAAGAATGATTGATGCGTTTGGCGGTAGCGGCGTTGTTACTGCCAACATGCCTTTTGATTCCCGGCTTTATATTGAAAAGCATCCGCAAGTTTACGATGTGGTTCGCCATATTGCGCAGGCAGATCCCAAAGCAACCGTACGTCGCATCAAACGCACGTTAGCAAAGTGGGCGCTGACAAACAGCAATGAGCGTCAGTATGAAGATTTCAAAATTCATGCGAACAAGCAGGACGATCCGCTGCTGTTTTATATTCTGCATCGCCACGCACACAGCAACCTGCTTCGCTTTAATCTGAAAGGTGAGTTTAACACGCCTTTTGGTGATCGCGGTTTGCTGCATCGCATGGAAGAAGTGGAACGTGAAATAAATAAGTTCAGCGAGTTGATGCAAGGCGTACAATTCCACTGTGGAAGTTACACGCAGGTTATTGAAGAATTGCATCGCCGCAAACAGCTTAACGCAAAAACTTTCTTCTACTTTGATCCGCCTTATCTGGCGAGTGGCGCGAACACTTACGCAAAGTGGACAGAAGAAGATGAAATGCGTTTGCTTCGTAATTTAGAAGGGCTGACGAAACGAAATGTTCGTTGGATGTTGAGTAATGTCACGGAGCATCGGCACTTCAAAAACCAGCACCTGATAAAGTGGTTGAAGAAGAATCCTGTAAAGGTTCATAAGATAGACAAGCATTACTGTCTGGCGAATTCCCATCGCGATTCGCACGGAACAAAAGAAGTCATCGTAACCAACTATTAGTGTGAGGCAATTATGATTCGCTTTATCAAAAGTTGTGATAAAGATTTCATCCAAACTGTTGCACGTAGCCGTACCTTACGCGCCATTGTTTATGTGAGTCTGGCTGTTAACGCATTGGTACTGATCAATGCCGCTGTTGAAATCGCCGTTAAAGGTTAAAACTTATGTTAGAAGAACTGAGACTTATCTCTGCCGCAAGTTTGGGAAGTTTTGAAGCGTTTGCAAAGTGGCATATCAATCTGAGCCGCACCAACGTTCCGTCTGAGGCGCAAGAGTTGGCAGTAATGTCTGCCTTACTTTTAGACCCGACGCAAAAGAATCTTCTCAATGACATTTGGCGCACTTATCATCTTGGTATTCCTAGCGCAAACCATCTGGTAAACATTTTTGTCTCTGCGCTGTGTTTCGATAACATTCGTGAAGTGATGGATCGCTATAACGGTATTGTTGAGCAGAAAGAAATCATCGACGCGTACGAACTCGGTGTTAACATCTGTGAAGACACGTTGCGATACAAAGCTGCGCGTAAATATATTGATGCAACTATCGGTATGTACTGCGCTCTTTATTCAACGTACGGTGAAGAAGATCAGAATACTTGTATTGCGTTTCCCGGAAAGCCTGACATGAATCCAATGTTGAGCGCCGTTATCGAAACTGCAAACACGTATTTGAAATACGGCGATCTGATTGTTGCAACAATGTCGCGCTATAACGATCCGGAACCAATCTACAGCTATCCGATTTATGGTAGTGACAATCGCCAGCCTGTTATTCTTACCAATGCAGGCAGCATTTATCTTTTCACCAAACCGCCACGCAATGACACTGCGGCGAAATTTTTAAAAGTTGTAAGGAACAACGATGAGTAAGGTTGATGAAATTCTGGCACAAGCTGCTAAGAAAAATGTTGTAGAACTTTCAGAACGCAACAGCGATATTGTTGCTGGCATTCCATTGGGTATGATTCTTACTGTGTCTGCTGTTACTCCTAACAGCGTTGGCATGGAGAACGTAACTCTGACTGCGCTGGATATGGAAATTGTTCTGCGCTCTGTTTCAAATATGAAAGTCGGACAGATGTACACCGTAGGAAAAGGAATTTTGATTCCTGCTACTCCTGCCAAAGAAGCCGATCCGATGGACGATATGGATTTCCTCGACAGTCTCGAAATCGACGAAGAGGCTATTGCGGCTAAGCAGGAAGGTGGCGGTGAAGCAATCGCAGAAGACGACGCAGATTGCGAAGGCTGTAAAATCTAAAATCTGTAAATAATAAATAGGCTGCTGGCATTTGCTGGTGGCCTATTTTCATATTTGGGAGAAATTTCTATGCAAAGAAATCCATTGGACGATTTCTATTTTGATTCTGATTTGGAAATCAACTTTATGGCGTATCTGCGTATGCGCTATGCAGGCGGTGAGTTGACTCGCGAAAACTTTTTCAAAGTGGTTTTCTTTGAGAATGAAATCGGGCCAACAGAACTCGACTTGATCATGCTTCACGATCTGCACGATTGCAAACCGTACGGCCTGCTGCAAGGCTTTAATCGTGGACGCAATTACGAAGAAGTTATTGAAGAAACTGTTGCAGCGTTTGAGCATTTCTACTCGCGCTGGCTGGCTACTCATAACTTGCTTGTTGACTATCTGGTGAACGTTACTGATCGTGCTGAACATCTTACTTCTGTTCAGTGGAAGATCAACAAAGGTGTTCTGTGTTCGATGGTGCAAGAAAAGTATCCTAGCGATTGGAAAGATAAAATGGAAGTGATGTATCGCAAAGTAACGCAATACGGAATCCATTTGGGCGCACTGAAAAACATTGCAGGCACTTTGGTTATCGTTCCAAAAGTTCGTATGCACATGCTGCAAAACGAATTGCCTTTACGTGTTCGCGCACAGCACATCGTGTATCCTACCAACAAAGTTTCATTTTCCTCGGTGAAAACAGCCTTATGGTAAGTAAAAAAGAATCAGACAAAAATGCAGAACTTTTGCAGTTGCAGAATGATTACCTGACTGCGAAAGGTCTTACGCCGCGTGATGGTTGGTGCGAAGGCGATGATTGCACAGAGTGGGTTAATCCTCTTGGCAATGTTCAATGGAACAGCGTAATGCCAGAAGTTTTCCGCGACTCAAACATTCTGCGCTTTGTTCGAAAGTATGAACTCAGCCTTGTGCGCAACATGCCGGATTGCTACACAGCGATCACTCCGAAAGGAATTCATGGTGGCGGCACTTGCCCTACCTGCGCAGTTCTTCGGGCAGTCATCAATCATTTAAATCAGGAAAAGCAAAACAATGAAAGCGCTACTGGTAACGGAACTCAACAGCAATTCTAAATCCCTGCATACGTGGGTACAATTCGACGAACAACAAAACGCCGTGTTTGAAAGCATGGAACAATCTGTTGAGATCGACGGTAAGCGTATCGAAACTGTAAACGGAAGTATGTCGGGCCAGCCTGATATTAAACAGGCAGCGGTTTACGAACACGAAACTTTCTTTGATGCTGTTCGTTCAGTGGGTGGAAACAATTTCCGTGCGCTGAATGTTCAGGAACGTTCACAGCACTACGCAATGTTGGCAAGCGTGGTTATGCTGGCGAATGCTTCTAAGGCGCGTCGTCGCGGTTGTGCTGCGCTTATCGTTCGCAAAAGCTCTGCGTCTCGCACCAAAGGCGTTGCTTATGCAATCGCAAGTGGCGTTAACGGAACAGCGGCAGGCAAAGAAAATCTGTGTGAAGATCATTTGCTGACTGCAAGCAATCCCGGCGTACTTCACGCAGAAGTAAACGCACTTAATAATCTGTGTGGGCCAACAGGCAGCACCGATGTTATGTATGTTACGGATAGTCCTTGTCCGTTCTGCCTTGAACACCTTCGTAATTATTCTGCGATTCGCACGATTGTTTTCTGTCGCGATTACCGCATTACGGATCACATGGCGGCGGCAAACGATTTCAAATTCATCTACATCCCACAATCGGAAGTTGAAGAGTACATTCAAAGTTCACTGAATCGCCTTCACAACTTCCAAACAAACTAAGGTAAAGATATGGAACGAGTATTCAAGTGTCGTGGTTGTGGTCATCTTTACAATAGCATAGTTTCATCGTGCGACTGCAATAATGAAAACTACCCAAAAGGCGGCAGCAAGTTCTGCTACGACGAATATGTTTGTCTGCCTGTCACGAAAAACTCGAAAGTCGTTCCTGTTGATGCTTTGGATATTATGCCTGGCCATTGGCAAAATTCAGGCGAAATGATCACAACAGAAATTCGCGGCGCAATGGGTTTCTTTGCGCAGGTGAATCAAGTCGGAGAAAATCTTTCTGACGAAGAAGTTGAGACGTTTCAAAACACGGTGCGCGTTATGGCAGGTAGCAAGTTAATGCTTGAAACTTTGTATGCCGTACGCGCCCATTTAAAGGCTCAATTGAATCGCGTCAAGTCTTCTCAGACACGCGATATGGTGGAGATAATCGACACAGCGATTGCAAACGCGATTACAAAATAAAAACTGTAAAAAGTAAGTGTAAGACAGCAATATTCATTCGTTACGAAACAACCAAAAGTTGGCGTTAACTAATAATAAAATTCTACCGGAACCATTAAATGAAAATCCTGAGCTACGCATTTATCGCAATCGCAATCCTCTATGCTTTGTTTTACGCGTATGGCGTTTACCGCCTCTGGAAATTTACGAAGTATGATGCAAAAGCGCGTCGTATGTGGGCACAAGGAAGTTTGATTAGCGGCAGTATCTGGAAGCATTACCGCAATCAAAAAGATTATGTGATCGAAGTTGTTTGTAACGGACTCGCGAAAGGTTACAAGTGGCCTTTGACTGTTGTTTATAGTCCGGTACATGGCGGTGGCGCAATTTATTCACGTCCGGCACATCGCTTTATCCGAAACTTCCGTTGTGTTGATATGACAAGCAACGCGGTTCCGAGTGCAAGCCAAAAACTTAGCGCACTGGCAGCATACACTTTAAACCGTACAACGATTCCTGCTTGTGGATCAAAGTGGTTCCGCATGTTCCCATCGGACAAGCCTGAGATTCGTTTGGATGCAACTTCAACAACGTACCGCGAAATGGATATTGAATTCGCAATTGTTGAATCAGTTACCAACGTGAAATCTCCGACGCCGTTTGTTAACTATCGCGACGAGCACGGTTTGCTGCACACTGAAACTCTGTACAACTTCCGCGATAAGTTCAAGCAGGAACCAACTGATGCGAATCCGACAGTTGAGAAATTTTTCCTGCAACCTGAAAACCTTGAAACTGTTCTGGCTTCTACCGTTAAAGACGGCGACACGCTGGAACTGTTGAAAGTATTCAACAACACTCTGCGGTTTGTATTCTGTGGAATCGAAATCGATCTGTTCGTAGAAACTAACGCAGGTTTCTACGAAGGTGAAAACTACCAGTTAAACGGTTCATTTTTAAATTTGAAGGAAGGCTATGAGCAACTCCAGACAGCTTGATCTGAAAAATCCTCGCGACTTTGAAATCTACGCGATGGACAACTTCGACTGCCTTTATATGGGGCGCGTTGAAGCAATCAGCACTGACGGTCGCAGCATTTCAGATCCGGAGCGCACAACTGATACGTGGCGCAGTTTGCCTAGCTGTGTGATTCAGTTGGCTAACACTGCAATGGGATTCCCGCTGGCATTAAGTAAGCGCGTAAACTGGAAAGCAGCGTTTGATGAAACCTGCTGGATGATGCGCGGCGAAACAAATATCAACACGCTTAACTCAAAAATTTGGGATGAGTGGGCTGATGAAAACGGCGAGTGTGGCCCGATCTATGGTGCAATGTGGCGTCGTTGGCCTGACGTAAAAGTGTTTCCGTCTTCTGATGAAATGGCGAAACTTTCTATCGCTGAACAAACGCGGTACACGCTGGAAATGCAGCGTCTGTTAAAGCGCGGTGCAAAATCAACTGTTCTGCCTGACGGTCGTGTGCTGTGGGAAAGCGAGATTGATCAGTTGCTGGAAGTTCTGAATGCTGTCAACGCTCGTTCGCGCAGCCGTCGCATTCACGTTCAGACTTTCAATCCGGCGTATCTCGGTATGCAAGCATTGCCGCCGTGTCACACTGCGTTTGAATTTAACGTGATGCCTGCAACCGAATACGAAAACGCGGTAATGAGAGCAGGCAAAGGCGAAGCGTTTGAAGACACGCTGCATATTTCTGTTCAGATGCGCAGTAGCGATACGCTGTTAGGTTTCCCGTTCAACATGGCGGGTTATTGTATGATGCTGCATTTGTTTGCGAAGTATTGCAATCTGAATGTTGGCTCAATCACAATCGACACAACCAACACGCACGTTTATGATCATCATTGGGATGCTCTGAAAACTCAAGCGCAACAGTTTGCTGAACTGCGCGAAGAAGTTCTCACAACAGGCAATCCGATGCAGTATCCGCTGTTGGAAATCGATCCTATCATCCACACTTGGACGCCGGAAGAATTGCTCAACAATGTTTCCGCTGATCTGTTTACCATTAACGGCTACAATCCGAAAGGCGCTGTTAAAGGTCGTGTGACTAAATAAATTCTAAGGCGGCTTCGGTCGCCTTTTCTTTTGGGAAATCTCTTATGCCTATCATGAGAAATTGGGATTACTTTGCTGCGATTCACCGCAACAATATTCGCGATGTTCGTATTCAGTTTGCGGAGCGTGAAGGCGGTGAAGCAGATCACAATGATATTCATCAACACAAAATCGGTCAGAAAGTTTTCTACACGGTTATGCAAGCCGATGTTAACCGCACTCACTCTGTTCCTGCTACGGTTATTGGTGTGCGTTTCAGTCCCTTCTCTGTTCGCTATGATCTTGCTATTGAAATTGGCGACACTGGCTGCATGGCTGTACTGAAACAAATCTGTCCGGATTCAGTTTCTAAAACTCCTTTTGGCGAAACGGCAGAAGCGGCACCTGTTGAAGAAGTCGAAAAAGAGTTGCCTACGCCTCTCAAACTTGCTCCTAGCGAACCGCTTTTAGAAGAAGCGCCTGCGGGATGGAAGCCGTTTCCCACAACGTATTTCAATCAGCAAATAACCGATCAACAGCCTGAACTTGGCGCACTGATGGTTACAAGTTTGAAAGTCAGTGGCTCGTTTGGTGATGCTGAGTTTTGCAAATTCCAAATCGGTGATGCAGTTAAAATCGATCTGGACGACGAAGCGGGAACGTTGGTTTATGGTTACGTGTATGCGATAAACGTAAGTCAGCATTTTAGCTTTGATATTGCTGTACCTTCACCGCATGGCGCGTACACGATTTTGCGCGACATTCCTTCTGACGATATGTTTATCGTTAACCAAATTCCAAAAGGAAAATGACATGTTCGCTTATCCGTTTCAGCTTCTCAAGTTAGCGCAGATTAAAGGTGAAGGTTTCGGTACACTGGAACTGCGTGACGAAATTGAACCGCCAATTGGAAGCATTGTTCCATTGCAGATTTACACGCTCGGCTATCACTCGCTGTTTTATGTGACTGCTGTTAACGGACGCACGGTAGAGTTTAAAGCGGATGTGATTCAGATTCACGATCCCCATGCACTGTCTTCGATGATTAGCGATGGCATGTGGTTCAACCAGCAAACAACTTCCGAACACGATCTGAAAGTTGTGCAGGCGTGTAATCAGTTTGTGAATGAACTGCAACGTGCGGAGAAAAAGTTTCCTCAGTGGAACAAAGATCCGGTTCACGCTGCTGCAATCTTAGGTGAAGAAAGCGGCGAAACTTTGCAGGCGGCGATGGACTACAGTTTAAGTCCTACCGATGATGCAGATTTGCGTAAAAAGATTATGGGTGAAGCGGTTCAGACAGGTGCGATGGCAATTCGTTTGCTGATCAATGCCGATATGTTTGAACACTCAAGCAAAACTCTTTCCGGCGAACAGACTCAGCTTTTACGTGACATGCTTGCACAAGATGTTCCGGCAGAAAAAGTTATCGCAATGCTGCGTCAGATTTTTAGTCGCATGGAAAACCCTGAATGCTAGAATCACTGACCAATGAACAAATTCTACTGGCGGCAAACGCTGCTGTGTTTGGTCTATATCTCGCTTTTGATATTGCTGTATCAGTGGTCTTTTGCTACGTCTATCGAGTAGCATTCAGTTTTCTTCGCACATTCGCAGAAACAAATAATCGTGAAACTCATGCTGTTCTTTGGGCAACCGGAATTACCATTTGGATAATTTACAACTGTAGATTATTTGAATGAGGTTGTTATGTATAAGCCGTTCCGATTCTTTGGTGATAGTCGCGCACCGTCTCAAGGCTTCTTTCACGTAATAAACCATGTGAAGGAAAATCCTGTTGCGGTTGGCTTGGAAGAAGTAGAGTTTGAATTTAATGCCACGGAAATGAAAGCGATGTATCGCCCTAGTTTGGAAATAGAGGTTTATGACAAACAAGGTGAAATCGAAATTCGTTCTGTTGGTGTGCTTGGAACAAAACTTATTGTGCAGTTGAATCGTCGCACTGGCGTTAGGCCGCACATTAAAGCGCGTTGGATTGAGAGGTATCTTTATGCTTCTTAAATCTGGAGTTGTGATGCAACACAAACGGGCTACGTTTCTCACATTGAAAAACATGCCTGCACAAACTTGTGTTGAGCGTGAAGATGTTCCGTACATCAAACTGGTGAAAGATAAATGCCTTACGCTGGAATATATTTATGTTCCGGAAAGACTGCGAGGCCATAAACTTTCATACGCGCTGTTAGAAGTTTTGTTTGAGTACCAGCAAGTTTTAAACATCGAAGTTTTGAAATTCGAATGTATCGCTAAACCTTACTGGCGCAAAGTTTCAAACAAGTTTCCAAAGCGCATTCTGTTTCCTGCCAGTGTGTTTCATCGTACCAATCTGGCCTTAGTCCGGATGCCACATATCAAGGCGTCTGCGATACAACTGCGAAAACTGTAAATATAAAGGGAGGGCCAAACGGTCTTCCCTTTTTCTTTTTCAGGAGTAAATTTTATGTCAATCCGACTTATGCCAAAGTTTGCTGTTCAGTGGTTCCACAACGGCGATGTTCCCGGCGAAGATTCAAACTTTGAAGGTGATATTGTTCGTTACTTTCGTCATCCTCAGTACGAAGGTTTCAGTCGTTGCGCTCACTGCAATCACACGATGCACGAACACGGCTTTATTGATCGCAGTGATGCACTGGTCGTTTGTCCGGGCGACGTTCTGTTTAGCTTTAGCGATCTGCGTCATACGTCGCGTGACTTTATTGATTCAATCGGAAAGATTCGTCAAAAGTCATTCATTCAAATTTTCGGCGCACAGCAATTTTATCTTGCGCAGAAAAACTGTCAGTCGTTTATTGATGGCTCAACGGATGAAACAATTCAGAAGCGTTTTATGCGCAATGCGATCATTCCAACCATGCTGGCGCAATACCGCTCACGCCTTTATGTAACAGGCAGCGTTTCAGAAAAGAACATTGACGATCATATCAGCGCCGAACCGGAAAACGATACGCTGTTTAAAGCGGTTTATGATCTCAATGAAGCAACGCGTTCAATGTGGAAAGCACTGCTGCTTAACCCTACGCTGGTGGCACCTGAAATCTTTTGTGCGGTGTGGGACATTCCCGGCTATCAAGAACAGTCACAGCGTTTGCAGGATTTCGATTTGAAACTGCTTACGCTGGAAGACTACAAAACTTTTAAACAGGAGTTGCAGAATGGATCGCAGTAACATCATCAAGTACAAGCCAGTTGCCAAACGTGCAACAGATTTGATTGACGAAGTTCCGGAAGCAATCGATCTGCCTGAACTGAACGTTGAAGGCACTGCGGTAGAAGGTACGATTGATAAAAGCGTTATGGAAGTTTTGCTGCAAGATCCTTCCCGCAATATCACTATCACCAGTGCGCATCGCGATAACATTGCATGTTTCTATCTGCCTATCCCGCCGGATCTGTTACGCCGTTTGGTTGAAGGCCATAAACATGTTCGCGTGTCTCAAAGCGGTAATGAAATTGCTATCTCCAGTGCGCAACAGTTTAACGATAAAGAGTTGGTTCGCTTTATTGGCTTGCGTAACGATGCAGAGAAAATTTTGCGCCCTCTCTATCGTGATTTGTTTGCAACGTTAAGCTGCTTGAACGGTGTTAAGTACGAACTGAACAAACACGGTGCGAAAGTTCTGATCAACGATATTGATCTCTCGCACTTTTACGCGCCGTCCAGTTTGGTTTCTTCTTATCTTGCTGCGCGTAGTATCGGACAGATCGTTACCTTTAATCAGTACAGCGAAAAAGGTTCGGACTATCTGGTTCCGGAAATCACAGGTGACGTAAGCTACGAAGATATTTGCTTACTGTTCAATGACGCGATTGAAAAGCTGCGCCCTGAAATGCACAAGCATGGAATCTACACCGCGTTTGTTACTCGCAGTCAAGCGCACGATGGTCTGGATATTTGCTCGATCAAACGTGACGGCAATGGAGGCTACGTGAATATTTCTCGCGATCTTGCGCTGCATATGTTTGGCACTCAAACATTCAAGCCTGAGTTTTTGCAAGAAGGCGATATGATTATGGTTAGCGTAGACGCAGGCGAACCTTTTGTGTGCGCTGATGCTGCACAGTGGATCAACTTCGAAGCATGGAACAAACAACCGTGAAAATTTTAAGATCCGATAGCAATGAGCGTGAATTGTTTCTGATTCTGGAAAGTGAAACAGAAATTCCCGAAGGCAAACACTCTACTTTCATGATCGATAAAATCGAACTGAAAGATGCAGTTGTTGCAAAACTTCCCGGCACAAATCAGTATCACGTAACGTACGAAGACGTTAGTCTGCCGGACAACAAAGCGGTCTATGACTCGCAGGCCATGTTTCGTGCGCACCAACTGACAGAACAGTTTGAAGGTGCTAAGTGTTTGCCTTGTGATTTTCCTCGCGTGTTCTTTGAAGAAATTCAGGAACAACACAAAGACAATCCGGTTAGTGCAAAGTGCGAAGTGATTCGTACTCCATTAGGGCCGCAGATAGTTATTACGTTTATCGAAAACGAAGAAGTGATTGCAGTGTATGAGCGCTCTATGGTGCAGGCATATATTGATTATCTTCTTTGCGCAGGCATTCGCGGTTGCTGGATTTTCTATCCAAAAGAAAATGAGTTTGGATCGCTAACCAAACCAGAAGTTTCAGCCTATATGGAAAGACTGAATGAAAGGCTGGACGGTCTGGCAATCGTCAACGGTTTCTATCAAGGTTTCGCCACGTTTGGTAAAAACCATTTGACCATTCAGTTTAATCTGAAAAGTGGTCACTATGTTCGGAATAAGTTTCCGTCCGTAGTAATTAATAAACTGATGGCAGAACAAATTGATTTGCCTATTACGGTAGAGAAAACTGAAACAGCAATCAGCCTTACAGTGGATTGGAACAAGATTGTTCATCCTTCTGTGATGTGCTCTCTCAAGTATTCCAATTGGAACCAACTGAGTTTGATTGGCACAGTAAAATAATCTGTAAATAAGGGATAGAGAAACTTCTATCCCTTTGGAGATTGTGATGCCTGATGCTCAGTTGAGTTTCAGAGAAGTTACGGACACAGAACTTTTGATAGAGTTTCGCACTCATAGCGAACTGCAAAAGTTCGACGATGCTCGGACTCTTTCTATGTTCTGTAAAGTATATGGAGCATACGTTGATAACAACTTTGCCGGATACATTGCGATAGACGGCGCACAGCGTGAACTTTCAAGTCTCTTTGTTTTGTCTTATTACAGAAACTTAGGAATAGCCAATCAGTTGTTGGAAAGATATTCTTCTGTTGCTGATTACGTTTGCTGCTATGAGGACAACACAGTAGCATTCGCGTTGTACCAAAAACATGGCTTCACCGAAAAACATAAAACTTATCATTCGCACACATATACTACGTTGAGAAAACCCTGATGGATATTTGCACCGCGTTTCTGTTTCTTTTGCTGCTGGCTGCTTGCGTTATTGTTGGCGCGTTTGTTCTGGTGTGCGCAGCGATTACCAAAATTCCGGCAATCAGTGCCGCAATCATCGCACTGATCATTATGCTGCTGGTGCGTAAAAAGATCTTCAAAAAGTAAGGGATAATTTATGTCAGTAAAATTGTTTTATGGCGACAAGTTCGACATGCCTGTTCGCGCAGGCAAAACAGACGGCGTAGATTCGATCAACATTGCGCTGGGTGAGAAAAACAGTTTAGAGTCTCGCTATATTTCCAATCGCCTGTTTGTGTTGGGCGAACTGGCGGCGATTCTTGTTACTGCAAATGACGTGAAGGAAATTTATGTTCCTATGCGTCTGGAAGAATCCCACAATGAGTTTCTGTCGGAACAGTGGGCCGATTTCAAAATGGGTCGTAACGTTGTTAGTATTGAACTGTCGGAAGGCGAAACGTACGAACCTTTAAGCAAAGCTCTCCGTGCGTACAAGCGCGTTGGCTTATTCATCCAAAAGACAGGCGAAGGCTCTGTTGCTGAGTTAGTGGAGATTGAAGCAAATGAACAGACAGGAAATGAAAAGCCAAACAGTGGCGCACACGATGAAGGTGATTCAACTCTTATGTGAAAAAGCAAAAGAGAAAGAATTGAAATTCAACGTTGACTCTCAGTGCGTTTGGATCAAATACCCGCAGCATTTTACCGGAAGCAAACAACGCTATGAATTCGGTGAACTGATTGCGATGGCGCTTACTGCGACTCTGAGCAACAACCCGTTTGATCTCGAAATTCGAAATCCCGGACGCGGTGAAGTTTATCTGCCAGTTGTCGAAGGCAACAGTCCTGTCACAGAAGGCGAAGCGTTTCGTGCATTCAACCATGAAGCCCGTTTGCTGCTTGAGCGTGAAGCGTTCTTTGACGCAACAGCGCTGGTGATGTTAGGCCGTATGCCTACGCTGAACGAAAATCCGAAAGAAGTTGCGTATGCCGATATTCTTACGGCTTATCCAAACGGCACTTTCTTCCGGATGTTTTTGCCAAAGAACTTTTTCTTTTACGCGGCTATCACTGAAAACATTAAGCTGCGTTTGGTGGATGCGGAACACGGGTCAGAATACAAAAAAGTTGTGTTCGATTCGGAAACGTTCCAAGACTACTCAACTCTTCTGCGCGAATGCTTTGACGAAGTGCAGATGAAAGTTCTGAGTATCAGTTATCGCAAAGAAAAAGGATTGCCTGAGAATGTCACAGACTAAATATCCGGAACTGTGGCGGCGTGTGCTTGAGGCTTCTGGACGTTTTGATCGTGCTCACATGAGGCTTGACTCTGCCAAAGCACAAGCAGGGCTGCGAACTGATCCACGCGGTCAAACTTTCCCTACGTTGAAAAACGAGGAACCGGAAACTTATCTGAAAGAAATTCTCTGGTTCAACAGCGAAACAATTCGCTGTAATGCTCAAGCGGAAGCATTAGAGTCTGGTAAAAATGCAGATGAAGTTTACGCTGCTATTGCTGACAAGTGCGCTTCCTTTTTAGGAGATTCCAAATGGCAACCTTAAATTTTCGAACCATGCACAGGCAACAGCTTGAGACTTTGTTTTGGTATTTGTGGAACCTGAATTGTGTTGCGGAAAACAAACCGCTGATTCCAATCCAGCCGAACTATAAAGCGAATCATGAAGCTCACCACATGATGCTGCTGAACAATGCCATTCAAAGTTTCAAGTTCAACATTCCTAAACATCTGGAATACTCGCTTGAGTTTCAGGATCGTTTGGCGTACGCACACAAACTTGCAGATAGTTTTGTTTCTGCTTGCGATGAGTATACGCCTGATCCGGAAAAAGAAATGCCGCGTTCTTTGCCTAAGTGGGCGAATACGTTGAACGTGAATTACTTTTACGATCCAAACGGACGCCACGGATTCTCGCCTGAGACATTAGTCAAAATGGCTGAGGACATGTTGCAGGTAGAAGCAATGGCGTGGTTAACGGAACTGGATAAAACTTATGTGAACGATGGCGGTCGTTTGATAATGTTCCCTCACCAGCCTGAGCGTGTTCTTGAATCGGCGGCGCATCTGTCATTCCGTAATCAGGAAATGGCTGAGAAATTGGGCGGTCTGATTTTACGCTGTCACGATCATAAGCTGTTAAGTGTTTTTGAATCTTACGTGAAGGAAACTTTGTTCCCACGTTTGTACGCGAATCGTGAATTGATCCTTCGCGATTTGTATAACAGTTAGGATCATAACCCTAGTGCTATCGTTCAAAAGTTCGATAGCCTACTTCCAATAAAAGGAACGAGAAATGAAATCTAAAACTCTGCAAAAAGCAAACGAAGCTGTAGCAAAAGCAACTCCCGAAACTTTCGGTGCAGCAATTTCCACTGCTAAAGTGAAGGTTGCTAAACACAAAGAGCATACCAGCTATAGCAGCGCATTTGCTATTGGCGAACACGCTGAATTACGTTTGGACTTCTTTGATAAAGAGGAACCATTCGGACGCGTTGAAGCCGTGCAGTTTTCTACCGAAGGCATTACGTGCAATGTTGCAATGGCGATCAGCGCAAGCAATGACGATGTTACCGTGCGTGAGTTTCACAGCGCAACGCCATTGCAAAACGTTGACCAGCGTCTGTTGAAATATTTCCGACACACGGGAATTGATAACCCGCTTCAAAATTCCTTCCCTGTTTTACCGGGTACGCATATTCAGGTTGGCGATCTGGTTAAGCTGGACTTTAGTTCCGAAATCGAAAACTACAATCCGTTTGCGATTCCTGTTTTGATTTGGGGCGTAACTTATTTCGAAGGGCGCGTTCGTTATCACGTAAGTCTGGACTGCGATCAGTATCGCGGTACGTCTGCTTTCGATACCATTTATGAGCGCTACGTGAAGCATTCTATCGACTGTGTTGATGCGGCATTTATTCAGCCAATCGGCGGTTGGGAAGAAGTGGAAGTAGACGCGCCTGTTCTGAACAAACTGGAGAGACAATGAAAAAGAATCTGATTCAAAGCAATCTTGATTTCGGTTCCGCGTGGAACAAACTTATTTCTGGTGACGCTACCAAACATAAGTACGTGCTTTCACGCACAGGATGGAACGGCGCTAATCAGTACGTGCGTGTAATTTTCCCGCAGGCACCACATCCGAGTGATGCACCTGATGCTGTTCCGCAGAATCCGTATTTCCGCATGGCAGACAACAACGCCGACGCAGACGGAACGTTATCACCATTCGCAGTTTTGAAAACTACGCAAAACAAAGTTTTCCCGTGGACTCCTTCACAGGGCGATCTGTTTGCGTTCGATTTTGAAATTTACGAACTGGTGAGCGAAGATGCCGAACAAGATGCCTGAATACGATCCAGTTAATCATAAAGCGTCTGACTTTGTTGCAGTCTTTCGCTTTAACTATCTGGAAATGTTGGCGACAGGCCCGGAAAATGGTGGCCTGTTTGTTGTGTTGAAACGTTCCGAACCTGAAAGCGTAACGCGTGATCGAATCCTCGAAGTGTGCAAAAAGATTTTTCCTGCTGGTGATGCTAAGCACGTTGTGTATGGCTATGACTATCTGGTAATGAAAGCACAAATCGACGGCGCGGATATTCTTTTGATGCCCGGAACACTGTTGGCAATCCGCAGAGACAACAAAGCTGCTGTGATTATTGCAGACGGGCCATTGCCTGATGTTGATATTCACAAAGGCAAGTTGCTCATTGGCTAAGGAAGTTTTATGGGCGCGTTGAAGAAGCGTCTTTTCTGTACGCATGAAAACTGGAATCGCTTTCGTACCATTCATGGCGACGAAGCAAACTATGCGCGTAGTGAATGGCGTTGTGCCAATTGCGACAAACATAAATACAGCGGCTACAGCGACAAGATGGAAAGTGTGCCACAAGGCAAGAAGCGCATTGCTTCTTTTCTGAAATCGGTTCGCTATTCTATCGGTCGCATCGCATATCATTGTCTGAACCAGCAAGACAAAGATCGTATTTATCGTGAACATCGTTTTCAGCAAGAAGTTCGCACACTGGAACATTGGATGTGTGAATTTCCGCAAATGGTAGAAGCTGCGCGTTATCTCAGAGTTCACGTTAATGGCTATTCCGAAACTTTACCGGCAGGTCACGCAGATCGCCGTGCGGCGCAGGACATAAGCAGTTTCCGTGAAGACTGTAGACGTAGATTTCCAAAACTGTAAATAATAAATAGGCTACAGGCTATTCCGGCTTGTGGCCTATTTTCACATAAGGAGGAAATTTTGGAACGAAACGTAGCAGAGTTTGGGTACTTTGAAGATTTCATGCAACATGCTTTCCCGCTTGGAATTGAAATCAAAAACGTGCCTGTTGAAACTCTGTCATGTTTAATGAAACACGTAACTTTGCGTCAGGCTTACTTGATGCCCTATTACGGTTTTGAAGTTGAGAGCCGTATTATTGCAGACGACAACGGTCGATGGCTTCGTGCTTTTGTTAACGGTGACATGGTTCCTGAAATTTCACCAGACTTGATCGAGAAGTTGAAGAATCCCCAAATGCAGTATCAGGCAGCGGCAGGTTTCTTAACTATGCAGGCAGCGATTCACAAAAAGATTCGCACTCATCTGTTCGATGATATGCTTGTTTATGGCGAAACCAAATCAGGCTATATGGAATTCTGGATGCACAAATCAGGTTCCGGTTCGCTGCTACACGTTGCTCATGCAGATCAATCGTTCGAAAGTTTTACTAACGAGCGCGTTGCAGATTGGCAGTCACGTATGCCTTTTGCTGCTACTGAATATCCGGATGAGCTTTTTCAAGTTGCAATAACTCCAAACGTAAAAGTCGAATGGTAAAATTCAAAGTTTGTCGTAATGGCTGTACTCGAACTGTTATTTTGATCGGTAAATATGCTATCAAGATTCCTTGCCTTCATTATAACTATCCAATGTTTATCGAGGGTATCCGCGCTAATCTGAATGAACGTCAGTACATTTGCTTTCAAGATAAAGCACCCATTGCGAAAACGTTTTATGCGAATCGCTTTGGACTCTTGAACATTCAAGAACGTGTGCGCCCGGTAAATAACCGTGGCCTGTTCTTTACTGAGCTTGAAGTGCTTTGTTCTAAGCAGCACCTACCGCGTGATTTTTATATGGACGATCCCAAACCGGAAAACTTCGGATACAACTCACGCAACGTTTTAGTCAAACTGGATTACGGCAACTAATGAAAGTTTTTATGTTTCTTCTGTTCTGCATCCCGTCTTATGCAATCTCGTTTTTCATCGGCTGGCTTGTTATGGACGCAACAAACAACGCATACAAAGCGACAGGAACCAATGCAGGTCTGTTCGCTTTGTTCATGATCTTTTTCTTCGTCTTTTTCAGGAAGCGCAAAAATGCAAAAGAACCTCGACAAGAACCACGTTTCGATTGATCCGGATATGCTGGAAATCCTGATGCAGTTTGCAGAAAAACATGCAGACGGGAACCATTTTATCGACGATCTCAAACGCGTAAAACGCCATATCCGCAAGTTCAATCCGAAAAGTCTTGAGCGTAAAAAGCAGATTGAGAAAGAAGACAACGATCTGCTGATAATGGCAGAAGAACGAAAGGAAGCAAAGCGCACACGTCGAATGGTGAGCGAACGTTTCGAAACCAAAACCGTTGTACGTGACGGTAAAACTGAAAAAGTAAAAACTCCGTTCGTGTTTTGGTTTGTACGCCAGAACGTAAAACGCGCCTGGCCAATCCTTATTCATAATCTGCGTAAAGATTACGGTATGACTTCTGTCAGTTGTTCCTTCCTGTCAAGCAAGGACAAAGGCGAGGCAATGTATATGTATACGGGCCTCAATGTACCCAGCATTCTGAGCACGAAAGATATTTATTTATCGCGGGATGAAATTCCGGAAGGTATTCAGATCTGCGATAGCGCTCTGGCACCTAAACTTGATCTTCGTACAGGCAATGAGTGTTGCGCCAATCCGGTTTACGATGAAGGCAAATGTACGCAGTGCGGTAATCTTGATCCAGAACTGGAATCGTGCTGCGACAATGAAGATCGCAACTGGAACGGCGGTTGTAACAACTGCGGAGATCCGTGCTTATGAAAAAGCTGATTGCCCTGATGTTTGTTATTGCACTGGCTGGATGCGATGCTTCGCAACGCACTGCTGAATACAGCGCGGATCAGATTGTGCGTGGTCACTGCGAACCAACAGGTCAGTATCTGGATACAGAAATTCCCGGCGCTTCTATTGCGATGCCTAGCCGCACAGAAAGATTCTATATCTATAACTGCGATGACGGCACTCGTCGAATGTCAAAAGCTAAAATTGAAGGTACAGCAAATGAGTAAAGTTGTTCTGGAAGCAAAACGCGAAGGCGAAGTTTTCCAGATCGTTCGTTACCGTGTACGCCGTGCGAATGATTGGGTATCCCATAAAATCCCCATGAACAAACGTGAAGTTGTTCCGTCTGCAAAGTTTCAGGACTTTCAACGTTGGGCCTACACTGACAACGGCGAAACAGTTTCAATTCCTCTTAGCGTCAAACTAAACTATCTGGTGGCACATGAAAGCAATCAGCATTAAACAACCTTTTGCTTGGCTGTTGGCGAACGGACACAAGGATGTTGAAAATCGAAACTGGCGCACAAAGTTTCGCGGTAAGATTTTTATTCACGCAAGCAAGTCAATCAACAAACAAGATTATGCTGCTGCGAAACTTATCTGTGATGATTTGGGAATAAAACTTCCAAACATTGACCAGCTTGAGCGCGGCGGTATTGTTGGCTGTATGACTATCACGGACTGCGTTGAAACCCTTGATAGTCCGTGGTTTTTCGGGCAATACGGATTTACTGTAAAGGATCAACGTGCTTGCAAATTACACCCACTCAAAGGACGCCTGAGTATCTACGAATCTGGCGTTGAAACTTCCGAACTATCTTGGAGAAGAAAGAAATGATCAATCACGACACTTTATGGAAAGCAGTTGAAGACAAACAAGCGCATTACGCACGTTTAGTTTCAATGCCTTTGCCTGAGACTGTTGCAAATGGCTTACCGTTCTTTCGCCGTGGCATGACTGTTAATCAGCAACTGCATTTTCTCGCGGAGCCAGAATACCATTGGATTGATGCAAAACTTATTATGGAAGATGATCTGATGAGCGACGATCTGAAAGAGACTCTGGATGCAAGTTTAGGCTTTGCGCGTAGGTCGGGAAAAACTTTCATGACAAGCGGCATCTGCAAAGAGGCAATTGAAGGTTTGCTTGCAGGCTTCAAAGGCAAAACGATCAACAAAAGCGGCATGATTGAAATTGACAGCATTCCTTATCCTTACTCGTTAGGTAAAAGCGATATTAGCGGATTCCTTCGCCGTGATTTGGTGCGTCGAGGTTATTTGCATAGTATGGTTCCGGACGATGCACAATCCGGATCGATGGAACTTGATCTTTCGGTTCCTATCCAGCAACCGCAAAAGTGGGAAGATTCATCGGCAGTCAAAGACATTACCGACGCGATTCACAAACTCAAAGTTTCCAGCATGAAGATGGGCGACGTTGAGTATCGTCCGGAACAACTGGAAGCAATGGGCATACTGGATGAAATGGGAGCGTTTGATAGTGTTGGCTGTTGGTCTGCTATTTCGCGATTTTGGGGAGGCGGCATACTTACCAATCTGAAAGCCAAACCAAACGGAACTATCGAAGCAGACGTTACCTTGCCTGCTATTGCAAAAGGCCCAATCGTTTTTGAACAAAAGACGAAAGCCACTCCTGAGTATTCTCCGCAGTATGCCGCGTACATGCGGGATCGGGAAAGAGAAAAAGAAGTACAAAACTCGAAACGCTGTCCAACACACAAGCGTAAAACAAAAGTAGTTAATGCGCGTAAAGCTGCTAAGGCGGCACGTAAAAAGAGGAAATAAGTATGCACGAATTTGTAGCATGGCTTGCGGTGTATTTTTATATCGGAGCCGTTTTCTGTGTGGTTGATTTTGTCGATGTGCTTGTCGCAAGATTTTTATTTAATCGTGAGGAATACAGTGCCCGCGCCATTATTCTTTATCCTATTTTTACTTTGTTCCTGTGGCCTCTCCAATTACTTGCGACAATAGCAGCGGTAGTAACACCGGGCTTTTATAAGCATGTAACCAGATCAGCATTGCGTGTGGCTGAATCGTGGGCGACTCCTTACTTTGCGTACGAATTTGAAAGCGAACCATCGCTTGATCAAATCAAAGAACTTTCTCAACATATCTGGCGCACCAATCCCGGATGGCATTTGGGAGATCCTATTGATTTGTTTTTGTATCGCAAAAACAAAAACGGCAGCAAAGTTTATGTAGGCTTTGAGCGAAAGGACAAGTGCGCATCGCATAAATGTTTTCGCCACATTCGCGCTACTTCTCCGGTAGACACAAAGTACGAGGAAATTTGGAATGCAGGTTGAATTAGTAAAATTCGATTTTCCGGTTTACGGGCCGCTGGAAATTGCACGAAAGAAAATGCTTGAGCATCTTGTTGTTGAGTGTCGCAAAGGTCTGCAAGATTCTCTGGTCGGTTTTATTTACGGCGCTCAACTGGAAGACGGTAGCCATGTTCACGTTTGTTGCAGCAAGTATTACAATAATCATCGTGACGTGGAATTTGCACGAATTCAACCGAAAGGAGGCCCGTATTTGAAACCTTACCGATGCGCGGCAAACCTTGTGCTAACCATGACAGCAAAAGCTGACGGAACAGTTAGCTGCACCGGGCAGGATTAATGTTTCTTGCTTTTCGACGCACCGAAGTTGTGAGCATGAGGAACGGCAATAAAAACTTCGACGTTCGAATAGATCGCCAAAGCAAATGGGGCAACCGTCATTTTATGAAGGAAGAAACCGTTGCTGAACGTGATCGAGTTTGCGACGAACACAAAAAGGAATTGTGGGAAAAGATCCACGCAGGCGATATAACTCTAAGTGAATTGGAAAAGTTGTATGGTAAAAAGTTAGGCTGCTGGTGTAAACCGAAACGCTGTCACGGTGACGCACTGGCAGAAGCGGCAGAGTGGGCGCATCGTTTGATGAACATTCTGAGAAAGCTGAGAAAGAAACGTAGAAAAAAGTGTAAAGTAAAATCGTAACCTTTCAGGAGAACACAATGGAAATTCAGGAAGCTGATCTTTACCAGAAAGCAATTGAGTTCGCAGCACGGGCACATCGCGGTCAGTATCGCAAATATACGAATGAGCCTTATATCCTGCATCCGATCAACGTTGCCGAAATTCTTCGCGATACGGATATGCCAATCGAAACAATCGTTGCTGGCGTACTGCATGACGTGGTTGAAGATACCGACTGCACCATTCAGGAAATCGAAGACTCGTTCGGTAAAGTTGTCGCAGAGATCGTTAACGGCGTAACCAACGTGGCAGAAGATAAATCTGTTCCACGTAAAGAACGCTTCTGGCAAAACGTGCATCATCTGACTAAATCAAATGAGCAGGCGCAGAACGTTAAGTGTGCTGACATTATCAGTAACATGAAAAAGTTCGGTGAAGTGAATCCGGATTTTGCGGCGCAATACACGGCAGAGAAAATGATTGTTATCGATCATTTATACGAAGCCGATCCACTTTTAATCCTTCGCGCAAAACAAGCGGTCGAAGCAAACATGGAAGGAATCCGTTCAGAGCACATGCACCTGAGATTCCTTCTCGAAAAAGGCTGACGAATGTTTCAACGTATCGGGATTGACCAGCACACTACGCGGGCACGTATCACACGCCGCGCTCGTCGTAATGCTTTGCACGTATTGGCTCAAGGTAAGAACGTTTGCACATTGCAGGCGTTTATCTATGAGCATGTTACGGAAGACAAAGTTTTCGCCGTGGCGTACGAAGAAATCAAGACTCAAACTCTTTCGCTTATTTGCTTGCGTGAGGTAGAAGTTCTTAATTTCGTTCGTAGAAACAAAAAGATTTATGAAGTGATAAACGGCGTTGAAGTGCTTACCGGAAACTTTGACAGTAAGGTTTCTAAGTTTGTTGCTTGCAATGCTCTACCCGATAATGTTGTTCCTCTGGAGAAACCAAATGGATGCGAAGCTGAAAGCCGCATTGGATCAAGTTCGTGCCACGCACAAAGTTAACGTCGTTGACTGTTACTCAAAAGTTCGTGTGCCAGTTGATTGCAAAGTGTTTTACGCTGCTGGTGGGATAGGTCAGGGCCATTTTAGTGGCAAGACTTTTCCAAAGTTAATTAAACCGTTCAAGAACCTTGTTATCTATCTCAATAAAGATAACTGTTCTTACGTTGCGTACTGAGGTTTGTATGACTGCAAGATTGGTATACAAACGTGCGCAGAAAGGAAGTGATCTGTCCGTTGCTCAAATTGCTATTCGTGTTTGTCCTGATTGGAATAAAGAGTACAATCTGGTGGCAACCGTTATTGAAAATCGTAACGGTGAAAGAAAAACTCACAACATTGTGAACACGAATCCGAAAAATCTGGCTATGAGTGTTGCGGATTACGTGAATGAAATTTTGCAGGAAGGCGATACTGTTTGGTGTAGCAGCGAGTTACCTGAACACACGCGCCAGATTGCAGGATGTGAGGCAACGTTCAAAGATTATTTCTGTGGTGATGTTGACGCGATTACTGACAGTGAGCGTAACATGCAGCGCGTGGATAACGAAAATAAAGAACGTGTCGAACGTGTTTATGGTGATTGGAAACGTTGGAAAACCGATCAAGCTAAAGCACTTATCTTTGGTGATAAAAATGACGGAAGATAAAACAAAAATCGTCGTGATTGGTGGCGCGGTATCCTCTCTAGGTTTGAGCGCCTTGTCTGCCGATCATATCACGCTGGGTTCTGTTCAAGTTGTTGATCCATTTGCACAGCCTGATTTTAACACGTTTAACAATCGCCGTGACGTGCGCGATCCTCGTCGCAATTTCAAATCTGTAAACAAACCACAACAACGAATAAAGCGAGGTCGTCGATGATTGGTGATTTTGGAATTGAACAGCGGATTAAAAGCGATCCCTTAACTCAGGAAGAATACTATCTGATTGGCGCGATGTTCAATCTTGCGCATTTGCGAATGGGCGGCGATGCAGAAAAGTTTCGTGTAATGGATTTTCTGATTGATCCTGTTACGCCGGAAGAACACGCTGCCGTTAAACGTGCTTATGATAAAGCGTACGGTGAAAACTGGAAACCGGACACCGAAGTTTATTGGAGCGAAGACGAAAACGCACCGATTTCCTGTGAAGGTGTTCGCCACGTTTTCTACGCTTTAAAACGCGAAGCACTGCGTTTAAAACTTCTCGAAAGTTTGGACTCAGAGTTAATGCGTCAGTTGGAAGCAATTGAAATTCCAATGCACTCTGTTACGGACTTACGCGCTGTAATGAAAAAGATGCAGAAAGATATTGACGATGCGTGGGGCTGTCCTTCCCTTGCAAGTTTGTTTAGTGAGCCGGAAGGCTTTATGCGAACCAAAGGAAACTTTGCAAGCATGGATCGTAAACGTTTCTATAAACAGAATCACGATCCCAAACAAAAACGAATGGCGCAACACAGAAACTTTAGGAGAAAGATGTAATGACTTACTTCGGACGCTGGTTTGCAACGTGGGTATCTGTAAAGGATATGACATTAGCAGGAGATACCGTTACTGCTGAGACTATTCGCAGCGTCCGGATCTTCGGTCGTGTGTTTCAGTGGGAGACTCCTAACCTGCTGGGCTTTGTTAAGATTCCACTTGAATCTGTAAAGTGGATGGAGAAGGGCAGTTTCATTTCTTACGGTTCGACTCATTCAAAAGTTTTGAATCGTGAGTACAGGGCTTTTTCGAAAAGTGGTTTTGAAAGCTATGCCAGCTTTGACCGCAGTCGCGCAGCAACAAATTTGCTGAACACGCTCAAAAAATCTTGAGGTAAACATGTCAGACCAAATCGTTTTGTGTAGTGACCAGATTGACATTATGCGTAAGAACACGGTTCACAATCTCGCGCATCAAATGTATTTAGGTAAAGTGGGTATGCCGCGTAACAACGCAGAGTTTGGCATGATGATCGAAACCAAAGTAGGAACTAAAGAAGTTGCGTTTCCGTTTTCTGCTTTTGGTACTCGCAAGATCGTCGAAGCGCAGGCACTGGTAAAAGTTAACGACGCAGGAATGTGTTATACCGATAACCATTCCATTACCGAAACCGAATTGCATACCAGCTATCACACGCTGATTGCTGATGCTGTCCAAAAAGTAACAAAGTCGGTTGAAGATATTATTACTGACGCAATCAGCGAAGCGCATGGAATGTTCCGCGACAAATTTGTGTTGCCCGAACTGTTTATTCTTACCGCTAACGTTGAATACGGCAAACGTATGTTCAACTTTCTGGCTGACCATACCGATCTGGATGCTGGCGTTATTGGTGCTATTCGCGCACTGCCTGAAATGGTTCCAAACGGCGAAGTTGTTTTGAAAATCTGCCAGACAAACAAACGCGTAGATGTTCTGGCGGCAGGAAGCAGAGAAAAAGGCTTGTTGGATCTGTCCAAGTATTACAACATTACGTCAATTCTGAAATTCGTAAGCAGTTTCAAGAATTCGAACAATCCTACTCAGGATGAAGTTCTGGCGTACCACAAAATCTCTAAACTGAACAAGGAATTCTGCTAACATGAAAGCTAAAGGCACTAAAACAACTGGTGAGCAAGCACTAGGTCGTGTTGATCGTGGCGCTGCTGTATCCGGTCGCACTTCTGCTGTTCGCGAAAATGAGGCAAACACACCGCGTCAGGCCAGGCTGCAAGCTGAACTTGCTTCAAACAGCCCGGTTCTGGAGTCGATGAATCATATCGACAACCTGATCGTTAGTTCAAACACTTTTATTCAGGCGCTGTTAAAAACTGGTTTGCTTTACGGTATGGAACAAACTCAGGAAGGCGTTATCATGCGCACTGAAAGTTTGACCGTATGCCTGAACGATTTCAAATCGCAAGCCGATCAAAACATCGGTAGCGCACTGTCGATGATCCAAACCTATCTCGGAAGTGTTTCGAACATACTGCTTGATGTGGTTAATGGTTTGGAAGTGCAGCCGGAAGACAGCGGTGAAGAAAACACAATCGCTGAACCTGTCGAATACGCAGCAACTAACACAGTTGGCGGTCGTTATGTTTCGCAGCTTTTCCATAGCAACAGCCATCACATGAATGTGATTAACGAACTGCTGGATCGAATCGTCTTCACTGTCTTTGGCAACGAAGATGAAGAAGAAGGCAAAGATAAACAAGCGGCGTGGTCTATTGATAGCGTTGGTACTCTGCGCATGATTCAGACTGTGAACGGAAATCTGGAAAATCTGCTGAACAAGCTGAACGCTATTCAGTACCGTATTAATGAGGCAATCTAATGCCGATTCCAGTTAAGCAAGTTAAGCAAACTATTCGCGATCCAAAAACCGGACGCTTCCAAAGTGTTTTGGTGGATGCTCCTTGTGTTGAAACCAGTCTGAATCCAAGTGAAGAAATGAAAACTAACAAATCTGAAAAGAAAGTGAAAGCAACTCGCGCCGCAGCCATCGAACCAGAAGATATTGATCTGGATGATTGTTCGGAAGACGGTTTTGATGAATCCGAAACTGATACGCATCGCATCAAACGCCTCAGTTGTGGTTTGATTTATACCGCGATTGATTTTGAAAATGCTTTCTACGCAATGGGCGTTATCCCATCAACTCCGCTGGATCTGCGCTTCTCTGATCACGATGAAGATTGCATGGAAGACAGCGATGCGCGTATCGCATGTAACTTCGAAAAATATCTGGAACAGGTTTGCGACTACATTCGTACAAACAACGGTGGTACTAAACCGCGTCCGTTTACTGTTGTTGGTGAGCGTGGCGTAACTTCGCTGGCTGCAATGGCGTATGTTCTGAACCGTGCCGCAGATACACTCATCGGACAAGATCCGGATCGTGAATCGGTGTACGCTGATCTTATGTCGCGTGATTTGGCAGGCCATGCAGGTTACTATATGGCTGAAACATGGATCAACGATATGAACCAGCATGTGCGCTCTACAATGGACGCGCTGAGCGTAATGTTGTTCGGACAAGCTACCGAATCAAACAGCGAGATTCCGGAAGAAGTTACCACGGTCACTGGTTCAACGTTCAGCCAGCACATTAGCGGTGTTGGTGATATGCTTGACACTACGCTGGAACATGCAAAAGCATTTAAGCGTGTTCTGAAACAAATGCTGTAAACGCAAAAAAGGGGAAACCGCAATGGCTTCCCCTTTATTTTTTATAACGCAAATCCAACCGCCACAATCGCAATCAAGCGAGTGATAGTTAGTTGTAAGTCTGCTGCTTTTTGTTCACGAATCCGCGCTTCACGTTCCGCTGTTAAATCCTTCGCAAGACCATTCGATCTTAATTCTTCTGCCTGCGCCAATTCCAACAGTTTATTTCTTTCGTCGATAGTTTTATTCAGAACAACGATCAACTGATTTGTTTCATCAGTACGATTCTTTGCTGCTGAATAAAGTTTGATTAAGTCTGCCATGCCTTTGTTATCCAGCGTAGCTAACTTTTTACCTTCGAAAACTTTCACTGTTACTTCTGGCTTAGCAGGAACCTCAACCTTATCCCACGTAAGACGTTCAACTCGCGGAATCTGCTGCATGGTTGTTTTCTGCTGATCCGGAATTGCTCCCAAACCGCTACAACCACACAGCACAAAAGCGCACAGAAGAATTAATATCTTCATAGCTTTTTATATTCCTCGCTCAACTTATCCATGTCATCGTTTTCGTTTGCCACTGCATCCGGCTTTCGTTCCTCATTCAACTTACTAACATCTTCCGTTACCGCTTGAGCATCTTTCCGTTGCTGCTCTACGGCTTTCTCGCGAATTTTGTTTTCGGCTTTCTGGAGTTCAGAGATACCGTTAGAAGTTTTCCGTGCGTTTGGACGTACTAAAAAGATTCCTACACATACGCCAATAAAACCAACAAACCACAGCCAATACTTTTTGAGCTTATCCATTTTGGTCTACTCGCTGGTCGTCAGGTTTTGCATTTGAGTCGTTCGCGTTGTTACGGTTCGATCCGTTGTTGATAAGGTTTTCAGCCATAAATGCAACAGAGAAGAACGTAATGTGATTACTTTCGCCAGAGCCGATCAAGTTAACGAAAAGGCCAACACTGACAAACACACTCGCAATCGTAGAGAACGGGTTGTTTGTCCAGTATTGACGCCAATTCAAACCTTCACGCTTTGTCTTTTGAACGTAATTGACAAGAACGCCGCCTACCCAAGTGCAAAGAAAGCCGAACAACTGAAACCAATCATAGTGTTTAATCACTTCTTGCACATCAGGTAACATTGTCTACCTCTACAGTTTACTATCGTCGATTTTCCCTTCCTTAAAGAATTGCAGTTTACGCGCTTTCCATTTGGTACTGATACCAGAGAAAAACTCGCTAAGCTGATCATCTGTCAGTTGCGAAGGGCTACTTACTTCACGCGCTGCCAGTTCCTCACGAAACAGGTTTTGATATTCTTCCTGCAAAAACGATTGGTCTGCGCTGACGCTTGTGAATTCTTTTGCTGCTAAAGCTACAACAGTTTTCATGGTAAATTTCCTTTGATAAATTAACGGAGCCTGAGCTTTAAATTACTGATAACAGGCGCTTTGCTAAGATCGATCGGACTGCCTTGTGTAAGCGCAAGAGTTCCACCCACAAGTTTTAGATCCGCAGTGCTATCTTCATTTCCCACTGTTCCAACCGCAGCAAAATAAAGTTGCGACGTGTTGTTTCCTACGGGAATTGTGTCAGTGTTTAAGTTAGCCACGCCTGTACTATAAAGTGCGATAGCAAACCACGTTGGAGTTCCGGCGCGATGGATACGTGCCTGTCGTGTCATTAACGGATCAGTTTCTGCGCCTGTTCCTGTTTGATTACGAGAAGAATAATCTCCCGCATAACTCAACGCTAATTCAATTTCATCAATGTTTGGAGACAGCACACGGTTCCAACCATACATCCAGCCAACGCCGCCCATATAGTTTGCAGATTTTGGATTCAAAACATTATACAAACCAAGTTGACGGCCTACGCCTGCTGCAAACTGAGTTTTGATTGTGTCTTTGTCTGGCATTACGCCGTCGAAAAACATAATCACAGCGGGAAGCGCAGCCATGCTTGTTCCTGATAATCGTGTTGCACGTTCAAAAAGAACAGTTCGAATACTTCCGGGAACACAACGCATTTATGCCTCCACAACAGTAGTGCCAAACGCGATACGGCAACTGTGAAAATAAGGCAACTGTGCTGTGCCTGTTTTTGTTTGCGATACCGTGCAATCCGTTCCTATATCAAGAACCAATCCGATATAGTTTTGTTTGGTAGTGAAATCGCTACTGCCACTCACAAATTGCATGTTGCCTGTTGCAGCTACCAAAACAATTTTATCAACAGTTTCCTGAGTAAACGCATTTGCCTTGTTCAAAACTTTCCATGAGAACGAAGCACGAATCACGCTGGCGTTTCCTGCACTTAAACTATAACGAAGATAACGCGCATCAAAATTGAAAGTCTGGACTCGCACGTTGGCAACCGTAAGCGCTGTCCAAGTGACTGCATCAGTGCTGTACTCAATTTTCATTCCATTGTATGCGTGGTTTCCAAAGTTCAACTGACTAAGTTTGCGGAAACTAAAAACGCTTCCGTAATCTACGATCATGTTTCCCGGTGAAACGTTCTGCGCATAAGTTGGTACGCCAGCGGTTTCGAACGGCGTTTGTGGGTAATACCCGGCAAGCATCTGCACAATGCCAAGCAATTGTGTTGCATCGAATGCAGAATAAAGTGATTCAGGATAAACACAAACCGGATACGCATCAACATAAAGTTCGTCGTTGAGTGATCCATCCTGATAGTTTTTTGCACCCAATCCACAATAACCAAAAACATTTGCGCGATGATCTAACGTTACGTTACCTGCAAGTGCGCTAGTGCCTTTGGAAATATTCAGTAAGTTGATTGCCCGTACATTTTTAAGATCATCAACGATATTGCCAGTGGGTTCCTTCCCACTGACCATATACATAGCAGCAACTACACTGCCATTGTTGATGAAATCAAAAACCCTTTCACGAAGAGATTTTGTTTCAACAAGCATCACGATTCCTTAATACTGAACGTTGAGATCCGTAAAGCGATAGCCTTGTCCGGAAACGATTGAACCGCCAACAAGTTTCAAATCCGCATCACTGTCTTCATTGCCTACGGTGCCGATAATAAAATCATCAACGTATGTTCCAGAAATAAATGCAGCCCAAGTGGAAGCATCTGTTCCTGCTGCGCTTGTACGCAATGCAATAAAGAACGTTGGGGTTCCTGCTGCCGCGCCAATCAGATCCGTTGTTACCGCTGTGAAGTTCACGTTAACTTTTCGATTCACAGAATAATCGGCATTGCGTCCAACAGTTACCAGTGGTTTGCGTCCGGCGGTAGTTGAATAGTTCTGGCATCCAAGAAACTGAGTTGACGTAATGCCAAGCGCGATCATCAATTGAGTTGGCGTAAGCAGTTGTGTCTGAGTAACAGTATCGGGAACCGTAACAATGTTAGGCAACGTACCGTTAAACAGACCAATCTTACACTGAAACGAAGTAGAAGGCGGCGTGAAAATTTCCAGAAACGCACTGAGCATTTTACTGGCGTTCATATTTTTGCTGCTGATCATACTGCCCCCAATTCTGTGATAGGTGTCGGAACAGTAAAGAACGGAGGATAAATATCTGTTCCCTGTTCGTACGTTAATCCATTAGGCAAGAACAAATCGAAAGAATTTATTTTCTTAGGATCGTCCGTAACGCTATATGCGTTCCATGCCACAATGCGATCATCCAATGATGCAAACTGGTTGTTGTGCATGATATTGCATCGAGCGTTAGCGTCAAAACAACTGTTGTTGAAATCCGCGCCTACACCGAACGGCATCATTAACACATAACCGATTTTGCCGAACGTGCGCGGAGTTCCGTTGACATATTTTCCTAAGAAACGAATCCCGCTTCCCCACATCTGAGCAGTTGTAGTGTTCAAACGCTTAACACGGAAATATCGCGCTGTAATTTTCGCAGCATTAAATGGGTAAATAGTTTCGTCTACAGTTCCGCTCTGCAATCCATTGGTAGCAGTAACGTCTGTCCACACGTTGTTAATCTGAGCTTGAATAACAAACGAGCCAAGAGCATTGCTTGCGTTGTTTGTGGCTAATCCAACTTTCAAAAATCCAGTAACTTCAACGTCAGCGCCAAAGTCATACGTGAATGGGTACGCGGCAGTTGCTGTCGAATCAATATCAACGGTCACAGTTCCAGCGGTAGTTGCCAGAATGTTTGAGGTCGCTTGTTGCTGTCCAAAACGGGGCATCAATAAACTACCGATGATGTTTGCGACTTGTTCTGCTGGACGTGTACGGTTTGCAACAACGGTAAGATCACGTAAACGGCGCATACGAGTTTTTGGTAAAACTTGTTTGCCGTACACGGTATCAACTTCCTGCCATGCGCTATGCAAAGGCCAGTTGTTTGTTGTTGCTGTGCGATCCATCGGCTGCATAATAGTTCTGCCGCCTGTTGTGTAATATGCGTGAAGATACGGACGCGCAAACAAACAATTGTTCACAGTGTCTTGCAAACTAATGTTGTCGATATTGGTCGGCATATCGCCTTCCATGAAAAACGCCATATAAACATGGTTAGCTGCAACGCGCTTTTCACCAAGATCAAAAAGTTTCATACATCCTCACTGATTTTAATGTGCAGGCGATCAATAGGTGTATTGATTTTGTAAGTTCCGTCGCCGTTGTTTACAAGAGGTACGCCCATGTTAATCAAATCCTGATAACTAATCTCAAAGAAATTATAACAGGATACATTATCAGACAAACTTCCGGCGGTACTATTTGGAATACTAAGAAGCAGCGACGTAAAGTTAGCTGTTGGCCAGGCACCGCCATAAGTTTGGTCTAGGCTCAAATAGCGTCCGTCATTTTCTTGTGTGATACGAACGTTTGCCTGCGTACGCGTAATAACATTAAACTTCATGTTAGGCTTGTTAGTTTTAATCCAGTTGACAATCTGTGTTACTGTCATTGGATCGCCGTATGAAGCAAACAAACTATGCCAATCGGTATCAGTGAAAAAATCTCCTGACACACTATACAGAATAGAATCGAAAGCCTGATTCTGTGCGGCATCCAAACGTTCTGTTGTTGCTTCGAACGCGTAGTTAAATTGCCACAAACCGATCACGCCGTTTGTATTAGCAAGTGTCACAAAATCAATCTTTGGGCGAATGTTTCGCAATGCTTTTGAAACAATCATCAGATACTCCTGTTATTAAAACGGATCTTAGGACAATAAAGAATATTGTCACCGTCCGGAACAAGCGTACGCAGCGTAAACGGTTTCGCATTTCCATCATCACCATGACCAACCGTTTCAGCAAAGTAAGGAATCAGTGGGCTATGCTCAAAGTCTCCTGCTACTCGCGTGTTGGTATGTGCAACAACAATCCATCCGGGAACCTGAACAGGCGCACTTGTGTAAGGCGCACTATCGCTAACAAGAGTGATTGGCCCTACAGTCATTGGCGGCGTTGCAAAGATGCGGAAACGTTTTGCGGTTTGGGGATTGGACGCAATGTAAAGAGTTGGATCTCCCGTTACTGTTGTCCACGTTCCTAAACTTGTTTCGACTCCACTATCATCAATCGCATTCACAACAAACGCCATTGATAGTCCGTTGCGAACAATATGCGTGAGTTTTACCGCAGCATCAAATTCAACAGTGATACTTCCACTGCCAAAAGTTTCTGCACGGAATGCACAATCGGCAAGAGAGTTACCTGCAAGCAATTGCGTCACACATCTTTTTGAATCTGCATTTTCAACAATGCGATCCGGAGTAAGCGCACGAAAGTTTACGCCCCACTGACGCTTTAAAAACGTGGAACCTTTGTAGTAAAAGTTCGCTTGAGGCATCATGTGAACAACATTGGCGCTGCTGATAGTAGTTACCAGCCCACGCGCTACGCCTACACACTTGTTATAAAGATCTGCAAGCGAATCCTGTTTGAAAATTGCAGCAATAGCGGCTTCCGTAGGAGGCAAACTTCCCGGCATTAAAAATCCTGTCCATGCGCTGCCGCTGAATGGATGGCGTGTGTAAGTATTTTCAGCGCCAGTATAAACCGGAGAACGTTGTCCGATCATTGCCTGTGCGCGAATGTGCGTATCAATTATTTTCATTAGCCTACGTTGCCCCCAACCGGAATAAACGCATAATCAGTTTCTTTCACGCTGATAGAAGTAACCAAGAAATCGACGATAGGATTATCCTGTGCTACATATCCGATTCCATTTGCTTTTGGTGCAAACGGTGTCGTGCTATCGTACGTTGCGTCGAGGTCTGTTGCTTCCGCAGGGCCGCTAGTGCCAACTGGAAAGTTAAAAACTTTTTGCCATTGAGTACGCGCATACTGTTGGTTATCCGGATAAACGTTTTTGATTTGTGTTTGAACACGAACAGGAAGCAGATAACCGGAAAACTGATCAGGCAGATAAACATAAGCACTGCGAGAAACAGCTTTGAATCCGAGAATCATTTTTCCTGCATCGGTGTTCGGATAGATTTGAGTAATCTTTCCTGTGAAGGTACTCCAAACCAAACCGTTCTTGATAAAGAATCCAGCATCATAGGCAGGAATGTTAGTAATCATTTATTTCTCCTGCTTAAAGTTTCGTAACAGAAAGAATGCCGAGGTTGTAAAAAATACCACGCGCATCGCCACGCCACTGACCAAAGCGACTCAGCATAATGCGACTCAAATCAAACACAAGATTATACGTGATTGGATTTGCAAACGCTGTATCGTCCAACGTGTATAAAGGAACTTCGACTGTATCATTGTACAATTTCAAAATTCCATTCACGCGCTTCACAACTACTTTAGTCCAAACAACATCTTTAGTTGTGAGTATTTCATTCGAGTTTGTTTGGGCGCGACTAACCAGCAAACGCGCAGTCTTAGGCGTATTGTTATATTTATTGAATTCAAGCGTGAGTCCGTCCGATGGTTGTCCGTTACTTCCTATCTCGCTTGTTGCAACAAATAATCCTTGCTGTGTTACGTTGTTTGAACCTGTTCCAAACGACAGCGTAAAATCAATTTGAAAATCTTTCAAACCGATTTGACGCATAACCTGCAACTTTGTATCGTCGAGTGGGCGATACATGTTGGTTCCGGTAGAGCCAACGTTGATTGCAGGTAGTGTGATTTGGCTAAGGTTCATCTGTGCAATATCATTCAACTGAATTGCGAATGCACTCACAGTAACAACGCTTCCTTCGCCTGTTAAATCAACTTCAACACCACTTGTTTTATTCAGCAAGCTAACGTCTGTTCCGATTTTAAAAACAAAAGGAACAATGCCACCTAAAACTAAGTGAGTTGGAATTCCAGCTTTGTTGCAGTTGATATTGCATTTTGAAAACTGGAGAATGTTTCCTACCAGTGTTCTTGTGCAGTCGTTGCCTGTGCCTAACAGTGTTCCGGTATCGCTAGGCAGTCGTGTTGTATCAAAGAAAAACCCGCCCCCACTGGAGCGGTTATTCAAACACGTTAAAAGATCTTTCTCAGATTTTCCATCGCGGAGAGCAATAACATACGCTGCTTTGTCGTCGCTGGCTGAACCTAAAAGGCGAGAAATCTGAGGAAGCAAACTTACATCGAAAACTTTGTAGTCCACGTTTTATTCCTCTTAGAAAGTTCCATCCCACGCAACAGGAGCAGACGCTGCGAACGGATTAACTTGCATCATTTTGCTCAGCTTGTAATCCCAATAAACAAATTTAGAGATTGAATAACCGCCAAAGCTGCCGTAACTGGAAGACACGTATCCATTTCGATCTACTGAAACGAAACTAGGGAGATTCCCCTCAAACTTACATAAGGCTACCGTTCTACGTTTACTTAAAACAAGTTCGTTGTAAACGTCACGATCCGGACAGCTATGATTCACAACGTTATCGCCACCGCTATCATACGTGAAATATGTTCCGTATGGAGATCCCCATAGAGTTCTGTTCACAGGAGTTTGCGATTCAAACGAAAGAATTCGCGCACCAGAAGTCTGATCAAATGAGCCTGCTATATTGTGTACGGGCAAGTTAGCTGACATATCTAAAAATTGCTGGTACGTGTATTCCGACGCAGAGGGTGCCTGAATAATCTGATAGTTTCGGATCGTTGCGATAGCAGAAGTTGTTGATTCGTACGCGCCTTTCACAGTAAGAAGAGTTTTAGTGATGGGCAGAACCGCATACACAAACGAATCAATAACGTTGCCGTTAACTGAAATGGTGTGAGTCGCAGTTTTCGCATCATACACGTATTTAAATTTCACAAACGTAGTAGTGCGTAAAACGCTATACAAACTCCATGCCCGTTGAATTTTACTCGACTGTTGGTTGTTCCAGATGAGTAACCCTTTCTCGTTACTTTGATCAAGAGAGATAATAAAACGGTCATTGAATGAAGTTGCAGTTTGCAGAATCAAAAACTCACAATCACGATCAGTCACATCCTGCTTAAAATCAAACTGGATAGTGAAACTTTTCGTAGGATCAAAAGTATGGTTAGCTGCTTCTACTGCAATGCTACTTCCCTTTGTTCCTTTGATTGCGTTGTCACTTTGCTGAGGCCATCCGGTAAATGTGAATGGAGTTCCAAACGCATCTTTGCTAGGACTCGCACCAAAGTAACTTGCAGACAGTGCCAGCTTAGCATTTGGATCTACCCAAAGAGGCAAGCCGTTATTCGGTTCCAGTTCGGTGCTGGTTCGTACTTGAACAACTTCCGCATATTCCCCGGTAGAGATTGTCAAACTTTCAAGTTCGATTAATTCTCCACTATTTTTTGCACCAACTTTTGTTGCCATAAAACGAATGTCGTATGTTCCAATTGACTGAGAGCCAAAGTTGCTGTCCGGAATAAGCAGGATCGCATAGCCGATTGTTTTTGAAACTTTCGCTGTGCTTACATCGCCCATAGTTACAGGCAATACGCGGCGCACACTGTTTGCGTTTCCAGTGACGCGTAAAATATCCGTGTTGATTGTTCCACCTGCGCGGTTTGTATCAACGTTTGCCGGAACGGTCAGAGTTGTCATTGAACCCGCGCTTGTTGTGCCGCCAGTACCTTGTGCCGCAATCAGAAGAGTTGCAGCCGCTGAACGATCATAACTATCTGCCAGTGCTGCATCAAAAGTTATCGCACGTCCGAAATCTAAATCGGCAACGTTAGCAATCTGTGAAACTGTGTTGCCGACAAAATCACTAAGCTGGCGCAAAGTTCCGACAGGGAAACCGGGATACAATCCGACGCTCATGTGCTGCTTCATTTTACTGTTGCCTGTTGGAAGATCAACAGCGTAAGCAGTATCAACATCCAGCGCGGAACTACTCGCAGTCGTGCGGCGCGGAAGAATGCTTTTCGGATAATGAATAGTCACGCCCATTTTTGGATCGTAAACACTTCCCGCAATTGCTTTCCATCCGTACGAATACGCCTGCATGAAAGCTAAGCCTTCTGTTGTTGGCTGCAAAACAATTCGAGAAGCAGCAACAGCGTCACTAATAAGTTTGCGATGATCTTGAAAGTAAGCTGTCAGATCTGACGGCATATCACCTTCAAAGAAATACGCTTCAACTTCAATTCCTGTTGACCAAGTTCCCGGCAACTGTGCGACAGAAAAAGGCAAAAGGTTAGAACCTAAAAGACGCATTAGAATTCTCCTGAAACGCGGTTAACAGTTGCGATAAAGTTTCCGTTGCGAATATTGCTTTCGCTTAGAATCAAATCTGCACCGCTGCCTTTCGCGCCAATAGACAGAACCAGAAAACCACCGTACGGCGTATTGTTGATTGCTGTGTTGATCACGATGCAGTTATAAAGTGCCAGAAGGTTATCGAGTGTTCCGGAGTTGAATACACCTTTTAACTGAGCGCGTACACGGAACTTTAGTTTATTGGTTCCTGTGTTGAGCCAACTAATAGGCATTACGTTGTTAACTGTAAGAAGCGTAAGAGAGGCGGTTACGCCAATTGCAGCAAGAGAAGTTCCCTCAGTCAAAACAATGTTTGCAGGATCAGGAACTTTGCAAAGCGCCGCTGTGTGAAGAATGTTTTCCAATCCGTATTTGATTGGCGGCTCATTCGGATCACGCTTACCCGCATCAGGAACAGGAACGTTCGACTGATTTGCGAGGATACGAATTATTTCCACGGTTTTTCTCCTTTGTTTTATTTAAATTAGACACAACAGCAGCAAGAGAAAAAATTACATATCAAGAATTGTTTGCACAAAAGGCAATGGCGTATTGAGCGACACCGTTGGGTAATCGCCGGGAAGATTGCTGCCAGATTGCGTTAAGTCAGTTACGAAATCACGAATCACAATGTTATCTTTTTCCAGATCTCGATAGGCAATCACAGAGAAACCTAACTCAACTGTTTCGTCTGTTCCATTACTCTCAACATAAGGCGCTTTTGAAATTGGCGTTGCTGTTACTGTACCTATGATTTCAGGCGATCCTATATAGTAGGAAGAAGAGGAACCCGTTCCGCTATCGTTGAAGTTATAAAGTTGAGAAGGACGAATCAAACCGATACCGGGTACATTACTTATTTCGCCAAACTTTACGGTAACATTTCCTGCGCCTATACTGCTATAAGAATAACCTCCAAGTGATGAAACTTTTTTCTGTGTTGTATCAAACAAAAGCTGTCCAAGTGCGGTAGTGTATTGATAACTTCGCGTTGCAGTATACCAACCACCGTACGGCGGGTTATATTGTTTTTGATACGAAGAAGAAGAATAAGAAGAAGTTGATTGAGCGGCGCTTGTGTTAAAATCCATAACGGTAGCGGAATTAGTTATTGTTTTTACGCGCTTTGGATAAAGAACAAGTTTATATCCGTATCCATTTGTTTTGGTACTGAAAGCAACCGTACTTCTTTTATCGGGATCTGAAAGCGAAACAATACTCGCGTCTAAGAACGAGTAATCCCCGGAAGATATTGTTCCAGATTTTTGCTGATTGCTTTTAACGCAACCAAACTGATAGAACATGTTTGCAATCGCAGTGCCTGTAGTAAATCCGCCTGCGTTGTTGCTTACTTCCAGCGTCCTGCCTCCACCCACCGTTATACTGGCAAGATAGAGTTTATTGTTTCTGTATCCGGCAAGTGCGCTACAAGTTAAGTCGCTGCCATTCAGATCCACGGCAATTGATCGAGCTTCTGAAATAATATCTAAAAACGATTGCGCGTCTGTAGGTTTAGGCGTGTTCTTGTCGAAAAGGTATTGAATGCTGTCGCAAGCGGCGCGTTCGTTTTTATACTTTAAAGCACCTACGCTACAAAATTTCATATTTTTCTCCAGAGAAATAAAAAAGGGAAGGCCGAAGCCCTCCCATTTAAATTACTTACCAAGCACTATCAAGCTGCGCCTGAGTAAACGGAGCTTTCTTCGTGTTGACCGCAGAAGTAGAATCCAGAATACCCATCCCAATATAGGCAACGAATACACGGCCTGAACTCATTGTAACTTTTGCGCTTACTGCGAACGTGTAGTTGTTACCGCCCAGCGAAACAACAGCAACACTTGAATCGAGAATTACGTTTGCACGTAAGCCGTCGAAAGAAGGCGCGATTGTAACTTTGGAAGTATCAACCTTGTCACGGTTTTGCGTGTTATGCACAACGTTCCATTCAACTTTGGAAATTGTTTCATCCGCAGCGAATTTGTTTGCAGCAAGACCGGCAGTAGTATGCAGAACGTTACCCGATGGATCACACAGAGACACACCGTGAGTTTCGCCCGGCTTAACCCAAGTCTGCACAACTTTCATTGATGCAGAATAAGAGGTATCGTCGCGACGGCCCGCAGTTAACATCGGAGTCAGATCCGGCAGGTTGTAGTTCAGCGTTACAACTTCGGTTGAACTATCCTGTTTGGTAATTGTTGCAGTAACAGTACCAGCAGCAGGCAGAGTAGGAGTTCCAGAAGTTTTGTATGCAGTGATAACAAAACTTTTGATAGTTGGATTCTTCCAGTTACCAAACTGAGCACTAACATCTGCACCTGACCAATCAACAGATTTAACAGTTGAAGGATCTTTAGCAACAAGCAGGAACGTAATGCTTGCGGTTGAATCTTGCTGGTTCAGACCATAGAACAGTTCATAGTCCGGCTGAACAGGAGTAGTGCCGCCGCCATTACCGCCAGTTTCAGGAGCAACATATTTGTTTGCACCAGTAACAAACACGATAACAACTTTCATCGCTTCCGGCAGATCGATAGTCAGATTGTTTTCGTCAGTCAGAGTAACTTCGCTAGGCATGATCTGTTTGCCGTCTGCGTCGTAAACTGTAACTGTACCAAAACGAATACCTGCGTTGTGTGCAAACGTGTAGCTGGTTTCCGCAGTAACATCGTTGCCTGTCATATCCAGAACGTACGCCTGCGAACCGTTACCGCTTGCGTTATCCAGAACAAACTTACGAGTTGCAACAGCGCCGTCAACTTCCTGAACATCGCCAGTAAGAATAAGGCTTGCAACTTCACCGCCGTCTGCGTCGATAAAACCAGCCGCTTTGACAGCAGTAGTATCAAGTTCGATTGCGCTTGAAGTTGTGTTGCGTTTCAGGCCCGTGCCAAATGCAGCAGAAGCAAGCTGAGCAAAACCAACGCCGCCATCAGCAACTTTAACGCCATCAGCAGACAGTGCCAGACTTGCGCCATTCAGTTTCAGACTAACGCCATCAGCGCCAACAGAAACGCCGCCAGCAGCATCAACTTTAACTGAAAGTTCGTTGCCATTCAGATTCAGACCTGCGCCGTTTGTTACGCTTGCCATACCACCAAAAACAGACCATGAAGTGCCGTTGTAACGAACGTACTGTTTGGTTGCGTGGTTCCAAGCAATCGCTCCATCAGCACGATCCGCAGCAGGATCAAAAACAACTACGAAAGCGCTGTCTTTGTACTGCACGATTGCGTTGTTCGCAACAGATGCGATGGTTCCAAAATCTGCGTGAAGATTTGCAACGTCAGTCAGAACATAACGCTTACCAGAAACTTTTTCCGGCTGCATTGTTGCATCAGTCTGAACGCCATCAACATCTTCTTGCCAGTTCATACCCGCCAGTGCGTTTTCAATATCGATCTTACGCGCTGCATCAGTACCGTTAACAGGCGCTGCCAGATTTGAAATACCAAAACCGCCAGCAGAAAGATCCGCAGTCAGTGCGCCAGAAGCAACAGTCAGTTTTTTCGCAAGCTGAGTATCAACGTGACCTTTACTTACCGCTGCTTTAGAATCCGCAGCAGACTGATCATCAGAACTCAGTTCCAGCGCAGCAGTCATCGCAACAGAGCCATCAGCTTTTACCAGACCAGAAAGATCTGGAGCTTCACCGCCGCCGTTCAGAGCAATGATTGATGAACCATTGAAGTATTTATAAACTTTGTCTGTGGTGTTATACCACATGACGGCTTCTTGTGCGGCAACAAGTGAGGCCAGTGAAGGATCGGATGCAAGCTGCTCACCACGAAGGTTTGCGATTACTGCACCAGTCATTAACTTAATATTGCCAACTTTCATTTACTTTCTCCGGTTTGTGCTGTTTAAAAAATTTTATTCGGTCAAATCAACTCAGTAACGAAATAAAATAAGACTAAAAGAAATTAGAATCACATTGGTCTAACGAACAACGTAACTTTTCATACGCGCTTTTTCGTAAATCGTAAGAGCACACGTATTTGTCGTCGAGCATATATTTAGCTCGCATTTTAACGTTAGGGCAATATTCCAGCAGTCCGTGCTTGCTGTATACTGTCCAACGAGTAACAGGGTTAGTGGCTTGATCGATCTCCATAACCGTGAGATCAAGTTTATCCACATAAACAAACGGACGTTCACGTTTTACAATCAGGTAATCCATTTCATGCAGATTAAACATGGTATGGCCCATGTACCCAATTGTGAAATCTGTGATGAGACGAAACGCTTCTTCCTTGTTTGGACTTAGGCGTAAACTAAAAGCGTTTACGATTCCCGCCAAACTTTGTGTTCTCATTTCTATCCAAGCATTCGTGAAACCTGCATCAAAATCATCCGGATTTTCGAGCATCAGTTCATGCACAAAAGTTTCCATTCCGATGAAAGTTTCAATGATCAGCTTTCCGTTTTCATCTGTTGGTGCCGCTCCCGTTCCACTACGGATAAAGAGACGCTCAACTTCCTGTAGCCAATCGGTTGCAGACGCGAAGTATTGAAGTAAAGTCTCTCGCGCCTGCGCCGTAAACTGGTGCCGATTAGTTTCAAGAATTTCCGAAAGCATGAACGCTTTAGCTTTATAAAAATCTGCATATCGTTCCGCAGTATACCTCCGGAACTCAATGTTGTTTTTCAAAAAGCCTTTCATCGCAAACTCCTGAGATCGCCTAGACGGTCATCGTCGTGCGCTCCTGTTGAAGAATAAACCGCAGCAGAAAGTGTATGTAACTTCTGCCGCACCGCTGCAATTTCCGTATGCAAGTCGTTCACGGCTGACATTAAATCGCGAACGACACCAGTTGTAAACTGAGTATCGCGTCCAAGCGCATTCAGAGATCGTTCTAGTTCGTGGGTTGCCCTTAGAACATCGCTCAACATCTTCGCAGCGCCAGAGTCCGGACTTTCTTCGATTATTTTATTTACCAGTGCTTTAACTTCTTCCAGACCGTCAGTTACATCAGACGATGTGAAAGTTCCCTCGGCCTCTTTTCTTTTATATTCTTTAAGCTGTTCCATTGCTGGAATCACCTTGAAATAATAAAATGCGCTGGCTACAACAAGCCCAGCGCAAGCAAAGATGGTCGGCGTATTAGATCCCATGATCTGACCAAGAAACTCGAACAATGCGCCCATCTTATTTTCCTTTGCAAGTATTGTTCAAACTAACTACAAAACGAACTGCGCCAGAATTTACATCCGTGGTTTGAATCACTCGCGCTACTCTAGGCGGGAACTCAATGCAGTTGCCTAAAGTGTTATCAGAAACACATACGGCAGAAACGCAACTCACAATTTCGTCGCCAACTACGTTGCTCGGCGCATAAGATTTTTTGCTTGTTGAGAAAGCGAGTAACAAGACAAATCCTACAAACAAAACGATGAGTAGCTTCGCCATTTTAGAACCGGTCATTGCTACTCTCCTTCGAAACTTTCTTGTGTTTAAATTAGCGAGAAAGTGTTCCGTCAATTGAGGATATGATGTTTTTCATCAAAATTTCTTCGTCTTCTGATTGTAGATTATTTGGACGCACAAATAATTCCACACTCATCTTGTCGTCCTTCATGATAGGGCGCAAAGAAATATCCAGATTGATGTAAGAGAACTTGCCTATCGTGGTGTGCGTACGGTTAATCATATTGATGTAATGATTCACCTGACCGCGATCCACAACTGTATTAAACTCAGTGTCCACAACGTAGTTCAAAGCATTAACGATAAAGCCTTTGTCTTTGCTTTGAAGCAGCGTAATGGTTCGTTTTAGTTCCGATAAAGTGTGAATATAGAAAACCTCTTTTTCTGTTTTTACACAGGTATCTATAACTTCGTCACTGTCGCGGGAAATAGAACGAGTACCCACAAGAATATACAGAGGAACATTTTTTCTGTCAGAAGATTCCACAAGATAGTTTATCTTGTCGCACATAGGCTGGTAAGTTTGCAGAAAAAGATAGGAATTTTTGTATTTCTCTTGAAGGGTTATCGGCAAGTATTTAAGAAAATCTTTGTCGATACTGATTAATCGCTTTGGTTGATAAAACTCAATCTTGCTTGTCACACGTTCCATGTAATCGTCAAACTCAGGACGAGACAAATTGCGAGTTATCGGAACATAAATAACTGCCGTGGGCTGTTGTAGCATCCCTGCCACAACCGTAGTGCCGTAGTACGCACCTGCGTAGCTTTGCACCATAACCAAAGTATTTACTTCGGCGCAAACACTAACAGACCAAATCCAGAAACAGAGTCCAAGAATTCCGCTAACACAACGTTTGGCGAAGATGGATCTGTATAGACTTTTTCCGGCCATACAATTTCTCCGCTTTCATCCGTACAGAAAACAAATCCTTTTCCTTCTCCAAATTCGTGAGCAAAAGCCCAAAGCGGAGTTGGTGTTTCCTGAATTACAAACATGCTGCGTAAAGAACCTGTTGCCACGTCATCAACTTTAGAATTTAAAAGCTGAACAGTTTGCGTCAGAGTATTTACGCGCCCGGTATTACTTGTTACTCGCGCATTCATGTTATTCAGCATAACGCCGAAACCTTTCGACAATGCTGATTTAACTTCATCGGCATAACTTCGAGGAATAGTTTCGTTTGCTGCGTACGCTTTTGTTTGTCGCGGTAACAGTGCGGCTTCAAGCTGACCGCCCTTTGCACTCAAAATAACAGGCTCAGGTAAATCTGCTTGATCCCATTTTTGAACACTCGCAAACTCATCATACTCAGAAAGAAGTTTCCAAGTGTTTTGAAGATCGTTTGCAGGAGTTTTACTGACGCGCTTATAAACGGATTTATAATTCTGCGCATCAATGTCAGTCACAATCCAAACGCCGTCGAGAGGGAATGTGTGATCTGTCGGTTCGTTGTCTGAAAGAATCACAACAACTTCCGGCGCAATTCTGTATACAATATCGTTGCTACTACTCAAGCCTTGCTGCCTGGCCAGTTCAACAAGCGTGTCTACATAGCTGCTTAATTTACTCATCAGCATTCCCCATAATCGTAGCAAAATGTTTGGCGTAAGCGCCTGCGAAATATTTCAGATTGTCTTTGGTTATTTCAATCGTCGTGTAGTCGCCTGCGTTATAAACCAAAACAGTTTGCGGTTGATATGGTGCCAATGCAACGGCAGTCAGAAAAGCACGGCCTAATGCGCCTGCAATACAAACGCTGACTTCCAATTCAGGAATGAAAACTTCTTCCTGTAAACGCCCTTGATATGTTTCAATAATCTCAGGTGGAATCGAAAGAATTTTCGGCGCAGAATAATCAGGACGCAGATCAATCGTGCTGCGATCCGGATAATAAAGAAAAGCATCCGGAGCACTGATATAGCGACCAAACAACTCGGAATCAACTTCAACAGAAGTAGGCGTAGCTTCTCGCACACGCCCATAAATTTCTCCTGTCTCAGCGTTAACGCTAAGAAAGATCATCTTAATCCCCTATTGCAGAATAGTAGAAATCCCAGCCTACAGTATTCGCACCAGTGGACTTCAACATAAAGCCACCAAGCAAAACGTTTTCCTTAACAGCAGTTCCATCCAAGTTATAGATAGAATAAGTTTTTGCCTGATTTGTTGCGGTATTCAAAAACGTAATTGTTAGTGAAGCACAACGGTTAAGGAAAGGTTTGTTGAACGCAACGTTAATCACAGACTGCGAAGCCGGAGCGAGCGCACGTCCGAAGTTTGTTGTGCGTCCTGTGTTTGGATCGAAATCGCTGCCAACATACGCGCCAACAATTTCTTTTCCAGTTAACGGATCGAGTACGCTTGAAACTTCATACTGATTAATAATTGCATCGCGACCAGCAGGGCCAGTTGGCCCGGTTCCACCTGTCGGCCCTACGGGGCCAGTTTCACCAGTTGGCCCGATTGGGCCTGTGTTACCAGTTGGCCCGACGCGACCGCGCACACCACGGATTCCCGGACAACCTGCCTGACCGTCACGACCATCTTTTCCGTCTTTACCGTCATTTCCCTGAATACCTTGCTTACCTTGTTTTCCTTCTTTGCCTGCTTTCATTTGATCAGCAGTTGGTAATCCAGTAACAGTTTTCTGACTTCCATCGGGAAAAACAATTGTGAGTGTTCCGGTGTTACCGTCAAAACTCGCATTCGATAAATCCGCGCTCGGATCTTTTGACTCAGGATCAAGAAAGCCAACGAGACTGTCTGAAACTTTTCCAAGCACTTGTGCTTTTAATCCGCTCTTTGGACTGATAAGAGCGGGATCGACTTGAACCAATCCCATTTTATTTTCCTCAAACAAGGCTGATAAATTCAGGCTCGTTAGGTTGACCATAATTAGGATTTTTCAGTTTTGTATTGTTTGGAGTCATACGCACCCAAACCAAAACTCCATCAGGCCGCTGCCATCGAACCTTCATCCCACCTTTGGTTAAATTAGAGATCCATGCGCCTGTGGATGGATTTTTAATTGCTAATCTTCCAAGTGACGGCATATAAATTTCCTCTTAACGATTCACGTCTTCCGGTTCCCAGCAAAGAATCGGACGGCGATAAACCTGAAACACGCCAATAGGTGCATACAAACTGCCGTTCAAATATTCTTTGGCGTTTGTACTTAATGCGCCTGTGCCAGTAAGCAAGAATCTACGATCATGCGACCACTGACAACGACCACAACTTTCTGCTTCGATTGTTGCATCGCTATCCCAACCAGAAGTTTCAAAAGTTTTATTCCAGCCGTTAAAATGGTGCGTACTGAAACCGCCATTACCTGTACTACAAAGAACCATATACTGATAATCAGATTCCAATGTAATGCCGTAATAAGATCCTTTCGGAACACTGGTGCCTTGATCGTTGTAAACTAACTGCCAGCCTGTTCTGTCTTCCGGGCCAATGCTCATAAACAGAGGGCGACGAATGATCATCATGATTCCGTTTTCTGTTCCGTGATCGCTGCTCTTTGTGCAAAACGCGTTTGCATAAAAGTTTCGGTCAACAGTAAACAGCGTGGAGTTTGAGAAATCTGCGTTGTAGATTCCAGATCCCCACTTAGGCAACTGACTTGCTTCCGGCACAATGAAATGACGTTCCGCTAATTCCAAACTTCCGTAGCGGTCATACGCAAACATGATATATTCATAACCGGGATCGATTTTAATGTTGTGTCCTTGCGAACCGGGGCCACTCCATTTCCAAACAACCTGCCAATCATTCGTATCACGTCCTGCTTCACCTTCCACTAAACGATAGTTTCGTTCGTAGACCTGAAACACTCGCGCACCGCCTGCACCAAAGAATAGTGAGCCGGGATTATTTCTGTCTCCACCACACGAAAGCAAATGATCGGGGCCAGCTTCGTTGTACGCAATGTTGTTTCCAACACCGTCGAACATTTCCCAATTCATCATTAGATGCGAGGTACACAATTCATTTGGGCCGCTGTCATCCGTTGAAGTAACCAGATATTCTTTCAGGTTCCCAAACGGATAGTAAACTGTTTCAGCACCAGCGCCTGCATAAACGCGAACCCAATCGTGACTTTGCACAACACTTTGCGCAGCACACGGATTCTCAACACTCACGACGTTTTGTTTTGTTTCAGACATTAACAACTTTCTGAAACGATTGTCGCGATAAGTCACCGTGTTTTTAGTGCCGTAAGTTTTATTCAGATCCACAATGTCTAAATTTTTCGCATAGCTCATGTGAGCAATACGATTGTGATCATCAAAGCCACGGAACCAAGTTTGATTAAGACTGTCGCGGTTTGTTCCTGTTGAGAAAGGCCAGCCGTTCGAATCAAAATCATAACCAACATCAAACGTCGCATTTGGATCGCTGCTAATATCGCCTTTCAACATTTCGTTGATTGCGTTACCTTCACCGATTCCCGGACTGCCTAAACAGTTGTACGCTGATCGATAAGGGAAGTCTGTACCAAACACACGACGCGAAGCACCGATGCGATACATTGCTTGAGGTAAGCCGCCTGCCAAATGGTTGTAAGCTGTTTCGTCAAACATTGTAACGAGAACCCAAAAGTTTCCGTCAATGCTATTCAGAAATTGTGCCATTGCAGCAGCGTTCGCAATACCTGTCGCACTTCCTTGACCGCCACCGTGAACATCGTACGCACGACGCTCAACAACTTGTTTGGTTGCCTTACTGATTTTGTACACAGAGTAAGAACGACCTTCACCCCAACGTTGCCCGTTAATAACGGTATAGCCGTTGTAAGTTAATCCACTGTCAATCGCGACTTGATAACCAACGCAGCGACAAAAAATTGCAGAGCGTTGTTCCAAACTTTGTCCGGTATTGTTTCCCCAGCTAATCGAATGATAACCTGCATCAAGATCGTTTCGCCACGAATCCGGTTTATACGGAACCATATCAATATCGAAATCAGCACTGAATCCGGAATGAGGTTCAACGCAACAATACTCACGAAAATAAAACGGAGAGCTTGCGCGAATGTCATCGTTAATATCAACAGTGTCGCACATAATCGGATGCCACACGCCGCCCTGACCGCTCAAACTTCCCGGCTTTGGATTTCCATTGTCGTTGTACCAATAGCCTTGAGCATACCGAACAGCTTGTTTGTAATGGTATTGCTCGACGCCTTGCCAACTAATATGAAAACCGTAAATTTCAATCGCACGATTTTTTGCGCGAGTAGTTGCACTCACATAAGTTCCGCGATTGGTGTAAACTCCAAGACGATTAAAAATTGCATCGAAGTTTTGATTACCCCGGCCCGGACTGTGTTGCAGAACAATAAAGCAAACGCCTTCTTTGATCGCCTGCGACATTGCATTAATCATCGTGTCGCTGAAAGTTCTTGCTCCGCTACTCAGCAAAAGCATCACGCACGAAAACTGTTTGAAGTAATGAGACTGACCATCAAAGCCATAAGCACCCGCCTGAATTTCGTTGTGCATATGCGGCAAAATGTCATAGCGCTTTGTGCGAAGATAGTTAATGAACTGACCCCACGCGCCATAATCAGTCTGATCTGTTACGCTGCCTTCATCGCTCATAATCAGCGTTGATCGACCGTGAGTATAGTTAGCGCCCATATCCATCATGATACGCAATTGGCGAAGTGCGCCAACAATATCGCATACCATTGAATTTTTATAGTTGCCTAACCAACCGCCATTTCCATCAACATCAAAAGAATACGGAGTGACAAACGCGCCATTCATAAACACGCTGCCGAATCCGCAAACATAACCCGACGCGTGTCCATCAACTGCGAAACTTGTTAGAGTTCCCTGATCTTCACTCATGTTTGCATCGACCCAACTCTGGTTATTCTGAACATTAGATCCAGAATAACCACAAGTTAGACCGCGCAGATATAAACAACTCTGCTTGATCATATTTTTATCCGTAGTTAACTGTTACGTTTACGCGCAAGTCAACATATTGTTCGCCGTCTTCTGGAGTGTAGACTGTTACTACGCCCACCCAACCATTCGCAGCAGAAGGAAGTTGCGACAAACTCGCTTGATAGATTGTTCCCGTCCATGTAAAACTTGTCGAAACGCCTTTGATACTTCTGTTACCAATTGCTAAAGGCCACGGTTCGTATTCCAAAGTTCCATAAAGATCGCCGTGTTTTGTTTCGTTTGTTTTCTGGAAGTATCCACCAGTGTTAGAAACAGCAGGCGTTAATTGACTGCCTTTGCCGCCTCCTGTAAATCGGTTTCCATCTTGCGTTGCGATACGGAAGTTTAAGTTAACTGTGTGGTCAACATTTCCGTAGTAACGCAGAACACCTTTTGTTAACGTCCAGTTTGCTTCGCTCGGCGGATCTTCAACACCCAAACAGTTATACGGAACAAGGAAATCACTAACGTTAAAGTGTGGCGGTTGAATTGGACACCAGCAAAAATAACTCCAATCGCAACCGATACCGCTTGTTACGCGAATCGTGATATTACTTCGTAAAACATGTTCAGGATATTTCCAAAACTCAAGCGTTCCGGTTTGACCTGCAAGAAGATTTTCAGTATCAAGCAAAGCCATGTTCTGATCGAAAACTTCAAACTTCGTGTCAAAACTTCCGGCGCGAACCTGAACCAACTGTGCGCGTTGATCGGTTTGAGTTCCAAGTGCAAAGTTATCTTCTGTTGTTGGATGGCCTGCACTTACAACCCAATCGTACTGGCAAGGGAATCTGTATTCACGCGCCCCACGTTCGTTAGGACAATACAGTGAATAATAGAAACTACTAATTGCAGCGTTCTTACCAAAATCTTTTGCAACAACACGCACCATTAAATCATAGTTTTGTGTTCCTGCCGGATCGTAATAAAAGTACAAATAGCCCAATCCACCTTGCGCTTCCTGTGTACTCGCGATGCGTTTGCCTGCGTGATAAACTTCGATGTAATCCAAGTTATCCCATGACGTAAAGTTTAAATACGTCCAGCCTGCTACGTTTCCGATGTAATGGAAATATTCGAATGCGTCACTGCCAACAATTCGATCCTGAATAGGCCAAACAGTTGCGTGACACGGCGCAGGAAAAATTGGCGTACCGATATACTCAGGCGTAATCACATCCGGATAAGTTAAAACATCGTACGCTGCCTGACTATCAAGCGGCAAGTTTGCGCGGTCACTGGTTGCATTAAGTTTAGGTGGAATAACTTGAAGACTCCAGTTGGCACCTTGCGAACTACGCACACGAATCATGATACGCATTTCATCAGCATCAGGATCGTTTAAAAACTTAATGCGTCCACGTCCACCAACTTTACCGCAAGTAGAAGCAACACGAATTCCTTCGGCGTAAACGTCAACACTCAAACCTTCTGCGTGATAACTTGCGAAAGAAATTTCAACGTAACCTTCTTGCCGTGGAATTGCGTAAACAGTTTCAGTGATTTGCGCACCGCGACTGTGAACACTCGCCCACGGCACGTTTGGATTTGTCCACGTTCCTAAACCTGCTTTTGATGCGAGGCCAGTAGGATCGTAACTTTCAATCGTGCGGATTCCCGGACGCGTTATGTAGCGTGAAGTCGGAGAAACGTTTCCGATTCCAACACCAAAACCTGTGCGCATTGCATCAGGTAAATCATAACCGCTCGGATAACCTTTCAACGGATCGTATTTAGGGCCACGCGAACCGTCGCCTGTTCCACTTCCTTTTGTTGTGGAAGTTGGCGAACCGCCACAGTTTCCGACTTCCTGATTAACACAAGGATCATCAAAGTCTGGATCATAATTGGCGTCGATTTCGTACCAGCGTTTCCCATGCAATCCGCGCACTGCGAAAATATCAACGGTTAAAGGTTGCCACGTTTTATCTTTTGTTCGAATGAACATCGGAGTATCAGCGCAATCTAACCAACCGTTATTCGCTTTATTTCTTACGCGAAATCTTGCCATTGGAATTTTCCTTAGCCTTTGACCCAAATCGTTCCGGGAAGAATGTCATCGCGATCAAGTGCTGGATCAGAAATTTGGATAAACACGGCAACAACTCCATCTTTACCAGCAGGGCCAGTTGCGCCAGTGTTACCTGTTGGCCCGACATTACCGCGACCACCACGCACACCTTGCTTTCCGGATAAACCGTCATTGCCTCGCGAACCCGGACAACCATCAGCACCGCGACCACCATCAGATCCCGGCGTTCCGTCGATACCGTCGCGACCGTCTTCCCCATCAGGGCCAATCGGCCCAAGTCCAATATCATTCGGCGTTGTGAATCCGCTGATTGAAACTTTTCCCACGTTAGGAATATTTAAAACGAGAGTTCCGCTAAGACGATCAAAGTTTCCGTTTAGTGTATCGTCGCTAACTTCTTTAACAACGAGTCCACCATTTTCGGCAGTAACTTCTCCTGCGCCGTCTGTTTTAATTAAACTTAGATCAACTTTTTCGACCATGATTATTTTTCTCCTACGGCCATGTTGCAGCTTGATCGATTGAAGGATTAACCCACAACACACCCGCTGGTAAATTTCCCGGCTGCGTAGAACTTACAACGATCTGTAATTTTCCGCTCGGCCCTTCTGCACCAGTTGGCCCCGTTGGGCCTGTTTTACCAGTTGCACCAGTTGGCCCCGGTTTTCCCATTGAACCAGTTGGCCCCGGCGGGCCTGTGTTACCTGTCGGGCCAGTTGGCCCAATGTCACCGGGCAATCCGGGATTTCCGTCGCGACCGTCTTTACCGGGATTTCCATCATCGCCGTCCGGCCCCACAGGGCCAGTACAACCAATGTTTCCATCGCGTCCGTCTCTTCCATCGCGTCCGTCTTTTCCATCTGCGCCAGTTTCACCGCGATTACCTTGTCGGCCAGGCGGAATTGTTCCGGCTGTTGGGAATCCTTTTATTTGAACACTCGATCCATTTTCAAATCGCAGTGTTAAGATTCCAGAAGTTTCGTCGTAGCTTGATTCACTTGTAATCTCTGACGGCACACCAACTTCTGTGCTTTGTGCAGTAAGCACACCGTTTTGTGCGCGAATCGGAGTATTGTCAGAAGCACGTCCTGACTGAACCATGCCTAAATCAACTTTCATTAAAGGCATAAAAATTTACTCCTACTTTGGATTACGCGCTGTAACTTTCACAACTGCGCTGGCGGTTGTTGTAGGGCGCGAAGGTTGACCCACATCCATTACTACGCAAGTTATCGTTGCGCGTAAGGAAAGTGTTTTGCCCGGATCAACTTTTCCATTAAAAACAATTTGCACAATACGATCATTAACGCCTTTGATAACTAAATCTTGTGCGCTTGTGATCGTCCATTTATAAGTATAGTTTCCAGTTCCTCCGCGCACGTTGCACGGCAAATAAGCCTGCGCGTAAAACAGATCGTTACCAGCAACAACACGCGTTGCAACAAGATCTGTATTTGAAACAGAAGCACCAATAGAAGGAACAGCAGGAAGTGCGGGAATCGGATTTGTTGTTGCGATTGGAAAACACCAAGCGAAAACATTTTTAGTTGTCGGTGGAGAATTGCCGCCACTCACAACAACAGTTGTGTTTGGTGCAGGGCCAGTTGGCCCGGTTGCGCCGCTAATACAACTCGGCCCATCTTCACCGCTAGGCCCATCAGGGCCAGTTGGCCCGGTTCCACCTGTAGGCCCATCAGGGCCAGGCGGCCCCGGATAACCACGATAACCATCATCGCCATCCGGCCCATCTAAACCATCCTCACCATCCGGCCCCGGTTTTCCTTTTCCTCCGCGTGGGCCAGTATTTCCTCGCGATCCAGTTTTTCCATCGCGCCCGTTTCTTCCGTTTCTTCCCGGTTTTCCCGGAGCACCTTTGCCGCCGGGAGTTCCTTCACCAAATAAACTGACAGTAGGAAGACCGCCAACTTTAACGATGTTCCCATTTTGTTTTATGATCACTAAGTTTCCAAGTTTAGGATCATATTTAATGTCAGCGATTTGTGTTTTTGTTAGTACGTCTGTTTCTTCGAAACCAAGTTCTTCCCTTCCAATTAATTCTTTGCCGTCTTGCTCTCTGGAAGTTTTAATCTGATTTAATCGAAGAAGTCCGGTCATCGTGGTTCCACCTTGATACAAAGATTAGCAATTAACTTCGACGGATAGTTTCCTACCATCGCATTGCTGATACGCATCTTAGCAACGATTTCGATATAGCCTGCCGGATGATTATCACGAATCAGATCATAAATCTGCGTGATACTCGCATTGCCGTACGCGATTGATTCTGTTGTTTCAGAATTCACAACAGCAAAACCAGCAGCGCCGCTTCCTTTAATTCCACGCGCATATTCAGGCGCATCAGTTCCCGGACTCGCACTGGCAAGAACATATTCGATATGCTCGTTACCAATTGTTGAAGCAAATCCCGGCCCAAGCTGAGCTTGAAAATCAGCAGTTGCAGTAATCACAACACCTTTATTAAATTCGATGCGCTGGCGAATAATGATTTCTTCACTATCCTCAACGCGATCCTGAATGTTGTAGATTGCTTTTGGATCTGCTTCTTCTGCAAGTGCCGATTTGGAATGAATGCGAATAAAAGGCCAAACGCCTTCAATCTCAATTCCTTTGCCTGCGAGAATATCAGGACTAAACATCGGAACGTTCAGCGGAGTCATACCCTGACGCTTGAACATGAAACCTTGCGGCGTAGCAATTACGTCAACGATCACGCCTTCAATGTTTGTGTCTTTGCTGCCAACACTTTTAACGTTTTCAAAGATCGTAAATTCAACTGGCATGTCTGCTTTAATCTGTGTGCTAAAGCGAACAGTGCTTCCGACCAAAGTAAAATCATCAGTGTGTGCAGGCAGACCGCCACAGTTTGCAATTACATGCGATTTATTCAGCGGAGTAATTGGAAGTTCAAACGTATCAGAAGCGTAAGGAAGTTTGTAAGTTGCAACACGAATGCGAGTAGACCAGCCTGCGCGTTCTTCATATCGTGCAGCATACAGCGAAACTTTCTGACCGCTAGGAATGCTATCAACAAACTTCAAACGATTTCCGTTATTCAGCTTGTAGACTGTTGTTGGTTGCCATGTGTTTCCAACTACTGCGAAAACATGATCGACACTTTCAACAGGCAAGTTTCCAAGTTTGAACTCGCTTGTTTGACCATCGCCGTAAAAATCGTACGTCTCAAATAAAACAACGTGACCTTGCGACGGCTCTAAACGAAACTGGCGAATATCCAGCGTGACGGCATTCGGCAGATGTTCGGACAAGCCTAAAACTTTTCCGTGAACTTCGTAGGCTGTGCGCGGCTGCAACACTCCACTTGTTCCAAGCAACAGATCAGTTGCGCTGTCCAAAGTTTCGGACAGATCGTAAGTGAGTGAGTCTGTTGTTCCGGTTGTTACCAAGCTACTTAAAATAAGTTTGCCCGGTGGCGTAAACAGTGTTGCGGTTGTTTGGCGATTGCCTCCTGAGATTGGCCCCCAAAAAGGTTTTTCACCTTCACCGCGAAACAGCGCCCACGCAGCAGGAACATCGCTATCAGCAGGCCACGGAATACCAGCAGAAGGAACGATTGGATTAACAATGCGTTTCCAAACTGCGATAGTTGTTGCCGCGCTGATAAATGGAATCGGTGAATCCTGATTAATCAACTGACCGTTGCGATGTTTGTAATGACGACAAGCACCAGCACCCGGCCCGCTGATTGTCTGGACGATAACAATTTCATCTTGCGTAAGTTTCAGCGTAGTGTTGAAAGTATTCGCGTTGATGAAATCATTTCCGATTGCTTTTGCATACACGCGATCATGTTCACCAAAGCCCCAATTGTAACCACCCGGCCCATAACGGAAAGCTGTTCCCGGTGAACGAGTACCATCACTGTTAACGTGCAAATCTAAAACGCTTACGGCATTGAATTGATTTTTGTCAGACGCCGGAAGATTTGCCAGTGTTGCAACAGAAGGAATAGTTGCATAGTCGTACATCGTCACATCAAGAATGCGCTGAATGTCTTGCTTCAAGTGAACAAGCAAACTGATACGTGCGCTGCTATTCGGAACCAGCATGATCGGATTAGAAAGCACAACATGCCCGAAGGCGCGATTGTCTTCGAGCATGATGAGGATTTCGCCAACAGATTTAATCTCTTCGTTGTTCTTATACTCGATAGAAACATCAAATACAAAACGCGCTGAGTTTTCAGTTTGAATCTGGACGAAAGAAAGTTTGCCCGACGCAAGTTCATTACCTAAAAGTTGCGACGGTACTGCGCTAGGCTGTGAACCTGTAAAATCACCGACCTTGAATGCGACGGGTTTTACAACGACGCCACCAGCGTTTGCAGAAGTAACAGCTTGTTCTCCTACAGACGTTAGCCGAAGCGCATCAACGGAAATTGCATTTGATGCCATTCTTTTTTACTCCTTTGGTTTAGTCCTTTAAAATTAGCGTAATGCGATTCAGAAAAGAAAAAGGCCGCCAAAAGAGGCAGCCTTTGAGTTAAAACATGTAGATTTGTTTGTTGACTATCGGTGCGTTGATAGCTTGTTTCGCTGTCATTTGCACACTTTGGCCAGGCGTTACTTGCGCACTGTTTAAGTCTGCTTCTGAAAGTTTCAAAAACACTTTTTGATCCATCCATTTCATGCACACTGCGCCCCAAGTTAAGTTTGGAGTTTCAGGCGTTCCTGAAATTGGATAGTAAATTCCTTTTGTCGCATCCGGGCTAAACGTAACATTATCCGCAGTCCAGTTTGCAATGATGTTCCGATAGTTATAATAGTTGTATTCTCCAAGCGGCCCTGCACCAGATCCCGGCGCATAGATTTGTTGGTAACTATTATATTCCGTACGCTCCACACTAAAAAGCTGTGCGGCGTTCGCACCACTAAGCAGCGGGTTAATTGCAGGATCGGTAACTCCAGCAAGTGAAGTGCCAGAAGGCGTTACGCTAAAACCAATTCCGTTATCTGAGGGTTTATAGGTGCGTGTGCCAAAACGTCCAATGTATCGACGGGCAATAGTATTCGAACCGCCACCAGAAGAATAGTTCACGTTGCTTTTGCTGAATGGAGTTTCAAGTTTTCCGTATGTGGTTGAAAGAGCCGTGATTGCTTTCATCGCATACAAAATTCTTGTGTCTGGAGCACTCCAGCCGTTGCCTCCCCAACCGTTCAACTTGCGTGGATTTATTCCAAGCGGATAATGTTGATAGTCTGTTGAATCAAAATCGAAACAAAGAAAATCAGCAATATTGTTTGGCATTGCAGTAGGGATCGAAACGTTACCAGCACCAGAACTTGAGTAGCTATTGTTATCCGTAGTTTCAACCATTGCGCCCAAGTTCGCTGGATAATATTTCGAGGACGTTGCCTGCCCTTGAACGTGTCCAGTTTTAAAAATTGTTCCATCAAAAATAAAACTTGCCGCACGAACTTCTGTGCAAAGCAAAGGCCATCCCGTTGACGATAAACGAGACTGATCGATTTTATCGTCAAAGAAAAACATTCTGTCTAATGCCGCAGCAAAGTTCCGCTTCAATCGGGGAACGGCATTCGGCGCAACAAATTGCATAACCGCCTCCATAAAAGGGCGACACACGCCGCCCAATCAATTTATGAATAACGCACTGTGAGAACCGCAGTTCCAAAAGCACGTTCGTTACTTCGATACAGATAAAGAGTTTCAGTCACGTTGTCGTAAACTTTCTGCAATGTTAGTGGGCCAGTTTTTCCGTCGCTTCCCGTTACGGGCCAACGCGCACCGTCCATTCCTTTCCATCCAGAGTTTACTTGTCCTTGAGAATCAGAGGCGCTTGCAAATCTCGCACTACCGAAACGAGCAGGACACATAAAGTATCCGTATTCATTCGTACGCGGCGAGAACACAAACGTTCCTCCTTCGCTGCTTCTCAAACGTGAAGTTAAATTTTGTTCCACTTGTGCAAGCGTCGAAATACCAAACGGAGCAGTTCCATAATAAGGATAGCTGCTAAACGCGTTGATGTAATGAACTTGCGTCAGTCGAACTTTATTTTCAATGTACGTGCAGCGAATACCAAAACGCACATCGGAAAGCAAAGCATTGATAGAAACGTTACCGCGTTGATCGACTGATACGCCTTGAATCGTAACAGAGTCACCGCGATCATTCGTTACCTGCCAAAGTGCTTTAGCGCTCACGTCATCTTTGTTAAAAGTTCCGGAGCGGCCCAGCAATGCTTTCAACTGAATTTTGCTGTCGTCGCGAACGTTCACGAATCCGGTAACACTCAGATCTTGCGGATAGCCGACTTTCAAACAAATCAGTTCAATATCACGCTCGATAACAGTACGCTGTTCTTTTACGGTACAACGCACGGTAACTTTCTGAATGTCTTCGGCAGCAGCAAATTGAAACACGCCTTTCTGATCGATAGAAAAACCCGGTGAAGATTCAATGATAGACCATTCGAATCTCACACTATCCGCATCAGGAGAAAGGTTAGTACCAACTTTTCCGTCACGGCGTTTGTAAGAAACAGTCAGAGGATATTTCGCATTTGCAGTAACGTTCGAAGTCACATCTTCAATTTCTGCTTCAATGATTGTTCGCACACTCTGCATCGAAACAACTCGACTTGCACGGATCGTTTCGTTCTGAATTGTTTCCGGATTAATCTTTGTAAACTCGCAGTTGATTCGAATTTTACCGTCCGACAATTGTCCATCACCGATAAACAAATGCCCTGACGGACTATCAATCGAAGCTGCTTCTACATCGGTATCATCACCGATTGTCCAAGTTCCATCCACGCCGTTTATTTCGGTGCCGTCGTTTAACACAACACGATAGCCGTACGGAATAAACCAGCGCCCATTTTCATAATCGAAAGTTGGGTTGCGTTCAGCAGTATCCCAAACAACGTCCTGCCCTGTGATACCCATCGACAACAAATAAGTATTTGCGCGAGTGATATAAACGATCAGGAATCTTTCGATGCTGTACCCATCACACTGATAACGAGCGCGAAGTCTAACAGCAGTGTTCGCATTTATTTCCGGAGTTAATCCTCCTTCGTTATCAATTGTTGCAACGATTTCTTTTGAAGGAATCAACGTTCGATTGTTGTCAGAAATTTCGACTGTGTAGTGATCTGTGATCGCCCAATCGCAAGTCATTTCTGCGTCGTACGTTGTTTTGGGAACGTTGCCGTAACTGCCATCCATGTTTTTCACAATGCCCGGCATTTCAAACGTGCAGACTAAAGCATAACTTTCAATCAACACATCCGCGCCGATACTGGTTGCTCCGTCGATACGTGCGCTTGTGATTGTGTTCACGCTTTCCGGATCAGGAATACGCAACTGAATAGGCAAACGAGTTTCCGTGCGATAAAAACGCGCTTTGATATTTGCCATGCAATCAACAGTAAGTTTGTTGACCTGAACAATAGCGCCTTCAAAGAACGTGTTACGCAGTTCATCCAGTGAACCGATATTCAGCAGCATAGGAAGTTTTGCGACTTCCATTGCTTTGAACTCTGCGAAAGTTTTAGGTGTCTTACCTTGCAGAATTTCAACAACGCTCATACCGGAATAAGTTGAAGGCATAAACTGAATCAGTTCATAATCTACTTCATCTTTTTCAGGCCAATCAGCCGACCACTTAGCAGCCTGCACATATTCCTGTGTGCCGTCTTCGTACGTCGCAAACAAACGCGCAAACGTTCGTGAGTTTTCAAACAGCAGATCGTAGCATTCAATATCAACATTGCTTACCAGACTTCTGACAGGAATCAGAACAATGTCACGAATGTTTTCGATTGTTTTGTTTTCGTACGTGTACTGCATTTTGATTCGAGCAGTACCGTGCAAATCACCTTTGAAATAAAGCTGTTTAACTTTCGCGCCTGCACCGAGGAAAGGGTCAAACATATTTACTGTACTGTCTGTTACGTTCAGCGTTACCCAGCGTGAATAATCCGGATTGTTCGGATCAAACTTTGTCGGGTCTTGTCCGTTCTTAACCGCTTCTTCCTGCAACTTAACTGTACGTGCATACGCTTCTGTTTTCGCGCTAGGAGAAGGAATAAATTCAGCCGTCACTGTTGCCAATGCTGCACAAGTCTTTTTGGTATTCCAAGTTGCGGCTACCGGAAGATTCAATGTGCTGCCTGACGCAAGTTTGCCTGCACTCAAAAGTTCCAAGATGCGAGGCGTGTAAATCGTGCTGAAAATATCAAACAGCTTTGAGAAAGTTTTAACCGTGCTTCCTTCAATCACACTGGCATTGATAGAGAAAGTTTCGAAACCGTCTGAAATAACAGGAGCCTGAAACTCACCTGTTAAACGATTCATGCCTGCAAGGTTTCGCACTCCGCTGTCAAGATCGGCGCTGCTTGTCCAATCAGCAACAACTTCAAGTTCAGCAACGACAACGCGAGGATCACGTTTGTCGATTTGGTCTTGCGTTGCACTCTCCAGCACATAAAGCGCGATTGCTTTTGGCTTAACGTTTTCACGTTCCTGAACAATCGTAGGCAAAACAATTTCCAGATCAGCCAGCTTTGTCACAGGTGCCACAAACTTTACTGTCTTCGCAGTGCTGACCGTTGCGCCGTTCTCGCTATACTGCGCCACAAGGCTTGTCAGATAGTCGGTGCGTAAAATGCCGCTACGCAGAACGTTTTCAACAATCGCAGTATTCTCAGACGTAGAAAGATACTGAGGATCTACCAAGCGGCTTGTTGAATCGTTATAGGTAACGTAAGCGCGAAGTTCTGTATCCGTACCTTGATCGATTGAATCCGGAACCGTGATAGAAATAGAAGTTGGCACAAGTTCCATTTCACTTTTACGCAGCACAAAAGTTTTATTGTCACTGTGATCAAAGATGCCTTGAAACTTAGCACCGATAACAATCTCAGTATCTTCTGCGACGTAAGGCAGAACCAAAAAACTTCCGTTAAACGTGCCAATCGGACTCGACATAATCAAACTGCCTGACGCAGTAAGATCACGTTTTTGTCCGTTTGCATAAATGCCGTAAACCTGAATCTGTGCGCTGCTATTGCCATAAAGAGTTTTCACAGCAATTTCGATTTCTTCCGGATCGGGTTCGATTCCAAGCGGGAACAAACGCACACTGATAGCGTGTTCTGTATCGCCGTACACAACAGTCAAATCAATGGTCTGGATTGCAGGCGGTTCGTTAAACACAACAGCGTTACCGTTACGTGACTGAATCGCAGGATGATCTTTCACGTAAACTTCTTCGGTAATGTTGCTGTTATCGCTGTACAGAACATTCACGCCGAAAACAATTTCTTCGCCGCCGTGAACATAATCAGGCTGGATAAACTGCAACTCACTTACCAGCGCTTTGCCTACATAGCTGCGACGTGTGCTTTCAACAACGGTATGCGCTCCCAAATAAATCTCAGCAGCAACGTTAATCGTTGTATACACGCCACGTAAAACTTCTTCGATTGGTGCCCACTGATAAAAGATTTGAGAAGCACGACGAAAGAACATTACGTTACGTGCTGCTTTTTGATACGGGTCAATGTTTACCGGATCATAGCCAACGTGGTTTAAGTGCCACGCTTCCGCTTCTTCCTGAGTCATTCCAACTGCGATAAGCGCAGGAACAATTTCGGATTTGCTGTCGCGGTCAATCGTTAAATCCAATCCGCTATTGATCAGATGCGCATCAATCTCTAAATCAACTTGCGTTGTTTTGTACCAAGTGCCCCCGTCTTTGATTAGTGTTCCAAGCGGCGTAGGCACAAAAGTTTGAAAGTCATTGGTGTACAAACGATAAGTTTCAAAGTTCGCACCAAGAATCATCGCCACAAACTTAGACCAGTTTTTAGTTCCGCTTACTTTGCTGTATTCCGGCAGCGTATCAAAAATATTTCGAAACGCCTCGCCACGAAACGCCATAATATCGCGAGTGACGTTAATCCCAAGTTCCTGAACACTTTCTTCCAGAACATTGGTGCCTGTTGTTTTGCTGATACGACGAATATCAATCAACTGTTGAATCGTTGAAATGTTTTGTTCGTCATTGTGTGCAGCCAGAATATCCAGCAACTCACCAATTGCCGGATTGTCCTGAAAGAAATCCAGAAAGAAATCTGGAGTTAATGACTTCATGACATATTCCTTTCGCTATACGTCACATTGATTTGCAGGTTACGCAGCGCAACGTATTCAAGTTTACTGTTTGGAATAAGATCCTGAACCGGGCTAATCACGTTCAGATAGTCCACACTGGCGCGGCGAACAGGTGCATCCGGATTGGTATGATCGTATTTCACAGCGTCGGTAATGTCAGACAGCGCGAGACGTTTACCAAGTGATCCGCTTTTACGCTCAAACAGTTTCGCGACTGCATCATAAATTTGGTCTGAATTGCTCTGGCGAGTTCCGGCAGCATCAGCAAACAGCGCAACGTCGATAACAACATCAGCCGCCAGCTTATCTGGATTCCACGTTTGCACTTCAAGTTCAGATTTATATTTGCCTTCAAGCCATGCGAGAAATTTATTCCACTGCGCACTAACTGGACTCGGATTAATGCCGCCCCAAGTGCTTGTGTTTTTAGGCAGAACACAAACGCGAATAACGCCCATCCATTCTTTATCGTTTGGTGCAATGTCACGCTGAGACATAATCACAACGTCTGCAACATCCGGGAACAAACTGATTGCAGCTTTCCATTCATCGTGGCGAATAAGTTTTCCTTTCGCACGACCAAGCACCGGAGCAAACTTGCGGTAGTAATCCGGATCGGGTTCGTTGCTTGCGCCGCCGATAGACGTTGTTGTTTTACCTTGCAGCACACTGTAATTCACAGCAACAGTTTTGAATCCGATTGTGTCATCGTTAACAGATGCACCAAGTGATCGTGTTGCTTCAACGCGTAGCAGATAGCCTACAGTTGGTTTGCTTCCCCAACGTTCGCCGCCAAATTGAATCGAAACATCGCCATTGTCTTTGGTTACGTCGATGAAAATGTTTTGATTTTCGTACGCCTCAAACAAGCACTTGTCGAAACGATCAAACGTAATTTTTTGTCCGGTAGGAGTTTCAAACCACACGCTAATGTCATCAGTGATTTCGAAATTTTCAGTGTTGAGATCAACGCTCATGTAATCACTGCTTTCGGTAATCATCTGACTCATTTTAAAACGAGAACCAATGATAACAGGAACGTCTTTTGTTTCGCCTGCTTCCCACTGAGTTACTTCGGCTAACATTCCGCTGTAACGTCCGACGCTGATTGGTTCATAACGATCAAGCGTGAGTTTATTGCGGCCTGTGTTTGTGATTCGTGCTGTTACTGCGCCTGCACTTTTACGCGTAATGTCTACGCCAAGAAAACGAGCGCCAGCATAAATACTTGTGGTGCGTCGGGCCAAACGAATAAATGCTTCACGCGCAGCGATCATTGTTGCCGTGCTGTTGGTAATACCCAAATCACCCAGCGCATCGGCAAGCAAACTTGTCATGCTGCTAACTTGCTTGTCTGTCCAATAAGTTGACTCAGAGAGACGACGCAAAATATCCTGCGCAAATTCCTCATGCGTAGTAAATGTATTTAGAATTGTCATTGCGGCCTCAGTGCGAAATTGATTGACTCTTTTGTTTCAAGAAGAGGAACGCGCCACCCAATAGAACATTCGTACGTCTGTTGTGTGGAACGATAAACAGTTACGGTAATGTCCGTAATGTCATTGTTTAATCCGTTGTCCGGATCTTCAAGCGCGGTCTGAATGTGAGTTTTAATCCAGCCTGCGGTTTCATCATCGAAAGGTTCGAACAGATCCTGATAGACCAACGAACCAAACTTTTCACGCCACTTGCGAGAGCCTTTGCGTGTGCCGATAACAAATAAAATCTTTTGCGTAATGCTGTCCATATCCTGAACGGTATCACGCAACTCCATTTTAATGTCCATAGAAATATCGGAGTAAGTGGCTTGACCGTTTTGAATATTAACTTTCTTTTGTGTGATTGCCATTATCCGAATCCTACGTTTTTAGATCCGTTGCTTGCAGTGTCTCCGCAAGTGTTAGGATCGCCAGCAACTTGTGCAGGCTTGCCATTAACAAAAACCGTTGATGTGCCTTGTGCATATCCGGTATGCGGCGGCTTTTTTGGTTTCCAGTGCGGTTGATAGGGATCGCCGTTACGCACAACGCCTTTTCCATTAACGAAAACATTTCCGCTGGCACCAACAGCAACAACAGGAAAGTAACCATCATGGCCTGTGGTTTTATCTGCACCCAATCTGATAACTGGTTTGCCCATTTTTGTCTCCTTCGGTTATAGGTTAAATTAGTGGCAGAAACGAAAACGGGCAGCCAAAAGGCCACCCGTTCGCGTATCAAATTTTCTGTGGCTTTCATATTCGCATAAAGCCTGCGCCGCATTTTGGATTTCATTCATCGACAATTGCTGGTGTGCTTTCGTCAACTTCGCCCAACAGTTTAACACGACGCTTCTTTACGCTAACAAACTATTCCGTCGAACAATCTGTTTTGATCACCTACTAAAACTTGAATTTCTCCATAGGCAAGTTGTTGTCGCTGTCCAACACATCCCCCGAACGTGCGCTGTTGTCGCGCCTTGCGACTTAGCCGGACGTGGCAATTCTTCGCGAACGCCACACATCAGTTGTCTAATGCCTAATCTCACTCCTTGCCAAAGCAAGATTAGTAGCGACATAAGGACGATGAGATCTTTCACTCTGTATGTTTCCTTACGTCTATTGCAGCACTATGCTACAAGTTCTTTTTACAGATTAGTCTCCGAAAAACCAATCTCTGTGAATCTTTTCTTCAAACGATTTTTGCTCAGAACAGAATTGTTTTTGCTGCTTCTCTTTTTCCTCACGTTCCCACTTTGCAATATCAAGTTGGGCCTGCTTTTCTGCAAAGTATGGAGCGCCAAAAAGAAGAAACAAAATTATTCCAAAGAACACTAAGGGAATCACGTATTCCGCACTCATTAACTTTCTCCGCTAGGTTCGATTTTGCCTTCGTTGCAATCGTCCATCCATTTCATAACTTCTTCATGGGTTGTTAGATTGTCGGGTACTGTGAAGTAAGGCCCGGCCATCGCTTCTTCCATGCGAGGAATGTCGATTACAATGTGGCTGTCATCATCGGGATAGTAATCAACCATGCGTTTATTTTCGCTAGGTTCCATTTTGTTTTCCTGTTAGGTAACATCCTGCATTACGCTGTTAAGGGCAACGCAATGCAAGTTGTCTTCCCAAACTCTCCCGGCACTTCAAAATGTTTCCCCGTATCCCATCTAACACAGGTCTAAAACATTTCAAAACAAAGCCTCACCTGAGACGCGAGTAAATACCCATCGTGCTAAGCACTTACCGCTTAAATGATCTTTGGCCTGCGGCTGTTATTTGACATCAACAGACAATGCGTAATGGCACCCACTGTTTAAACTTTCTTTCGGTGGAACATAATCGAATGCGAAAGTAACCGCGTTAGGGACATTCGATACCGTCAAGAATTAATCCAACAACAGAACGGACAAAGTACCAGCCACTATCCGGTATATCCACTTTACAGAAATGAATATACAGAATGTTGTCAAACTTCCGTGTTCGACCAAACTCAGTAGTCCTGTTTTCCACCTGAAAACATGTAACTTAGAATCCACGCACCCAGACATTAGTTTGTGTCTTGTAAGCTGTTTACAGATTTTCTTATAACAGTGCCAAAGAATTTGTTGCGCTCGACAGTATTTACCGTCTCCACTTTTTCAGCGCTAACCACCAAAAGTTTCCTGCATCCCTACTAACGCTGGTCTAAACTTTCAACGGGATAAAGTCTTGCTGGATGAACAACCATAAGGAATTTAGCAATCTTTACCTGCGGAAGTTAAATCACTTTTTAAATCGTGTTTCACTTTTAACTCACTGGCACGATTCCGCTTGATCCAGTATTGCATTGAGTAGAAGTGTGACGTTGCACTTGAAGTCCGATAACTTCCCGTTGCGCTCTAAAGGTGAAAGCATCAGAACGCAATAGGCAGTCTTTCCGGCTGTCTGCTAAACCGCTGTCTTGTTTGCTCCGTCTGAATGAGCGACAGCGATTCGAATCCCCACGTTAGGCGCGTCTTGTGAGACTACATGTGATTCGGCTGCTAGTGTTATATTCCCACTTTACAGATTTCATTTCGCACCACTACAAAATTTCATCCAACTAGCTAGGGCCATGAACAGGACTAAGATTACCGCCCTTGTCGTACTCTTTATAATTAGCATTCGCAGATTTTTATGCGAAATTCTTTCTACGAACATTTGACCATAAAACTTCAAACGGCGCACCGTACAAAGCAGGGCCACGTTGAGCACGGGCAGTAACTTTACCGGTATGAATATCAACAGCGGTGATTTCAACTGTTGGCTGTTTTGGTCTTACTGTTTCGTAGATTGGCGCATTCAGAGTTGGGAACTCTTTCTGAATTGCTTCAACACTCGCTTGCTCTTGCGCAGAAAGACGCGGCAGATTAAAACGAATCTCAGCAGCTTTCTTTCCACGCGCAATACGAATATCGCCTTTCTTCAACGGAACGCCTTGATGAATCATGTAGGCGGTAATGCGACGTGCAACGCCGATAATCTGATCGTAGATTGTGTCATCCATTGCAGCAGCGCTAAAACGAATTCCAGTTGCAGGCTGCGGATGAGACAAACGAACGCCAGTGCTGAAATAACCTTCTTCAATCAGGCGACGGAAATAATCAAGAGTTTTGGTTTCTTGTCCGGCATACATCGGGAAGGTGATTTCTGGTGCGCCAGTTTTCGGTTCAACAAAAGCAGGATGCGAAACATCAACAGCCATTTTCACAGTCTGCGTAACGTTGTAATTGCTTTCCAGAATCGGCGTAGTTTTGATCACAACTTTATTGTTGCGAGTCTTTTTATAGTTTTCGTCTGAGGTTGTGGAAGTAAACAGACGATAATCAACCGGGCTGCTATAGGTTGCGATAATGTCGCGAACCAGCGTTTGCAGTTTGGCCTGAGTATCTTCGAAAACAATACGGCTGCGATTTGGAGTGCTCGGACTCACCGGGAAGAATGCACCGTAAACAGTACGCAGGCCGCGAGTAGGTGACGGGCCTTTGATTGTTTCGGCATTTTTCAGTTTCGGCAGAGTTTCAGCTTTACCAACTGGCGCAACTTTCGGAGTGCTACGAATCGCTTTGCCTTTGATGTAGCTAGGCGCTTCCGGATCAACACGTAACGCTTTCAGAACTTCGCTTACTTCGCTTGCTGTCATCCAGCTTTCGAGAGGCACCGCTAAGTTGTGCGCAAGATAATGTTTCTTACGACGCAACAGAACAACGGTATCTTTCGCGATGTTTGGCAGTTTCTTTTTGGTTGTGCCGACATAAGCGTACGTGTCAGTTTTCACATCCGCGATTTGACCAAACGGCGCAGTAAATTCCAGATTGCTCATGATCTGTTGAGCGAAAGCGTGTCCACGAATAACGAATGGAATTCGAGGACTATCTTTCATGCGCAGATCGTAACGATCTTTTGTCAGGTAAACGATTTTTACGAACTCGCCTTTTTCAAGTTCAAGATCGTATTCGTCTGACGCATCATCAATCGCAAGTTTCTTGCCGTTGTATTTCAGATACTTTGGCGCAGCACTTTCAGAACTAATCTCAAGTGCGCCATTGGCACGGCTGGAACTTTCAGCATACGCTTTAGCAACTTGCATCGCGGTTGCCATATCGTAGCAAATGCTTTCGCTTTGAGGCGGCACAAGTTCCAGATGAATTGCGTTGCTTGAACTCATGAACACGCTTTTGTTATCGTCGCGAGTACCAGCAAAGTGCAGGCCGCTGATACGCTCAACCGAATCTGCGCTTACGCTTTCGTGTTGGATAGTTTGGCCAGGCACAATCTCAGTGATTTCGCCGCCGTGCCAAACATAAGCCGCATACTGACTATGCCCGATAAAATGCTCACCAACTTTTGAGATAGAGCGCGGATAAATTCCCAAATCGGAAATTACGTGTTTTTGTTTCTGCTTAATCATGACGATTCCTTATAAGGAAATTTTACGCATAGAGCATTGCTGCAAAAGTCGCAGATTACCAAGCATAACGTTATACGCGCTTGAGCCATACGTTTGAAAAAGTTTCTGAGGGATGAATGTTCCAAAGTAGAAAGAGTTATCCTGCAACTGCGTGATTTCCGTTCCTACATTTTTATCCATGTCATCCACGATCCAAACCCACGGTTCCGCAAAGAAACGGTTGTCGCGAGAATGAATGCGATAGCCAACAGCCATGTTACGACCGCGACTATTAAAGCTGAACAAATCAACTGTTCGTGAGTTAAGTTGCTTTTGAACAGTGAACAACGCAAGGGTACGAAACTTCTCAGAAAACTGAGGAATGTGCGCGTTGTCTTTTTCGATTTGTTCGAGGATTTTGTTTTGCTGATCGCGTGAAAGTTTTCCGTAAAGTTTTACTGAGAAAGACATTTCAAAATCTCCCCTACGATTTCGGCAGGAGTAATATTGTCCGTTTCAAAGTGCATGTCGTAGCCGCCGGGGAAGTTCTTATAGCGCTCGGTCAGTTCTTCGTATGCTTCTTTGGATTTCAAACGACGTTCAATATTATCCGAACCTTCGCGTTTTTCGCCACGGCGTGACAGATAAGTTTCGTAGCTGCATGACAGCAACACAGAAATAGTTGGCACATCCGGATTCAGCAAGTTGACCGTGCGATCATACATCACCTGAGTAATATCATCTTTGACCTGATAAACCCACGTTGACGGATAGCCGCGATCTGAAATGATAATGTCAGCCTGCGATGCTTCCAACATATCCATAAGCGCACTACGCGCTGTCAGGAAAATTAAAAGTTCTGTCAGGTTGCTGCGCGGTTCCGGATCATCCAGTGCGATAGAGCGGAGTTTCTCAGCCAGCGGAGTTGAACCGGGTTCGTGAACACGCAAAACATTGTGACCACGCAAACGCAAAGTAGTCTCCAGAACTTCGGCAGTAGTTGATTTACCGCCGCCATCCAGACCTTCCAAACGAACAATCTTTTTCATTGTGCTACCTAAATGTGCCTCCACGCCATGCCGCGTGAATTAGTAAACGGGAAAGAACTTTGTTTGATGCTTGATGCAGAGTTGCATTCTTTTTTACTTTAGCTTTACCCATCGGGCTTACACAAATCAAACCTGCGCCGCTTCCTGCGATACGTGCAAGAATCTTTTCACCGTGAGTCTCAAACAAACGTTCTGAAATAACGAAATAAAACTTGTTGCAAAATTCAAAGTATTTGTGCCATTTCTTATCGCTAGAAAAGTCAGCCCAACTACTCTTAACCTCAGAGATTACTACATTGCACTTTGTATTGAGTGACCAAACATCCGCACGTAAATTGCCACGTTTGTTTAATCCAAATTCAATGTGGTTCGAAAATCTCTTATCAATCCAGTAGCCAACAATTGCCTTCGTTAAAAACTGCGTTGTCTCACCACGCGACAAACTTACGAATTCAATTGCTGGCACCAGAAAATTACGCCGCTTACGTCGCACCGTCATCCAGCTTTTTGAGCGCTTGTTTTAAAATAGGCTTCCAATCACGATCAATTTTCTTGAGCGCGTCTTCTGCACTAAACCAGCGACGTTCGCGTTGATGCACTTCAAGATAGTTCGACATTTCTTGATGAACTTCCATCAGAAACCACGTAACTTTTTGAAGGCGTCCGGTGCTTCCTTTAACGTATTCCATCTTAGCAATTTTCTTGCCGGGAACACCACGCAAGCCTGCTTCTTCCATCGCCTCTTTTAAAGCGCTGGCTTCCAGAGACAAATCAGGTTCTTTACCGCCTTTCGGCAATCCCCAATTTTTTGCGTGTTTGGTGCGGATCATACAAATTTCAAGTTCGCCAGTTTCAGACCAGCGATAAGGAATGACGCCGCTTTGCTTTCGCGGTTTGCGTCCGTCACCTTCCTGCATGGTAAGAAAAACTTTCATAGGTAGTCACTCGCTCTCGGTTTTGGTTCGTGCCAGTTCCAAGCGCGGTCTACCCAAAAACCTGCTTTCGAAAGTTCGTCGATTGCAGCATGGATAGACATAGAACTTGCAGCAACGTATTCAATAACCGTGTTGCCGACGTTGTAGCCGTAACGATAGTTATCGAAACAATACGCGAATGAACTTTTCTTTGGATCAAAGATTGGCTCTCCGGCTTCATCAACAACCAACGCACTACACGGCGCACCGTTTGCAGTAGTCGAAAGAATAACGATACGAGCGTGAGGCTTTTCTTTATAGATACGCTGAACATAAAGAGCGCATTCTGCAAACGCAGTAGCGATGATTGCAGCGCGGCTATCGCCATACTGAAACGCATCTTCTTTAATGTTACGAGCGCCTGTTAAATTGAATGCGGAAGCAGCCACCATAATAGCTAACGAGCGCGGTTCAATCTGAGTTGCAAATGTACCTGTTCCAAAAACTTCTGGAAACGTTCTCATGACTTTCTCCCAATTCGAATTGTCCTTTTCAAATTAGCGAGTTCGGGCAGCGGATTATCTGCATCTTTGCAGAAGTGCGCACAGGCAAGCCAATTTGAACGGCATATTTTGCAGGTTGTTTTTTACGAGTCCAGTTCACGTTAACTTTTGCAATCTGAACTATAGCGCTATCTGCGAATTTTCCGCGCAGAATAAGAAAATGGCTCCCATGCGGAAGCCCTAATCTTTTCGTTGTGCTACAGACCAGCTTAAAAAGGTTTCGTGCATGAATCTCAGTTAAAGGCTCATCACAGAAAACTTTAATCAAAAGCAAAGCCGATTTCTCCAGCCATGTTAGCCATAGTGAAACTGGCGTCACACATTTCTTTGTTCTCCACGCTGCGACTAACACCGTCACCAAACAGATGAGCAATGATCGCGTGGTTGTTGGAGAAACTTTTAATGTCCGAAAGCGAACCGATCAGAATCGTTTTCTTATCCAGAATCGCTTTGTCTGTAAACAGAACGTGAGAGTCAATGCGGCCTGCGCCTACCCAAATAACAGACGCGGTATAGGAACGCATCGGATTTGGCTCACGATCTTCTTCCAGAATTTCAATCTGAATCTCATCAGTTGAAAAACGTTGTTCCAGACTACACAGAATGCAGTTACGATTTTCCGGACGACGCGAACGAGGCACAGGAATGTATTGCAGGTTGCAGTTGAAACTGTGTGCGTCGGTAATGTAAGTTCCGTTTTCAAATTCAACGTCTTCACTTTCCAGCGCGTAAATGGATGCAAGATTTTCGCGAACGATTCCTGCCCATTTATTTTGCAGTTCCACATCGTTGCGGCCTTGCAAAGTTACATCCGCAAGCACACACTGCAAACGCCCATCAGCAATAAAGTTGACGATTAATTTTTTATAGAGTTGGTACATGGTAAGAGTTCCTTAGTTGAGATCTATGCGACCAGCATTAACTTTGTATTTGCTACCCGCTTTGTGAGTGACTTCACCTTTAACTTCAAGGTTATCGCTTCCGTGAACAATTGTTTTACGGTTTCCGCGAACCTCAACTGTTTGGTTTCCTTTGATCAGCGTGTACTGATTACCCGCAGCGCCCTTTGCAGAGCCAGCAAACTTGATTCGTTTTTTCTGATTAGAGTCGAGTGACTTTGCAATCATCACAGGATCTTGCAGGATATAAGCAGGCACATCTGATTTTTTGTCAGAAACAATTAGCTGTTGGTTTCCGATGATGGTTTGATTCACATCGCCAAAAATCGTAAAGTGAAAATCGCCGCCATGCGTGATAAAAATCTCACGCGTCATTCTGTCTATAATCAGTTGCGTAGCGCTACTTAAACGCTGTACCAAACGATGCGGATAGTTGACTTTGGCTTCTGGTAACATGTCGGCTTCTGTGATATGCGAACGCAATTCATAAATACCTGAATACATGTCTCCTGTAGGAAACTTTACAGTTATTTTAGAATTTCTTTGCGGAATATTTATTGTTCCGAAAGCGTGAATATCATTTCCACCTTTGTATCCTTCAACTTGATTCATCGACGGACGAATCCACGGAAGTTGGCTGTCTTCAATGTCATCAAAGATCCCAACAACACGCGCTCTTACCTGAGCAATTTCTTTTGGATCGTTGTTATCAACAACAACTGCTTCATATTCCATGTTAGGATCAATTCCTTTTTTCCCAACATGGCCGTTAAGATTCATCATGCGCCTGCCCTCGGTAAATACATTTCAAGTTTCTCGCCATTAGGCGCACCAAACTTGCTACTGCCGTCTACTGTTCCGTCGCCCATACTGCACAACAGGTTACGAAGATTTTCTTCTGCCTGTCGAATCAGTTGCGAAAGATTTGTTGAAGGGCCAAACAGTTTTGAAATTGAACTTGCATCCAAACATCTGTCAGGCAATTCATCTTTAACAGCGCGTTGCAGATCGTTAAGTTTGTTGCTTACACAGCTTTGTGAAAACTGTGGGCCACCCATGTAATAATCAGGAATGTCGCCGTTAGCAATCAATCCGTTTATGTCATCGGTAAAGCCGCCTAACATCCCTTCCATCTGATCGATACGGTTCGCAAGAGAACTCAAAATGCTGGGGCCGAAATCAATCGCAATGTTGATACTCAGTTTTTCAAGACTGTTCAGAACGTCACACACGCCAGCAAGAAAACGCGCCATGTTAAATTCTTTCATCAGCGAGTTAAGCATGTCTGCGCCTTCACCGTACTTTTCAGCCAGTTCCGGAAAACTGAAAATGTCGCTATCGGTTTTAAACTGATCGAGCATTACGTTTAAACGCAATTCGTGATTAGAAAAAATGTTGTCGATAGGACTCAAGCTATCCAGAGCCTGCTTGATGTTTGGGTTAATCTGGAACGGACGTAGAATACTTGCTACGGTTGCCTTTGGAATGCTGAGAATGTTTTTGCCGCCGCCGATATTTGTTTCGCCCTTCACGCCAGTAAAGTTACGTGCCAGCAAATAAGTTTCAGCGTACGCACTGCCTTGATAGCTGCGCGTTATTCCAATCACGATCCAGTTGCCGGAAGTTTTGTAATCCAGAACACCAGCGCCATCTTTCTGAGGAAAACAGCTTCGGACTTCGACGCAATCCAGCAAACGAATATTTGAAACGCCGCCAACATACAAGGCACGGGCAGTTTCAGTATACGCCATGCTTTGACGCTTCCAGTTGTAATAGGCTTGCTGAAAGTTTTTGTGCAGGTTGCTATCGTTGGTAGGACGAGCGTAAGCCTGCCGTGTTCCAACAATCCCCTCGCGAATATCGCTGTTAACGTTTAACGGATCTTTTCCTTTGACGCTAACGCCTTTCAGTTCATTTATTTTGCCGTCACTACTGTTCCACAACAAACGTTCGCCGTAGTTGCTCACACCGTTCATCACGCCGCTTGAGCTTTTAGGACGAAACTCTTTTAAAGGATACTGACCGCGTTCAGCTTCCACGTTGAAACAGAAAATGTGCTGCGCGTCTTTTTGCAGTTCCTCGTTAACGTTTCGAACAATCATGGATCTGTCGTTGGTCAACGCAACTTTGGGAAGCGCTTCGTCATCAATCCAGATATGCTGTTCGATTTCGTGCATGAAACGTTTTGGGCTTTGCGCGGCGCTAAGCCACAACATGTTGTCGTCTGTTTGCACGTTACTATCAAGAGTTAATCCGCATTGATCGCAAATCTTTTGCAACGCCTGAATGCTTGTGCCGCGTACGCTGAAACCTGCCGTGTCGTAAATAAATTTCGAAGCATTGATTGCTGCAACAACACGCAAAACACGCATACCGTTTTCGTCAAACTCGCGTACGCCGATAGTTGAGAAAGTTGTGGTGAGTGCGTTTTCAATTGTGCTTCCCATCGTGATTGTGATTTGAGTTCCATCAACGATAGCGTATTTGTCACGCAAAGAGTTATTGCGATCAACAAGCACAAGAACAGCGGCGGGAATCGAAAAAGTATTTTCGAGAGTATTAACAGAGCGGATTAAGCCGGGGGAAGGTGGAAGAGATTTGCCATCTACTAAAAGAGAAATATAACCTTGTCCGTGGATTCCACCTGCGGATTCAGTAGCCATAAAAACTCCAAAGCGAAAGCGCCCCGAAAGGCGCAATCACACATTACATTGAATCGCGTATCTGTTGCAGAGCCTCAATGACGCCATCAAGAACATCTGCATCAAGCGGTAAGTTAAAACCGCCTTTGCCGATTTTCATTTCCGGATCATTTTTGGTGCAATACATTTTACGCACCGCGACAACCTGATCGCCATTGTATTCCGACTGTTCGATCTGCAAACCTGCCATCGCACCAGTACGAATAAAATCTTCTTTCGGAGATTTCTTTTTGGCTTTCTTTTCAGACTTCTTAGGCTTGCTTGCTTTAACGTCTTTTTCTAAATCGTCGTAGCCTTTCTTGATAGGGTTTTTCTTTTCCTTCTCAGAAGACTTCTTTTTAGACTTCACTTTCGGTTCGTCTTTAACAACTTTTTTGGAAGTTTTGCTACGAACAATTTTACCGTTAACGATTGGCATCAGATTGTTGTCCTTGTCACACGCTTGATTGGTTGCACAGGGCGTTTGATTGGAACTTTAATCAACATACCCGCCACCAGTTCGCTAGGATGAAACAATCCGTTCGCGATCAGAATGTGACGCCAATATGCGTTGGTTCCAAACTGTTTGAAAGAAATCATCTGTGGGTTGCCTTCCATAGATGCGTCTATTCTAACATTTACAGAATTGGAATTATCAACGTCGTCAAAGATAGTTTCTTTTAAAGCATCGCGCCCAAAACTATCAATTATTTGGGTTGAGTTTTCAGCCATTTTTTCAAGTCCTCACGCGTTACAGCAAAATAGCTCGACACGTTCAAAATAAAATCGACTGAAATTGGATTACCTGTTCCGTCTTCCCACACGTTATCAAAGTTTGCACTAACACTATCAACAACGCACGGACTCATTGAGAAAAAGTTACCAATGTCCACGGTGAAACTTTCACTATCATCAACCGGGTTTTTAAAATCGGTTCCAGCCACCTGATTAACGGAATTAATCGCAGAGCCTGCAACTTCATTTATTGGCGCTGGGCCAGGCGGCACCAGAATGCCACCTTTTTCAGAAGGCGCACACAAACTCAGAAGGCTAACAATGTTGTCTACAACTTCTGTTTTTGTATCTGTGTACGCATCCAAAAATACCGGAAGGTTAAGCGAAAGATAACTAGGGCCACTCCATTTTTTAGCACTGAAAATTTTCGCAAACGAACTAGCGCCACCAAGTGTCAGTCCAGATTGAACCGTACCAAGTGCGCCACCAGCGCCTGACAATTTTTGTTGTGCCATATCCATTAGCGACGTATCGCCAAATGGCGGCGTCCAGTTAGAAGCCAACTCGAAACCAAAATCAGGTGGAATAAATCCAGTGAAAGCAATTGTGTTCGCTTTGTTATGAATGCGAAATTTATACATCGCATCCACGTTCACAATACTATCCCTTCCTAAAGTTTCGGTTGGCTGAATAGCTGGCGCACCTGTTGATTTCATCAGGTAGTTAGCCATTACACGTATCCCACGTTAATCAGATTAAGCAGCGGATCTTCCAGAATAACAGGAATGTTATCAAGCGAAGGAGCAGCACTTGATCCGCTACCGCTTGCAGGAACCGAACGAGCGCCAGCACCGCTTGAATTGTTTGCTGATCCTTTTTGCTGTCCTGCATCCGCAACTTGTTCTACTGCAACAGGTTCCGGCATTTTCTCCAATGGAACAGCACGTTCAACATCAGGCGCAGCAGAAGGTTTCGAAGCGATAGTTTCCGAACGAACAACAGCACTTTGATCCGCATCCTTTCCAACAACAGGAGCCGCATTTGCTTTTTCGTTTCTCACAGCTTCATCAATCGCTTTATCATCTTTGCGAGTGAGTTCCGGATGAGCACGAATATAAGCGTTTTTGCGTTTCAGAAAATCGACACGTTCTTGCATACTGGCAAGTTCTTGTTCCTTTTCAGAAATGCTTTTGTTTTTCCAATCAGGTTTAGCCGTGTCTTGTGCAGGTGAAAGATTAACATCGGTCATATCAACTTTCGCTGCTTTAGGATCAATCGGTTTAGACTCAGTGGAAGTAACAATTTTTCCTGTGTCATCCGTACGCGAAGCATGAACCGTCATCATCCCATCATCAGATTTTGTTTTCGCAATTTCTGTTGGCTTGCTGTCTTCGTCTTTCTTCTGTGTTTCAGTATCAGCAATTTTATGCAGCACATCCATTTCACGGAGCGCACGGGCCGCAACGCCTTGCTGAACATCACCGCTACTGCTTCGGAAATCGTTCTGAACGTTTGCCATTTTATCTTTCTGCACTGCCTCAATGATTTCCTTTTGAGACATTTGGCTAAGATCTTTTCCTTTCAACGCACGTTCAATTTTACTCGCGCCACCATTGCCGCCGTACTGCATCGCCGTACTGTACACCATTTCCTGCACAGCGCGACTTTGCTTACTCATATCAATGCCTAAGTTTTTCTCCAAGCGTTCAGCAGCAGGAGCGTAGTTAGCACGAACGAGATATTTGTACTGCGCGTCTTCCATGTCTTTGCCGTGTGTCGCAGCAACTTGTTTGTAGCGCTCGTTAAACGCAGCAGTTCCCGGAGTAAGGCCAGAGAAATCGCCAGTGATTCCTTTTGCTTCCGGACTCGCAAGAAATTGTGCCATGCTTCCGTTGTTCGATGCAAGTTGATGTTTCCCGTAACTCACGCCACCGAAATCACCTCTGCCGCTGCTAACAGTTCCAACACCACGACCGCCACTTTCAAACTGTTCACTTACGCCGCCAATTTTATCTTTTGATAAAACACTGTCAGCGATTTCCTGCGAACGTTTAGAAGTTTGACCGGGAAATCTTACAGGGCCAGCGCCACCGTTCCACGCGTTCGCGCCTGCGCCATTTGGAATTGCGCCGCCTAAAGCCATCGGCATAAACACAGGTGGAGCGTACATATTGGCAACAGGATTATTCAGAAGACTATCTTTTCTGTCGTCTTCTTCGCGGCGTTTGCGATCATCTTTTACTGCGCTGTCAGTTTCGTTAGTTATTTTTTCTGCGACAAATCCACCGATCTTATCGCCTAAATAACTTCCAAGCAAACCGCCTAGTGTTGCGCCGATAGCAGTTCCGAAACCGGGAACGATACTGCCAAGTGCGCCACCAGCCCATGCGCCAATAGTCGCACCAGTTGCAGCGCCGCCAGTAGAAACGGCGTTGTTGATTTGTGCGTTGTGTTTCTCTTCATCGGTTAGCGTACCATCTTTGCTGATTTTGTTTGCTTCGTAAACTCCATCAGCAGCGGTAACAGCGGCACCTAAAAGTGGAACACGTTTTGATCCTGCAAGCAACATAGCGCCAGTTGTTCCGGCATCCCACATTGCATCTTGCTTGTCCTGCGCTTCCTGTTTTAAATCATCACTAACAGCTTTTTCTGCGCGTGGAGTTTCAGGCGCTTGAGTTCCGTTGTTTTGAACAGGAATGTCAGAATCGTTTTTCTGATTTTGAGCAACAGGATTATCATGTGCGCTAGATTCACCGCTTCCGTGAATATCAGTTCCATCACGTAAGTTTTCATCGGTATCGTCTTTCATAAAATGCGCAGCAGCTAAACCAGTGCCAAGCAAAGCAAGCAAGCCTAACGCTTTTCCAGCGCGACCGCGACCACGGAAACGACTACGGCCTCTGCCTCTGCGTCGAGTTCTGCGTCCGTTACGATCACGAACATCAAAATCGGCATCTTCGTTTGGCGCAGGATCATTTGGAACAGTTGCAGGAAGATTAGCGGTATCGCTTCCCGGCGGCGCTATTGAATCATCTGCTTTTGCTTCATGGTCTTGTTTGAATGCACGGTCTTGTGTCCACTTCAACCAATCAGCCAAAGTTTTCGCAACTTGTTTTGTTGATTCAGTTGATTCATCCACTGAGTGAATAAGCTGTTCGCTTGATTCACTTTGTTCTGCGAATGCAGTTTCAAGAGCCTTAACAACTTTTCCAGTTTCAGGTCTTGCTGCTTTGTTTCGCATTTCGCGATTCAATGCGCGAGAGCCAGCACCAACATACTCTTCTTCAAAAGTAAAACCATCCGGAAACTGTTCTGCCAAAGTTTTCTGGCGACGTTTTCTTTTTGGCGCACCTTGAGAAAATCCGTGAGCTTCGTCGGCATGACTCATCATAAGTTCAAGCGCAGAGAGTTGCTTTTCGGAAAGCAATGAAGCGTCCACTATTTTCTTCCTCCACGAACCGCAGCGCGTTTACGTCGTTCCTCATCAGCAGCGTTGCGATCTTTGATATAGCAACTGTACCAGTACAGAAGTTTCATCAAAGCTCCATCATCCGGAAAATAAATTTTATTGGATGCGGCTAAATCCAGCGACATATTCATGATGGATTGATCGCTGTATGAGCGCAAATGATTCAGAATTTCAATTGGCTGTGCCGATGTATACTGACGCAGGCAGTGGTTGCATTTGAATTTAGTTTCAAGTTCGCAAATACGAAACGAAACTTGTTTGGCTTTCACCAACTGAGATAAAGAGGAAAGTTTGATTGTGGTTTCTAAATCCACATCGCTATCAATCCAAATTGCCGCCTCTGCCGTTTCACCGTACTTTTCAACCAAATCAAAATGCTCAACCCATCTGCGTACCGTAGGATGTTTGTATCCTTCTGGCATTTTCTGCCACGGCTTCACTTTTATTTTTTGGTGAGCAATTTCTTCGGTGTTAAGTTTGTTGCATTCAATTTCGCGTGAACGAATACGAGGCGGTCTTGTGTAATGGCGTTCGCCACCGCTTGCGATATAAAAAGGCAGTACGCAGCGCCAGTTATAGATGCGGTGACTTTCAGGCCAACTACTTTTTTCAAACATCAGGATGAAATAACGGAAGTCTTCTAAAAGCATATCCATTAAATCAACATTCGTGAAATGCTGTAAGGTATTCACAAACATTTCGGGAAGAACATATTTCTGTGCGTTATACAATGACGGCATATAATCAATTGTGAATTGTTTTTCAATTCGCACATCAACACGTCCGGACGGGAGCGCTATCTCAAGCATAGTCGAAAATCTTCGGTTGCATATCCCACAAGCGATGACTTGTGCGGCGACACACAGGACAGCTAACTTCAAGTTCGCTAGGGATACCGTGATTGGCAGCTTTTACCCAAGCAGAAAGACGCATGAAAAGTTTCATGTCTTCTTGCTGTTCAAGCAACGCATAATTCTGATCAAAGTTTGTTCCCATGTGAGCAACAAACCAATTGAATCGACTTTCTTGTGACGCTTCGTAATTGATCATGCGAGGCAAATCAAACTCATCTGAATTGGCAGTAAGAGTTAAAACAGTCACTGCCGCCTCAGTGATTTCAGTTGCGTTATGCGCATCGCAAGGGAAAGTGTTCAATGGAACTTCGTCTTCCAGAGGTTCCTGAAACACACCGCTTTTGTGTTCAAACAAAGGCATGTGACAAACCCAATGCTGGATTAATGGAAAATCTTTGATCATAAAACGTTGCTGCAACACAAGTGCATGTGCGTCCTGAACAGTCAGCATGTCAGTTGAGATAGACAGAACTTGCGGCAATGCGTGAAGAAGAATCGGAGCCATGCTATTCTTTTCAATCGCCTCTGAAATAAATTCCAGTTCCTTTCCGCTAAACGGACGCATATCAAAACTTTCAGGCAGACCAGATTTCCATCCAACAGAAGGAAGGTGACGAGTTAAAATTTCCATTGTGTTACCCTTAAAAGATTAGACGTTGTGAATCGCATTTAAACTGCATTGAGATCATACCGCGACCGCCAGTGCCGTTAAGCGATAGCGACTGCATACCAACAGGCCAGCAACTGCGAACCTCAGACGTTGCAATTACTTTGCCTTGAATATCAAACAATGCAATGCGCAAATGTTTTTTATAAACAGACGGCATACGGAAACCGCCAGTATAAGGATTCTGAATCAGGTCTTGCCAGTTCTGAAAATATTTCATCACTGCGACTTTCTGATCGATTCCCCACTGAGAACTAAAACCATCAATGCTACTTCCATGCGGCCAGTGAATTTGCGTACTCGCAATTTCTTTCGACTTTTCCGTATAAACAGGAAATGGCAACTCGATCTCTTCACACGCAAGAGGACTAAGATTAAGTCCACCAATAACAGGAAGAGAAACGATTCGCCATTTTTCTGTAGTAAAAGGATCTGCCAAGCCGGGAGCACTCGCATCAGTTAATTCGGTAAGTGTAACGGCAGGCATAATTATTTCTCCACGACGATAAGAACCGGACGCATAGCGCCGTCGATTTTCACCATTGCGGCACCAACAATATATCCTTTTGGTAAAACTTTCAGAACAGAATCTTCAAGCGCTTTTTCCCATGCGTCTTTTGGCTTTGAACTAAACGGCGCATAAGTGTCTGTCGCATCATAGTAATTATAAGTTTCAGTTGTTGGCATCGGAACGCCTGCAAGAAACTCTAAACGATTAGCGCCAGCAAGTTTCGCTTTACGAATTTTATCCGTCAGCTTTTTATCTTCTTTACCTACGCTGTTATCCACTTCGTAGATAGTTGCTTTTGGTGCAGCGTCTTTCGGTTTTGTTGGCAGCTTAGGCTGTGCCGCAGTGCCTGCTTTCTTGCCACTAACTTTGACGCCTTTAACTTTACCGGTGAACGGACGCGAACGACCTAAAAGCGAACGTGCGATTTTAGCGTCAATCTGAAAAACAACATCGGGATCGTCACGATGCAAAACATAAATTTTGTCTTTGATAAAGCGCGTACCAAAAACATCCTTCGCATCAATATCCGCTTCAAACTCATCGTTCTCGATTGCAACTTTTCGAGCACCTTCAAAGCGATACCAATCACAATCTTCGATCTTGATTTTCGGTAAACGTGCAGAAGTGCTGATAAAAAACAACATACAGTTACCTCGAATCAAAAAGTGGGAGCCGAAGCCCCCAACTTGTTTTAGGCTTTCTCTTTAACCCAATCGAATGCCCATTCCACGTTGACCGGAATAGACTGAGCCGTTCCGTTAAACGCCAGATCAGGAACCTGCTTAGGCCACACGTTAAAGATTTCGTATTCACCTGCAATACTACCATCTTGTTTAAAGATACGGAAGATTGCTTTGGTGGCGTAATCTTTTTTGAACGCGCCAAGCTGAGTTTCAGTGCCGCGAACCATTTCGTGCCATTTCTCCAGTGGCTTATAAACAGCCATGTCAGAGTTTTCGTTAAACTCCGTTGAGAAACTACGAGAGAAAGTTTTACGTCCGGCATAACCAAGCTGGAAACCAAACGCTTCTTTCACAACTTCTTCTAACGTTGAACCCGGCTTCGCGCCAGTTTTACACTGGATGCGTAACATGCTGGTGTAGCTTGTGCCACCAACAGCAGCAGGAACGTTGAAGATCATTTCAAAGTTATCATCCAGTAACGGATCGCCCGTACTGGCAAATTCGGTAAGAGTTACCTTTGGCATTTTCTAAATTCTCCTTAGATTGCGCCGCGACTGACCAAATTGATCGCATACTGAATATCACCAACAGGCGGAACAATAGCGGTAACGTGGATACGTTTTGTGTAACGAACAGGATCAAGGAAAATATCAATGATCAAATCGCCACGCGCTTCATCCTGAGTTGAGTTGTTTGAGAAGTCACAAACAACTGAGTACCAATCAAGGCCACGGCCTACGCGGATTGGTTCAAGAATACTTTCCATGCCAGAAATCTGCGCTTGTTTTAAAATGTCGTCGTTAGGTTCGAAGACAGCGCGTAAGTTGTTGGCACGGGCAGAGGCATGAAGCATTGCCAGCATACGACGAATACCAATATCGTTTAAAGCAGATTTGGTAGTCATTGCGGTATCGGCACCCCAAACGAAAATGCCTTCACCTTCGAAAACTGCAATCGGGTTGATTTGGTTTTCGACAAGAACATCACGATCCGGAAGTTTGAAACGATGACGAACATCAATTGCAAAATCCAGTTTACCGCGATTTAAACCAGCAGGAGCTAACCAGCTTGCGACCTGATCCGCAGTCAGCATGGTATACGCCATGCACACACTTGCAGGAACATAAAAGTCACGCGCATTGGTATTGTCACGCGCACGAACATCGCTGTTTGAAATTGCAGTCCAGCTATCCGTGATTGTGAACTCTGCGCCTTTATACGGACGAATGCCGCGACGATAAGCAACAGCAGCATCACGCGACTGAACGCTAACAGGCATACCAACACAAGAAATAACGTCCATGCGAGTTTTCGAAAGTTCGTTAATCTTGTTTGCAATTACTGGATGTTCCAGACCGCCAGCGCAGAGAATACCGCAGGCAATTTGTTCCCAATCTTCGTAATTGTTCCAGCCTTCGATTACTGCCGCGAGACTGTTGTTGGAGATCGTTTCGTCAGAGTGATCAATATCAATCGTGTCGCCAGAACTTGCGCCAACAAACTGACCGTTAATCGCTTTAGGATTTTCCGGATCGTAAGGGCCACCAGCAATCGCGTTGAACAGAACAAACTTCGGATCGTCGAGCAACTTGTAATTGTCTTCGTTCGCACGGAAACGAATACGCTTTGAGTTAACGTTGATTACGTCTTCGATATAAAACTGATTGCCAGCTTCATCACGATAGTAGAAGTTCGTTACGTTGTGTGTTTCAACAGGCGTAAGATTTCCATCTTCGTAAACACGAACAATCGCTTTGATACCCAGCGGATCATTTGTGTCCGGCTGAATGGTAAGGAAAATACCATTCGCGTCATCGTACTGAGACAGAGAATAAAACAGACCAATGTCTTCGCTACGGAAAGGAACTTCCATAGGATCTTCAAAACCTGCATCACTAACCGGACGGAAAGTAGAAAGGTTGTTGAACATCGTTGCCATTACGCCACCAAACTTCGCATTAAGAGCAACGCGAGTTACGTTCAGGCGAGTAGCTTTGGTCATTAAAAGTTGCGCGATTAAAACGTTGTTGCCATACGGCCCTTCTGGATTACCGAGCTTTTCGCGAATCTCATCATCAGAAGTGATCACAAGATTTTTGCCAATTTCTCCTTTCGGGAAAGGCAGCACCAGTGTACAAAATCCGTTGGTTGCCAGTGTCGTTACATTCGACCTGTCATTTTCCATCGTGTACACACCAGCGCTAGGATGATCTGGTAGTAACATTATTTATCTCCAAACAGCGTGAAAACGTTGACTGTTTAAAATTAGCGTACCGGAACGTTTAATGCTGAATCACATGGATTCTTTGTTCAACTTCTGAAATCAAAACTGCTTCCGGAAGAGATCCAGTTAAAACAAACTGTCCAGTGATTTCAAAAAGCGTTGCGCCGAGTTGCATTTGAATTGGTTCCGCTGTGTCGATATGCAGGAAACCTTTTGTTGCTGGAAGCGCATAACCTTTCGGCCCAACAATGATCGAAGTGCTGTTATACACGCCGTCAGTTGGAACGCCTACAGCAGTAGTTTGAGATCGGATAACGCTGTTATGATTTTGCGTAACTTCACGAACACGCGAATCAACAACAAGCGTACGATCCAAACTTCTGTATCGTGTTTTCTTAAACATCAATCTTCCTCCGGAACGTAATCTTCTTCGCCTGTGTCGATTTCAGTTCGTACAGTGATTTCACCGTAGTTATTGATCTTCGCAGTATCCAGATTGAAACCGATTTTGCTTGTAACCTGAAAAGGAATTTCCAGTTCCATGCTTCCCGGCGTACTTCCTTCGTCGAGATCTTCGATGTTAGGAAACGGAATACTGTCACCTTCAATTAAAAATCTCACCGTCCATTTTGTTGTTGGCATTTCAAGTTCAAACGCTAACATTTCAACGGCATTAGCAATCATCAGTTGCTGCATAAACAACAGCGCTTGATCTAAGTGCATAAACTTAACGTAAAGGCTTCCGCTGAGCGTGACAGGCAAATAATAGTTACGCACAACGATAGCATTTGCGGGCTCATGTCCGATTGCATAACCTGAACCAGCACGACCAATATTTTTTGCGTTAGCGATCAGTTCACGATTCAAAGCAAAGTTATTTATTTTAAACCATCCATAGGGATAGTCTGTGCTTTGATCAAACAGCGCACGTAAACCTTGCTTTGGGTTGTTGTGCGTACTAAAAACAAAACGATTCAATCCAAAGCCGCGTCTAATCTGACGTTGAACGCCAAACAAAGTTGCTTTGAGTGAAGTGCTTTGTTTCACGATAGCATTAATGCTCATCAGAAAATTCCTCACCGGAAAACAAAAAAGGGAGCCAATTGGCCCCCTTTCGAGTGCCCACGCGGGGCATACTACAGCAAGCGTAAACGCAGACCAGATGAGGACGATTCAAATTCACCGTCATCATTTGATTCTTCGTCTTCGCCATCGAACTCAACTTCGTCAAGTTCGTCTTCGTCCAAAAGAAGATCGTCGTCACTGTCGTCGGCTTCGTCTTCGTCTTCCGGTTCGCCTAAGCTAATGGAATGGAATTCGTCGTCACCATACAGTTCTTTCTGTTTTTCTTTTGAAGCATTTGTTTCCAGAGCAGCAGACAACGCAAGCACTGAATCAGCGAGTGACGAACCAGTTGAACTAACAGACTCACAAGGATTCGCACACATTTCTACGAAAGTGCTTGCTTCGATATTATCTGATAACTGGCAAGTTAAAAAGTCACTGCAATCAGGAGAGTTTACGGCTTGCATCAGAAGACGCGCCATATCATCCCACTGACCTTCACGCGCCGCAACAATTGCGAGAGCAGCTAGGGAACCTGTCAACGTTTTCATAAAAGTTCCTTAGATAAAAGAGGGAACACAATTTCTTGCATTCCCCACTTTAAAAAGTTTCGCAAAATTAATCACGAAACTTTCTGCCATTAAGAGCGCTGTGCTTTTGCTACTGAGCGAACGTTTGCCAGCGTGAAAGAGAACACGCTAGACAGCAGCCAGCCGCGATCAGTGTTACCCTGATTCGCGCCAGTAGTAGGCTGAGACTGAGTACCGCCGCGAGTGGTATACATCGCATGGTAATCCTGATCAGCAACAACGTACAGTTCGCCATCGTTCAGAACGCGATGTTCTGGAGCGCGGAAACCATCAGTTACCAGATCCAGACCCAGCAGAGTACCGAGGCGACCGGTAGTAATCAGTTCATACTTGCTCACTGGATCAAGAGCAGAAGTGAATTGATCGTTACCGATAATGTCGTTCCAGTAATCAGCAGCCAGAACAGCGGTACTTACAGGCATAGGCCACGCAGCAACTTGCTGTTTCAGAACAGACAGCAGGCGCGGAGTCAGTTCACCGTGAATGTAAGTTACCGGATTCGCCAGACCTACAGCGCGATCAGCAGCCTGTTTCCACATGCGGTCTTCACCGACCATGATAGATTGCAGACCATCTTGCTGAGCGCGATCCAGCAGATCACCGTTAATCTGTTCCAGATCCATACGCGAAACGCGGATGTTAGATTTCAGTTCGAACTCATCCGGAGTAAACACGCGTCCACGCAGTTGACGATAACCGAAATCGGTTGGGCCAGTTGCGATGATCGCTTGCGCTTGGTGAGTTTTCAGTTCGACACGCGGAACGTCGCCCTGACGAACGGTAGAACCTTTTGACAGTTTACGCAGCAGACCCTGACGTTCAGCACGGTCTTCGATAGAACCGACGATTGAAGCGCCGAGTGAATCCCACTTAGCACCAGAAGCATCAGCCGCAGCTTCTTCGATCAGTTGGCGGTTTTCTTCGCGGATTTCGTCGCGAGTCATACCGTTGTGTGATTCAGAAACTTCAACAATGTCGCCAGCTTTGGCAGCATTCAGCAGATCACCGATACGATACGCCAGATCTTTTTTGGACTGTGCGTTAATTTCGCCAGTGGATTCGGACAGAATACGTTCGCCGTTGATTTTCAGATCATGCAAAGGGCTACCGTCACGCAGGACAACACGAGCACCACGCAGTTGATTTTTCATTTGTTACTCCAGAAATTCTTTTTTCAGTTTTAATGTTTTTTGCGAGGTGTGTTACTTACACGCCCGGCGTTGCCAGTTCGAAGGTTGCATAACCGTTCGTGTGATCGGGAGCCTTCTTGATGATGATACCGCGCAGCAGAGTACCTTCACCGCCGATGGTCAGCTTACCGCCAGCGCCCAGCGATGGATTCAGAATCGCATCGTTAGACCAGTCAGCAGAAGCGTCGATCATGTTGGTAGAAACGTTACCCAGCTTGATGTAGCCAATGCGCTGTTGGATGTTAGAAGGCAGGCCGCCAACTGGTGCATCACCAGTGATAGCGCGAGCTTCACCAACAGTCAGTTCAGAAGCGTACTGAACGAAAACTTTTTTGCCAACGTCAGCAGCAGCAAACAGAACTTCCGCGCCGTTCAGTGCAACTTCACCAGCAGTTGCTGGAGCTTCTTCGCCTGCTTCAATATCAGCAGACTTGCCAGCGACTTTGATCAGCAGTTGCTTGTCAGTCGGCAGACGTTGCAGAGTGAAAGACTGAGTTGCGTCGATGGTGAACTCTTCAACGTAGATCTGGAACGCAGGTGGCATGTTACGAGCCAGCGCGAAACCTGCAAAGATTTCACCGGGAACGCCGCGAGAAAGTTTCAGGAAGTTTTTACCGTTCTCACGATGCCAAACCAGTGCAACACCTTCTTCATGGATAACTTCGCCCGGCAGCAGATCACCTTCCTGAGTCATCACAATATCAGTAGCGATTTGATACAACATAATTTTCTATCTCCGAAAAATTTAGTCTGAACTTTTATCAGTTCAATAACCGCGTCAGTCTATATTAGCGACCGAAGCGACGTTTCAGCCTTTCGTCGAAACTTGAGCCGCTGCGTTTTGCAGAGCTTTCAGATTCAACAGATTCATCCAAACTTTCTTCACGATCATTCGATACGCTAGGAACCTTCGGAGTTGATTTGTCAGTGCGAACAACACCCGCAGACTGAGCAACAGCTTCTGCGATTTCGTTCTGCGCGACTTCTGATTTAGTCATCAGTGCATCAGCCTGAGACAGTGAAGCGCGGAGAAGATCTTCGCCGTTGTTGATAAACGCACGTTCAACCAGTGGACGCGGATCAGCAACACCAGCACTACGCAGAGTCGCACACAGAGATTCAACAACAGGGTTGTTAGAATCGCGCCAGAAGTTACGAGTAATTCCCAGCATTGAAGTGGACAGCGCAGCTACGAAACGTTCGCGGTGAGTTGAGATTGCATCAGCAACGGTAGAGTTTACCGCAGCGCTTGCGCTTTCAATTTGTTCCTCTGCTTTAGCAGCCAGAACTTTACTCACTGAAAGTTGCATTACGAAAGGCTGGAAGCCAAACGCTTTGCAAGTTTCTTCGACGCCGTTGTTATGCAGTGATTTGCTAACAGCGCGAATGAAATCTTCACGGTCAAACACACGACGCGCTGAATCTTCACCAGCAGCAGCGCTATAGCTACTGAAAGTAGAAGAGGCAACTGGTACGCCGTCGAAGAACATGTGAACGGTAGGGATGCGACCGTTAGCAGAACGAGACAGAGAAACAAGGTTCGGATCTAAGTTAGCATGTTCAGCTTTAACAGCAGACAGGCTATCGAAAGAACGAACTTCGCTTTCGACTTCGGAGTTAGTCAGGCTACGCACTGAACTTTCAGATTCGATTTCTTCGTCTTCTTCATCGTCGAAATCATCATCTTCATCTTCGTCGTCTTCTTCGTCTTCAAATTCTTCTGCGTCGTCGAATTCATCATCGAACTCGTCATCATCAGAACTTGATTCGGATTCCAGTTCTTCGTCGTCGAACTCTTCGTCGTCGTCTTCGTCGTCTTCGTCACCAAAGTCTTCGTCGTCTTCTTCTTCGTCGTCGAACTCGTCTTCTTCCTCATCTTCTTCGTCATCATCAGAAGAAGTTGAGCTTTCGGAATCCTCTTCGTCCAGTTCTTCCTCGTCGTCGTCCAGACCGGTATCATCGTCGAGATCTTCTTCTTCGATAATATCGCTGGCGTCGTCTTCGTCACTGCTTTCGGAAGCAATGTCGATCAGAGGCGCTGAACAGTGAGCACAGAAAACTGTGTCGTCATCAGTTGCGATAGTGAAAGGCGCGGCGCAACTTGCAGAGCAAGAATAAACGTGCGCTTCCAGTTTACCGTTATCGCAAGACAGAGCCTGAATTTCTTCGGCTTCGATTGTCTTGGATTCACTGATTGGAAGTGAGCTGTAAGGATCGAAACGAACACCGTCGTTCATTGCAACGAAACTTGTTGCGGAACTAAGTGCAGTAACCAGATCCTGAGTGCGAATTGCGTTAGCGAGATTTGTTTTCGCTTCGTCCAGAGTCGCACCAACTGCTACCACAGAATTGCGAGATACCGATTCGGCATTCTCACTTTCCATGTGGTCAAGGATACGATCATCCGAAACTTCTTCCAGACTTGCAGAGCAAGACGGGCAGTGCGTTACGTTCGCGCTGCTATCACTAACGATGTGAGAACCACAACCATCTAAACAGATGTGATAATCAGCTTTTACGTTAGAGCTTGAAGATTCAGATTGGAATTCGGCTTGAGCAACCAACTCAGCATTTTCTTCCAGCAGCTTATTGCTGCCGTGTGGATCGAAAAGATCGACGCTGCTTTGTGAGGCATACGCGACACCGCTTTCTGACAGATAGAACATAGCGTTCTGACCTGTAGCAGTTTTGCGGAAGTTTTCGACTGCTTGAGCGTGGCTACCACCGACAGCGACAATCCCCGCCAAACGGGTTGCTTTAGGCATGGTAAAACCCTCTATAATAAGTCGGTTATCGACTCTTTAAAATTAATGTTTGCAGAAAAATAATGAGAAAAAATTAAATCTTTATCTTCTCAATATCTTCTTCCGGAATACAGCGATTTTCGAAATATTTAGCGACTATTTCGACGCCGTTGAGTGCGTAGACTTTACGCAAACTATCGCCCCAAACCATTAATTCTGCCAGAGTCGCGAAATGTTCCATTGCTAACGTATTCTTTCCCGCAGCAACGTTTCTGATTGGATGAATGTCTTTGCCAGCGATTGCCGCTTTGAACTTCATTCTATCCACGTTTCGCAGCATGGTATTATCAATAAAATGCGCTATTTCGTGTGTAACAACATGAGCAACGCTTTTGCTATTGAATCCACCCAACAGACGAATGATTTGTTTTGGATCTAAAATGATAACGCCATAACGTACGCCGTTGTGCATCACAGTAACGATATAACAACCGTCATTTGTGTTTCCTAGCCCAACATACAAACGTTTAAACGGCAACGCCATATTCAATCCAATCGCAGGCATCACGTTTGTTTGAATATCTTGCATCATGTAATCCGGAACAGGACGACCTTCAATGTTCGAACGAATACGCAATGAAAGGAACGTATCAAAGTTTTCAACTTCCGGATGCGCTTTACCGCACTTAGGAAGTTTCTTTATTTCGTAGTTGTTTGCGCTGCCGCCACCGTAAACAATGTTCGCATATTTCAGCGGCTTTAATTGCTTATAGTTGACGTGTTCCTTTTCCTGAATTTCTTGAGCGCGGCGAGTATTAGCCACAACCTCAGTCTCATTTGAGATCGGCGCAGGATCTGGAACTTGTTGTTTGGGTTCCGGAGGATTTTGTTTCGAAGGATACGCAGTCGGAACCGGTATCGTTTCTGAAACTTCTTTCGCTTTTGGCGCTTCCGAAACACCTTGTTCTGGTACATCGAAATTAAAATTTTCAGGAAAAAGTTTCAAAGGATTTGCAGTAAATTCTCGACTTTCTTCCCGGATAGTATTTCCCATATCAATCGACACAGGAATCACTTGAGTTTGTTTTGGGCTGGCAATATAAGCCACGCCATCACCAAACATCAGGCCAACAACATCACGCGTTAGAACTTCAACGCCGTTAGCTCTCAGCGGTTCCCCGCCTAAATAACGATAGAAGGTAAAGTTTTTCATCGTGATTTAATCTGCATCAGTTGGTTAACTTCTGTTGCTGCACACGCAAACGCAGGATCATCAACGCTACTACATTCGAAACCAGTAAGCAGCAAGCAGTTGCGATAAGCAAGACGGCCTGTGCGCATATCAAGTTTCGTTGGCGTATTAAACGCAGTGTGTTCGCAGAAGTTACGCGCTTTCGGAGTTACAAGACGACCGCAGATACTGCACTCATACGCCTTGTAAGTTGTGCCTTTCGAGTAAGTGTTTAACTCACCAGAAAGAATACGGCGACAACGTTCTGGCTCCAGAGTACGGTCAAACGCCAGCAGCAAACTAAGCACCGCATGATTGCCACGAAATCCAATTAACGGACTCAGATGACTATCAAAAATAATTCCACGCGCTTTGGTGTAATCTTTGTTTGCGTGTTCGATGAACGTTGGTTTGCCTTTGAAAGTTTGGAACGCGAGTTTACCTTGATCCGGATTGAATCGCACCCATTCTTCTTTTGAGAAACCATCGCCGTTCGTGTTAGGCAATTCAGTAACGTTTACCGGAACAGGAACAATGATGTAATCGCGAATGTCTTTTGACGTGTTATAAATCTCAGCCGCTTTAGGCAACCACACGTTAATGTCCAGCGACAGATCGTTAGAACTACCGATGCGGCCACCAGCAATGCGAATGTTTTTGTTGTCACGACTCGCTTCTTCTTTGTGAAGATCGATAGGTGCCAAGCCAACATGTTGAGTCGAACTTAAATCGAAACTTTTGCTTTGCACATCGTGGCTCAAACTTTCAATCTGGTCACGCGTTACAGGCAAATCATTTCCACGCATACGAATAGTGGACATAAAATTTCCTTACTTGAATTTGTTTTGATTCTTTTTAGAGTCAACCAAAAGAACTAAACCTTCCGGAGCGACGTAATAATTGCCGCCAGAGTCTTTCAGGTTATAGAACAGTTTGCCTCGTTTGATAAAGGCACTAACCACTTTGGCATAAATGAATGATTCAGGATCTGCTTCAACGCGATACTCAACTTCCAGATTTGGATAGAACACGTCAAAACTTTTTGTACTGAACACCGGATTCTGCACACGCGAACATTCAACAAATTCCAGACCGTTGCAATGTTCAATCATGTATCCTGACTTTTCTTTTCCAATCAAAATACCCTTAACGGTTCCGCGTGTGGTGCCACCAATAGTTTCTTGTTTGTTCTGCCAAGCAAAGTTAACAATGTCACCGATGTTATAAGAGAAATCAAACGCTGGCATAAGTTATTACCGTAACGCAGATCGCGCCCAAGTTTTAGCAAGTTCCAATGACAAACGTTGCGGGTTATGCAACTTAACTTCGCCGTTGTGAACAGCCGTATAAGGATCGTTAGAGTTTTCGCCGCGACCGCTACGGAAAGCAGCTTCGTTAAAACCGTGGAACAGCGTAGAAATCCAGCCGCTACCTTTATCGTTTTGTTCACCGAGTTTTTTATCCCAGCGAATAACGCCACACGTTTCACCGCCCACGCAAACCAGATAACTGACTTTTTCATTGCCAGAGTAAATGTCTTTTGCTTTGTGCTTACGGAACGTTACACGGCCTGATTCAGATTTAACTTCTTCCTCTTGCTTCTGAGGAACTTTAGCAGCGACGGATTTTTGTTTCAGATCGTCAATGTCCAGAGTTGACCAGAAACTTTCAAACAGAGCCACCAGCTTGTTTGAAATTGGAATATCGTTGAGCAGATTAATCTGCGCGATAGTGCTTGATGGATCGTCGATGATTCGATTCAGGAAGAAACAACCAATCACAACAGGCAGTACGCTACGCTGCGCAGGTGAAGTTACGCCAGCAGCATTCAGATAACTATTGCTTAGGCCAACAGCCAGACGCGCAAGCACCATGAAAGTTTCTTTTTCAGATGCGTTGCAAATCGTCGCCATAAGACGCGCAGCAACAGAAGGATCAGCGGTGCGTTGTGCAAGCCCTTCGATTTCGACTTTTGAAAGCGAACGCCCAAGTTTCTTTTGGGCTGCAAGTTCGAAAGCGTTTTCGAGTTTGATTGCGTTGGATCGGTTCAGACTTTTTTCGAGTTTTTGAACTGTTTCTTCGGATGAAGAAGTAGAGCGCAAACCCGTATTTCTACGGGTTGCAGAAGATCGTCTTGTTACTGGCATAAAAACCTCTATTGAGATTCTTGCAACTTCTCCAGCAATCCAGACGTTTGAAGGGACTCATTCACATCCAGATTGCGGTGAGAACATAGTTGCGCGAAATAGTGAATCGCCTTGTCTATCATGCCAAGTTGTTCGCATGACTTATAAGCTATGTCTAAACACAATTCTAAATTACTTTGTGATGAGTCAAATAGGATAGGAGTTTGATTTTTTGCTGAAATTCCTTTTAGCGCTATTCCGAGTGCTAAAACGTAGTCACCAGTGCGCCAAAGTATGTCGGCATAGGTTCCGTATACCTCAGTGCGATCCGGACGCGCAGCAATAGCGGCATGAGAAGCGCTGATTGCTGTGTAGTTGTCGCCCATCATGTACGCAGCACAACTTAATTCAATGTTGATGTGCGCCAGATAATCTTTCCAGTTGCAGATGCGATGATTCAGTTTATCAACTTCCGCTTTTGCTTCTGCATACGCTTTCGGATCTTGCGTATTGATTACGCCGTAGCAAAGTTCACGCGCATAATAAAACACAGCACGTTCATCGCGTGGATTATCCATAACGTCTGCCGCAAGTTCAGCAGAGTAATCGCGAGGCTTATCGTAATCCGGATAATGCGTTGTGTGGAAATCTGCATCCACTTCAATAACAGGAAGATTATCAACCTGCATCAAAACTTCGTGCGCCCGATACTTCCACGCGTAACGTTTTTTCAAATACGCTTTGTGCTGGAAATAAACGCTTTCGCCGTTGTGCATATTGATGCGCACGGTATCGGGAACAGTAGGAAGAGATTTCAACGACGCCACCCATTCGGGATCGGAGAATCGTTCGTCAATATCCAGCCAGACCACCAAATCATCCGGGCCAAAAGGTTGCGCCGCAAGGTTTCGACTTTCACCTAAATTGCGACCGCCATTAGGATCAATGTCGTAAGCAAAGTGAAGTTCCGGATGATTGAAACGCTCGATGAATCTGACTGTATTATCTGTGCTGCCTGTATCAATGATCGAAATGGCATCAGCATTTTTAACATGCTCTAAAAACTCTGCCATATTCTTTTCTTCATTGCGACAGATCGCAGCTACGCACACACGCATAGAATTTCCTTAGATTTGAATGTTGCCGGAATCAGGCCAACGAATACCGTAACGCTCAGCAGCAGTAAACTTGATCAAAGTGAATTTGTCTAAATCCAGTTGACGCAAAGTTTGTCCTGTTGTGCTTCCGGGAATCGGAGTTTGTTTTGTTTCCGTAAAGAGTTTCAATTCGATCTCAACATCGCCAGCCAAATGCTTAGGCTTAAAGATTTGAGCCGTGTCTTCCAGCAGACCGCTAGGCAACGTTTCTTCAAAGAAAGTTTTCGTTGTCATAGTCAGACCGCTGTTTAAAACGGTTGGTGCAAACGCACGAATATCGTCATAGAAAAGTCTGTTCCATGAAGTGTTACCGATGAGCGTACGTTGCTTTTTAATGCGAGTTACTTTGCCTTCGGTTACTGCGCGGTACTGGTTGTAATACCAAGCCGCATAAACCATATAAACAGGTTTCAGATAATCCAGCGTTGAGAAATCAAATGCAGGCGCAATAACCATGCGATGCTCAGTGCGACCAATATCACGACGAAATATCTTGAGTGAATACTCATATCCGCGACGACAGTTGATCGTAATGTTGTTCACAACAGATTGCTGATAGCCATTCGTGAACGCATACGCAAAACAATCCTGCCCGACAAATCCAGCAAGCGGCGTATAGATAAAACTCTCGCCATCGGTTGAAAGTTTTACCGTGCCATGCTGCGGTTCACTGATAATGATCGGAGTTAAACGCCAGCCGCGTTGAGCAGGAACTTTATCAAGAACTCCGTCAGTCGGAGAAACAGAAGTTTCGAACTCACGCGCACCCTGAATAATGATAGAGCGCAGCGGGATTTCGAAATCAACATTGTTCGGAGTTTCTAGTGTCATTGGCGGGGCCACTGGAATATCGTTGCGCCAGAAGTCCACGACACACGGTTTAGAAATCATTACGTCACCTTGTATTTCTTTCTGAACTGGTCAGGCGTATAAATTGGAATTCCTTTATCCATCGCCTTTTGAACTTTGCCGCTACCGCTTCCCGGATCTTTCGCAATCAGAACAGTTGTGTCTGCTTTCATGCTATCGCTTGCGGTGCCGCCCAACTCAGTGATACGTGCTTTAAGTTCTGCGTCACGTACGCCAGTAAACGCAACGTTAACGCCTTTGAGTGCAGAACTTTTCACAACAATTTTCTTCGGTGCATTAAGTTTTACACCAATTTCTTTTGCTGTGTTGTATCCGTTAATACATGCGTCTGCGATTTTCGGTGCCAGAGATTTGATACCGTGAATGTTTCCAATCAAAGCATTCAGATCGCTAGAGCTACCACGGCGCAGAATCTTTTGAATGTCTGGAATCTGATCCACAACTTTATCAAAAGAGGTATTCGCACCACGCATATAATAAGGCGCAATAGATTTCAGCCACACGTTCAAATCAACGCCTGCTAAAAGTTTCTTGCTGAAACTTGCAACTTTCTTACCACGCGCATCGCCAAGAATTGTGCGTAAGGTTGTCAGGCCACAAAGAATCAATGCCTTTGGATCTTTAATGCCCGCTTCTACCAGCAGACGCGCACTGCTTTCACCTGCATCAGCATAGCCAACACTTGCCATAAAACTTTCAAGCAGTTTAGCTTCACTGGTTGATGTTTTCTTTTTAGCGCGGAACTCAACTCCATCCAGAGTATAAGGAACATCCGGAAGTTTTGGTTTTGATGCAGCGCGAACAATTTCCATGATGTATGGAATAACTTTGTTGCTGCGTACCAGTTTAACTTTCGCACCGGGGCCGAGTGGCATCTTTTTAGCAGGCGCTTTGTTTTTGCCTGTTGGTTTCAGATAGCCGTGCTGCACATAATATCCGTTGTGTCCGTTTGCGCGATTGATCGTAATGCCGCCGGGAACAACAACAGGTTCAACGATAACCACAGGAGCAAGCACACCGTATTTTGTTTCCTGATAAACAATATCTTTAACAGTAGCAATTACAACGTCAGCACTTGTGTTCATTTTGAATTTGAATTCGTGCTTCGGGTTTGTGCTTTTGCTTGCAGGTGAAGGAATGTTATCGCTCACAACCAAACCATCAAGTTCATATTTGGATTTGCGTACGCGATCTTCCAACAGCGCAACAAGTTGTTCTTCGCTAAGATCGTCAAATGGCCCAAAGTGGCGAACCACAGTGAAGCCATATTTTTTCAACGTTGCGAACTGTTGCGCTTTTGTTTTAGTTGCGCCATTGCCTGCAAGAATACCAAAGCACACCATATCAATCAGCTTGATTTCAGGTGGAGACTCAAAGCGGCGCATCAAACCTACAGACGCAGGACGAGCACTAACATATTCGAAATCACCCGGCGCATCTTTGTGGAGCTTTGCCAGAAACTTTTTCTGAGATAACAGCGCTTCGCATCGAACAACAAAACGTTCCTTCACAGGAATCTTTTTCGGAATGTTCATTGATGCAATATGGCGCGAAATATCTTTGCCTTTCTCACTGTCGCCGCGAGTGTAAGCCGCAACAGGCACACCTTTTTGGTAAACGATTTCAACACTCTGACCGTCAAGTTTATCACTTACGATTTTTGCGTTGCCGTTATCAAGCTGTTTCGCCAGACGAGGTGAAGCAAGTTTCAATTGATCCAGACTCGCCATAGGAACAGGCAGCGGAACGTCGCTATCGTCATGGGAACCAATCTTTTTTGCCAGCGTGGATTTAGGCCAACGTTCAGAAATGTAATCGCGAATCGTATCGTAAATGGTATCGTCCACCAGCGGATCGCCTGCATCGTACGCGTCATCAAAAGCGTTAATCAGCTTTTTGGCCTGCGTCAGATTTAGAGTTTCCATAACCTTGATAGGATTCTTTTCTAATCGTTTTATGCTAATGCTGGCTGAGATACTTGTGAAATCAGTCATTGTTATTCCTCTGCAAATACTTACTTCACATTTACAGTTTCAGCGATACGGGAAGCGATAAAATCAGGCACTTGATTAAATGCAATGCCTTCTTTTTTCGTAAGTAGAACAAACGCTTTCGAATATTTCATTGCCATACTGCCAACGCCGCCAACATGCCGAGAGTTAAGCAAGCGCCGAGACATTTCGGATATGATAGATTTTCGTACATGAAAACCATTGATGTTTAAAAGCTGGTCATAATACTTTTTCACATCCGACTTCTCAGAATAGGTTTTTACGCCAGAGAAATCTTTTCGGATAGCCATGTGAAACAGAACAAGAAACGGATACAAATCTAATGCGTCACGATCCTTTTGCTCTTTCTCCATCTGCTTGATAAAGTCCGGACGTGTGTCAGGCGCGACAACCTGTTTGCCTTCAAGCGTTGCTGTCACTTCGTTATAAGCACTGATACGTTTCTCAGGGCGCATAGTCAGCAAATCTTTCTTGCTGGCATAAAAGTGAATCGGCATTTTCTTTTTATTGGCAAGAATGGCCAGGCGGCGTAAATACATCGGCGTACTTCTGATACGCGCAGGATCGTTTAGTCCTGTATTGCAGTGAATCGAAACAATAAACTCCATGCCGATTGTGTCTTTATCTGACACTAATCTTTCTTCTGCTTCGGAGTGCTCACGCTTTCCTTGCCAGAAATTAACAGGGATAACTTTGTATCGAGAGCGCAGGCGATCAGCATCTAACACGAACATAACTTCTGAACCGCCTGCCGTACGCGTTGCGAAAATATTGCTGCGAGATCGTGTAGTGGAAAGGAAGAACAGCTTGTTCTTGCTAAACTGTTCTTCCACTTCTGAGCCAACCGCATTACTCAAATGAAACTTTCCACTAGCCACGATATTCAATGCGTTTTGCGCACTGGTAAAGTGGTAGAGTAGATTCATAGATCTTTTGTCGCCTCATAAAGAAAACGAGGAATACCAGCGATAGTGATTCCTTTTTGCTTTGCAAGGATCGCTAATGCGCGTGGAGTTTTGTTTCGCGAATCGTCACTAGGAAGATTGCGAGAGTTGCCAATATCGTTACGCAGACCTTGAGCAAGTTCAGCATAAGCGTAATCCGCTCCGTACGTTCTGCGCACACGATCAAAAACGTAACTAACTTCGCTGTCGCCTTTCGCAAGCAGTTGAGGAACAGTGCCTTTGATAGCAGCATGGAGCAGTTGCAGCCACGGCATCACATAATCTTTTCGGGCGCGAGGAATATAGCCGCCTTTAATGATTTTGGATTTTGCCAGCAGACGCGGATCGTTTAACGGCACACGTCTTTCTTTACGCATCGAGATCATATCTTTTTGGTTGTTATATGCGAACACGCTAATCTTTCTACGGTTGCACGAAATAACCAAATCGCGAAGATACTTCCCATCGTCATTACGATCCAAATTGATATGAATCGCAATGATAAATGGTGACGCCGGAATGTCAGGACGATCCGAAAGCAAACGTTCCTCAGCTTCTGAATATTGGTGATTGGCCCAATAGTCCAGTGGCTCAAGTTTGTAGCGAGTCTCCAAAGCGCGTCTGTCCAGTTCGAACATAACGCCATGTGCTTTGTCTGCAAACGCATTGCTTCGCGTACGGGTCAGTGAGAGATAGAACAGCTTACCTTTGTTGATAACCTGATCTGATTCAGCGGCGTCTGCCATTGATAACACGAAACGGTTATCGCTAACAATTTTCGCCGCTTTGTGCGTTTGGGTAAAATGATAAAGAGGCTGTTTCATTAGCTTACGATAGGCTCCCTGTTAACTTCAAATTCTTCTGCCATATCGTACACGCGACCAAATAAAGTTGGTTTCATGTCTTCAACATGTTCAGCAATATCAAACAGACTTTGCTTACGCGCTTTGTTGATTCGAACTTGACGAACTTCATCAGGACTATTCGTGAGATCGTAAAGCGTATAAACGATAATGCTGTCAGAAGATTTGTGTGAACTTTCGCGCAGAACTACCCACTTACGTTTTTGTGACTCGTCGGCTTTGAACACAACAACGTCACCGGGTTCTGGATCAGCCAGTTTCTCCGGCGTACCCTTATTTTCAGCAGCTTTCTTTTTAGCAATTTCAGCGGCCTCTTGTTCTGCGTTTAAAACATCTTCATCAGTTTCTTCATCAGCAGATGTTTCGTCAACGTCCGGATCAGTTTCGTCTTCGGATTCTTCTTCCTCTTCTTCCTCGGAATCATCTTCTGATTCTTCGGCGTCCGGATCTTCTTCGTCGTCTTCTGATTCTTCCTCTGAGTCATCTTCCTCAGAATCTTCCTCAGAATCTTCCTCTTCTTCGTCGCCGTCGTCTTCTGCCTCTTCCTCTTCTTCCGCTTCTGATTCGTCCTCTTCGGAATCTTCTTCCTCATCCTCTGAATCGTCTTCGGCGTCAGGATCTGTTTCGTCTTCCTCTTCTTCCTCGGAATCATCTTCTGATTCTTCGTCGTCAGATTCTTCATCAACAGGCGCAGCTTTTTTATCTTTCTTGCGAACAACTTTAGACGGTGGCGCTTGTTCCTCTTCGTCTTCGGGTTCGTCTTCTTCCTCAACTTCTGAAAGATCGAAATCGCTATCAACGTGTTCGGAATCATCGCCTTCGCCAAACAGCGAACCTAACACAGAATCAATTCCCATGTTATCGCTGGCAAAAGGACGTGAAGTAAGAATGTCACCAAGAGGCGCGAACAGATCGTCTTCTTCGTTTTCTTCTTCTGCTTCTAATTCACTTTCGAGAATTTCTTCCTCTTCGTGAATGTCGTCTTCTTCGTCCAGAGTTTCCTCTGCAAGAATACGCTTAACCTGATTGCGCAAGCGAACAGTTGGAATTGCTTCTTCGTCCGTATCGTAAACACGAGGTTTAGGGCCGGGCGCTTCCATTTCGCCAGACTTGATTTTATCTTTCATTTCGTCGTAGCGTTCCTGTTCTGCCCTCACATTTTCTTTGGCTGAACGTTTGGCGTCACGCGCTGCAATCTCACGCGCCAGTTTTTCAGCACGGATTTCCAGACGAGCACCTTCACGCATTTCAGCCTGAGAGCGTTGTTTTTCTTTCTTACTGGCAACACGATACCGTTTTACGTCTTCGTCAGTAAGCGTTCCGTTAGGCCAATCCTGAATCGGCATAACTAAAGTTTCAGCCACCAGCTTGTCGTAGTTTTCAGGAGAAAGTTTCAGATACATTCCTTTCTCGTTAATCAGTACGCCGCCTTTTGCGTCACGAATATAACGCAGGCCGATCATTTCATTTTTCGTTAAACGTTCCTTTCCTTTTGTATGCTGTACTTCAACCAAAGGAGTAGAAACGATGCGCCACTGATAGTTGCTAAAATCAATGCCGTTTTTATATTCGTTTGGAACAGTGCGAGGCGCGAATCGAGAATTGTCGAAATTCTTACGCTGCAACTGACGTTCCGTTGATTTAATGCCACGCACTTTTGCACGACCTTCACGCTGGGCAATATCAGGTAGCTTGCGCAGTTTCGTTGCTTTTTCTAAAATCTGATTCCCGTTCTTTTTATCGAGAGGGAAATTGATATGCGGCATATCTGGAAAAATAAGAGTGAAACGTGATCCGCTCTTGAGGCTTTTAACGCCGAAAATATCGCCTTCACGAATCATACGTTTGTGCGTACGTTCTGAAACTTCTTTCCCGCGCTGTCCTGTATATTTAAACCAGTTATAATCGCTAATCGCTTCATCATAAGTTGCAGACAAGGATTGCATTTTTGTTCTCCGTAATAGGCAGTATGAATAAATTAGGAACTTCCTTGTTCCTGTATCCATTAACCGCCAGCAAGATAGCCGCGAGTGTCACAACCGAATTCGCCACAATATTCCCCGCAAGGAATTTTGATAGCCCACGTCCATGTTTTATCGGGTTGCTGAATTGCAAAGATTTCGTCCGGAGACTTCTTCCAAACATTTACAGCATTTTGCAGTGCATCCAGTTCCGTTTCAAAATAACCTTTCTTGAGCGGATCAGGTTCGCCGTAATCAACGGTAGGCACAAACATTGTGACTTTCATTCTGTCCACTGGATGCGAAATGATTTCTACGCCGCGTGGCGCAATCGATCCAGACTGAATAGTTTGAGCTTCAACATGTCGCGCTTTACTCATCGGGCTAGACTTAACTTCTGGAGGCAACGCAGGTGCATAAGAGAATCCGCTCTTATAAATAGCAGAAGGAATTTTGTGTTCAACAAAAGATTCCAAACGCTTAGCGTCCGAGCCAACTTTCAATTCAACTGACATATCCACGCGATGAACTTTTGTGGTGCCAACGTGCAGAGGATCATTAAGATACTTGTACGTCACCGCAGCCATAACAAATTCAGCATGAGGCGTAAGCTGATACTGCGCATTCATTTCAAACCAACGCGGAACAGGTGGAGAATATTCAGCGTTTGCCTGAGTAAAGATAACAGGCTGAGAAGGCGCAACAGAGATTGAAAAGTTTTCCAGATTAATAAAGTCCCACTGCATCGCATAATCTGCGCGAGGGATTACTTCTTGTCGCCAAATACTCACAGCAGGATCGACATACGAACGATTGTACGTGTCGGTAATGTCAGCCTCAAAACCAAAATGAGATCCTAAAACTGGAGGCCAGATACGATCAGCTTCCATAAACTGCTTGTAAGGTTCTGCATCTTGTTGCTGTGAAGGCGGCGCAGGATCTGCTTTCGCGTCTTGCGTGTTTTCCAAGTAGTCAGATTCCGCTGCATATTGACTAGGCGTGGCAGCAGTCTCAACATACACAGGAGAGGTTTCAACAGTGTCCGAAACTTTATTCCATTCCTGAACATCAGGCAAAGTAACGTCAACTTGATTGATAGCATTCCAGTTTGTTCTGCGCGAAGTAGAGATTTCTTTTACGATTAAAACCGTATCATTTGCTTTTAAAATCTTCGGCTCAAATTTATCAGCAGAAGTTTCAAACGCATTGTCGAAATCAAAACCTTTGTGCAGGCCGTACGCAGAATCATAGCCACTGAACATTTCAGGCGACTTGATTATCGACTCCGCAAACAAATGCCACTCTTCGTAAACCTGTTTGACGTTGTACGAGGCAAACGAAAACGCAGCCTGATACTTTGAATCAAAGTTTGAATCAGTGCTCACATAAGCGCTAACAAAACTGAACAGGTCAAAGTTGGTATTCCTGCGCATGATAGCAGAGCCATAGCGCATATCAGATTCAGAACTTCTCCGCATGATAGCAGAGTCATAACGCATATCTGTTTCTGAATGGATGCGAGGCAACGCTTCGCCAAACACACGCACTACATCGTCAGTATCTTGTCGCATCAAAGCGCTAACGAATTTTGTTGTGTTGTTTGTTTTGCGTGAATCAAAAGCGTACTCGAAATCAGGAGCAAGAATCTCAACAACTTCTGATCTTCCCGCGTCTTTGTATTCTAACTCGCCTTCGAAATCATGCAGCCACGCGGCTTCCGCTTTATTGAACGTCAGAACTTTCGGCGTGTTGTGTGATGGATAAGATTCAAGAATCAAAACTGAGTCACACGAAATATCTTTCAATTCAAAAGCATTCCGGTACACACCGCGACTGTCCAAATCTGAATCAATATCCTTTCCGTCTATTTCAAACAACACGCCAGCAGGAACGCGAACGTCAGTGAAAAAGTTTTCAGGTATTTTATCAAACTTGATTGTAGCAGAACGAGCAACAACCATACCCCGCGAATAAACAGGAGCAGGCTGATCATCAAGCCACGTTTCATGCGTCCAAATATCCCAAGTGTATTTGTAACGCGAACTACCAAACTTAACTTGATACTTCTTATCCGGTTCCGTTGGCGTAAACTGAACGCGTGTTGATTGTCCGATTTCGAGAGTTATCGCTTTGCCGCCCTGAATAAATTCTCCAATGTCAGAATCTATTGTAAGGGCCAGCGCAGTGATACCGGTATTTGTCAGCACTCGCGTTTGATACAAAATTCCCGTAGGTGCATAAGCACGGTTTGGAATCGGATCAAATTCAATTTCTGATACCGTGTAAATTCCCCAATCGGTTTCATACTCACCAGCTTTGACGTTAATCAAAGTAATGTTGTATCCGTGTTTGATGCGCATGTAAAACTTATCGCCGTTCACCATAAAATAAGGTGCGTCGATTTTCACATCATTCACGTACAGTTCAACACGATCCGGATCTTCTTTTCCGTCAACAGTGATATTAAGTTCGATGCGCTGGTTAATGCCTGTCATCGTCTTAACTTCTGTTTGCTGCCAACTGTAATCCGGCACGTCATAAATTGTTTCAAACGTGAAAGGATCAGGATAGGGATCGGGAACCACTTCAACCAATCCATTGCTGCGACCCACACTAAACGGGAACGCCTGATTGGTTAAAAATTCGTGCTCAGCAGTAACGGTAACGCTATCGCCATTGCGAACCTGCACAACAGATTTTCCATTTACTGTTGCTGTCCACTTTATTCCTTCCGGCAAAATCAAAGGCAACACATCGTCAGTGTCGTCAAAGTTTGCAACAAAAGTAAAGGTAACTTTTTTACCAAGCGGCACATCATAGGCAGGCAGTGTAGCGCCAAACGTAGGCAGATAAGAATGATTAAGCGTGGTTGTCGGACGTGCAACAAAACCATATTTCTGAGTTGTTGCGCCGTTGCTCATCAAACTTAAATACGACCAATAGCGAGAGCTAACATCCGTTAACGGTTGCGCACGATCAACGAAACTTTTACGCCCTGTTGTATCCGCACCAGCAGCAAGAATTAAACTCGCAGTTGGATTGGTAAACGTTGCCGGGTAACGCAAAAGATTTGAATCCGCAGTTCCAAGATCTGTGCGTGTGCTTGTTTTGATTCCAAACCGTGCCAAAGTGTTATCCGTAAAATTCACAGAATAAACATCTTCGGTTCCCGGTGCGAACGCATAGAAAAAGTTGGATGCGCTAGGCGTCTGCCAAACGTCAGTACCAACTAATCGACCGTCACGCGTAATATAAGCATCCAAACTTTCGTGGCAGTTAACGTAGAAATCATCCGTACGTGAACTTACTTCTGAAAAGTTTGAATCAAGTTTGTGAACCTTTCCTTCGCTATCGAAAACTGCGAACAGTGGATCGAATGCGCCTGTTGCTTTTAGCAGTACCACGCGGTTAACGCGATAAGGCAACACAACATCCGGCTGCTTTTCCATGCGCACGTTATAGCAACTTACTGTTCCGTTAGAAGCAAAAATTGCAACTGTGCGACGGTGAGTAGAAGGAGAGTAATACGCGACAGCATCAGCAAACTCTTGAGAAATTGTTTTGTAGCGAACAAGACTCTGAGTGTCTGTTGGGTTATTGAAAAGGTGAACTTTTCGCGCTGCTTTATCAGCAACAAACCAAATAGGCTGTTTGTAGTCAAACGCAGATTCATTCAGCGTAATGCTTGATAATGGTTTCGGAACAAGTGCATCAAGCGAAGCAGAATCCAATGCAGTTGCGCCCCAAGCAATTACGGCTTCACCAAATTCAGGATCAACTTTATCTGCTTTGTACAGCGCATCGAAACCGCTCATCAGAGCTTTAGGCGTAACTGTTTTTGAGACAGGCAACATTAAGTTGCGCGATGCGGATTGTAGAATTGTCCACTGTCCGGCATAGTCATAATAAACAGTAACGTGTTTGGATTCATATTGTTTCGTTGGCGGCGTGGCACTAACATTAAAGTTATACATGCCATACTGATCAGCCGTTACCGAAACTTGATCCGTGCCGTTATCAAACTTTCCACCAACAACTAAAAACTTTAATGTGCCGGAAGGATAACGTTTGATATGAATCGCATTAGACCAAGATTCAGCTTTGTTTGAAACAATCGTCTGAATGTTATTGGCCATTTTCTTTCCTCACGCGGGAGAAACAAAAAGTGGGGCACGAAGCCCCACGAATTATCGCAGTAATTAAACGCCGCCGCCAGCTTCCAGAAGGAACACACGCATACCGGTGTTTTTCGGGCTGTTCGCAGACAGCGCACGGTAGGTACGTTTTTTCTCAACCGGATTTTGTGGATCGGTATTGTCCATTTCGTTATAAACCTGAACAGCGATTACAACGCCGTTGGAAATAACGTCAGCAGACGCATAACCGATCATGTCGATTTCGTACGGGTAAGAGTAACGGTGAGTACCGAAACCTTGCGGCAGACGGAAATCGAATTTGTTGTTTTCAGAGAAAGCAACTTGCTGGAGTGGGTTGATAACCGCAAACGCATCGCCAGTGTGCTGAACCGCACTCACAACAGGAGCCGGAGCATTCACATCAGACTCACGAACAGTAAAGCGCTGAATACCATCCGGGATCAGATCGTTACTGGTTTCGCTACCGCCGCCGTTCACGCTGTACATGCAGAACAGCGGAGCTTTGCCATCCAGTACAACAGAACCGTCGCGATTGATTGCGCGTTGAACAACAAGCCACGCCTGACGACAACCGAAATCATCCGCACCTTCAACAGAAATGTGCAGCGCGAAACCGTGATCGGAAATCGACAGATGATAAGTCATCGGAGTTGATGCAGGATCGGTAAAGATCAGGCAATCTTTATCGGTGTCGGTATAACACATTGTTCCGGCATAAGTCGGAGTTGGTGAAGTGTTTACCTGTGGCAGAATGCCGCGATGCCAGAAGTAAGTTTCGTAAGACGAGTTTTTGTCTGCGTCTTTGTCGATGTTACCCGGCATTGCAGTAAGGCAACGTTTACCGATAGCACCAGAATAAATCGGCTGTGGTGCGTTGGCGATAACGTTCTGACCAATTTTGGCAATGGTGCCAGTGTCAGAAATCTGATCAGGAGTTGCAACGTTCAGACGAGTTGAAAGCTGCGCGATCTGACCAGCGATACGCCAGCGCTGTTTGCCGTCAACGCCTGCCAGAACATCAACCTTATCAGTTGCTTCGATCACAAAGCTGTTCAGTGAAACAGTAGGCAGACTTGATCCAGCGGTGCCGTTTGCACTTACCAGATTGAAACCGTTAGCCAGCATATCGGTTACAATGTCTTTCCACATTTTCTGGTTGTCGGTGTAACCAGTTTTCTTGATAAACTTACCCATTTTCAGGTTCCTTATTTTTTACTTATTCGCCAGCAGATTCAACAACTGCGACAGGGAAAAGAATACGCATACCACGGTTATCTTTTCCGTTGGCATTCAGTGCGCGGTAAGTTGTTTTTACCGATGCAGGCGTAAGATCAACTTGCGATGCCGCAGACATTACATCCGCAGAAGTGTATCCCAGCATATCCAGAACGATATGATAAAGATAACGATGCGAGTTAATCATGTGCGGGAACAGAACGATTGCAGAGTTGCCTTCTGCGATCATTACCTGTTGCATTGGGTTGATTACCGGAATGCCATCAGGCGACGGAACCACTGCGCTGATCGGTGCAGTTGCCGCGTTAATGTCACGCTCGATCACAGTGAAACGCTGAATAGATTTAGGATTCAGAGTATCCGGATCACCTGCCTGTCCACCACCAGCAGAGAAGACAGCAAACAGCGGAGAGTTCGGATCAACTGCGCCAGTTTCCGCGATTACGCCACGCTGAACAACGAGCCAGCTAAATGCTGTACCGGTATTGTCCAGACCTTCCGCGTTAACGTGAAGCGCGAAACCGTGATTGCCAACACTCAGATCGAAACTGAAAGGATACGCTGCAAATTCTGCATTCGCATCAACTTTCCAATCTTTCGCGAGATCGATAAAGAAGGAATCTTCTGCGCCGTCAACAGACACACGACCAACTTCGCCAGTTGAAGAACGTTTAACGGCTTCGAAAGAAGCATTGATCTGGCTGGTAGGAAGAACGTGCAGCGACAGAGTTTTATCTGTGTTGCTTGCAGTTAAGATCACTGACCACTTTTGATTTTCAAAAAGAGAATCAACAGCAGCCGACGGAGTTAATACCAGTGAGCGAGCATTAGTGCCGATAGTGCTACCAGCAGCGCCGTCAACAGCAGTGACGGTAAAGCCTGCGCTAACCATTGCCTGAGCCACTTTGCGAGCCAGATTTTCCAATCCGACAATGCTTTGGCCTTTTGTGTAAGTCATGAAAATTACTCCATTACTAAGTAAGTTACTGAAACTTTCGGTTGTGCCGCAGACGATCCTAAATTACGCATAACACCGTAATGCGTAACGCCTTCTTCGACAGAAAGAAAAGAGAAGCGACGTTTTTTCACAATCGTTTCGTCTTCGATCATCACACCGTCATCACGAAGAAAGTCTACAGTGGAACGGAAAACGTATGGGTTTCTGTCATTGCGACTTTCTGTTGAGTGGAATTGCAGTTCAATGTCGAACGCGTTTAACTCGACGATCAACAGCATACAAGTTTTCGCCATATCCATAGTGAAATTAAGATTTTCACCCGGCTTTATAAAATCTTGTGCGCTATATTCCACCTTTAATCGTGCGCCTGCACCCGCGCTTCCTGCAAAGTTAGCCCACATCAAACCGCCATCGACGCTTGACGTTAAAACTAATCCCGCAGTATCCGCTTTCGGAATAAGTTGCGAATCTTCGAGACTCACAACTTGTTCGTTATTTGCATTCTGAGTAACTTGAAGAGGACTTTGGAAAACTAAATTGTTTCCAAGTTTCGCGTCCTCCCAAGTTTTCATATCATCCGCAAGCTGATACATTTGTTTGTCCTCAGACACCCAAACCATCATACCCGCAGAACGCGCAGCCGATTTGATTGCGTCACGATCTGTCACTGACTTCACGCAACGCAATCCCCCTTTCAAATGAATATCTTGAACGAGGAAAGGTAGAGAGTTGTTCGACGGTAATAAAAACGAAGTCATCATTACCGGCATTTCTCTTTCTCCTTTATGGCATACCTGACAGCGGATCTTTCGAACCGTAAGTCAGTTCAAAACTAAAGTCATACTGATCGCCAAACGGGAAATCGTTTCGATAGATGTAATACAGCACACCATCAATCGTAACTTCCGCAGCGCCAACAAAATTGAAATCGTCAAACTCCATTGCGCCATCCCACGAACCAGCAAAGCCGCTAACCGGATCGCGGAAATATCCGTAACCAAGTTTCGCAGGCCACGCAACATAATAGAACAATCCGTTAGCCTCAGAAGAGGTTCCTTTCGGAGTGGCGATTGTTTGCGTACCAGTTTCAGTAAGATTTGTTTTCAGCGATTCAAAGAATGATTTATCGAATCCTGCCAGACTCATAACGCGTGTATGCGTACCATAACGAGGGCCGAAAGCAGTTGGCACATCCGCAGGCAAGATATTCACGTCGCGAGTTACAGTTACAACTTTTCCTTCCAAGCGATAGATCGCAGTAATGCGCACAACAGCAACAGCGCTAACAACAGAAGTTGAAAGCATACCCGCTTTGATTGTTGGTGAAGCACTTCCGCTAACACTTGAAACAGACCATTCAGCATCCGCAGTAACGTCTTTGGTGGAGCCATCAGTAAACACAGCAACAGCCGCATACTGAGTATCAACGCCGCCAACAACATCGGTTGAACCGTTGATGTTTAATTTTTCCGGCAGCACATCAGCAACGTTACGAACAACAACGCTTGCCTGACTATTCATTTCGCCATCACCTGCACGAATTAAAACAGTCTGGTCTTGTGTAACTTCTTTGGCAGTAAACAAACCAGTTGAATCGATCGATCCGTACTCGCCTCCCTGCAACACTGACCACGAAAGATTCGTGATTGGCTGAGTTGTGTTATCACTCATCAGATAGTGTGCAGTAAAGTTGCCTGTAGTTTTTTCGTCAACAGTAGACGGGCCAACAATTTCAATGCGAACTTTAGTTGCAGCAGCGCCTTTCGCAACAACAGTTTTCTGCGTTGTTTTCGTGATACCGTTTTCAGTATATGTTGCAGACAGAATCAGATTGAGCGAAGGAATATCAATTTTACCAACAGTCAAACGACCGGACGCACCATCAAACGTTGCAAGGCTTGTCGCCGTTGTCAGTTTGAACTCATCAGGTTGCACCATTAAAGTGTGACCGTCAGAATAAGTTGCGAGTACGGTGTAATCGTGTTGTGTGCTTTGCTGAACTTCTGCATCGCCTAAAATTTCCAGCGATTTCAGTTCAACGGTTGGCACGATATTAATCACTGTGATTTTCTTAGTTGCGGTACGCGTATAACCTTTGTAGGTGTACGATGCGCTCAAAGTAATCTCAGTATCCTGTGTGACCTGATTTGCGTTAACCGTTTTATTAACGATGTACGCAACAGAAACATTGCTGCTTGTGAAAGTATCAGGATCAACGGTGCGGTTGGTTCCGGTATTCATAATCGCTAAGAAGCGATAAGCACTGGCGCGACCTTCTATGATCGTATCAGCACCCTGAATAATGAAATCTTCCATGAACTCTTCTGTAACTTCTTTAACGATTGTGATCGTTTTCTTCGCGTCAATAAACTGGTTATTGGTTTTCGAAGTGAAGCCAGCTTGAAGTTCAACAGAGCGGTTTGCTTCTGTTTCTTTTTTCGCAGTAACTTTGTTGCCGTCGATTACAGTGTAAGTCGAAGGAACCGCGTTGAAGAAATCAGGAGTTACTTGCTCTTTGTCGCCGTTAGACCACACAGCAATAAACGTATAGCTGGCGGTGCCGCTGCTTGCAATGGAACTTGCGCCGTTGATTTGCAGTTCAGTCATGCGCTGCGCTTTCACTGTAACTTCTTTTGTTCCAGTGTAAGAGTTTCCGTTGTACTCATACGTTGCCGTAAGAACACATTTGGTATCAGCATCAATGCGTGAACCTTCACCGATCATTCCAGTGAGAATCAAAGCGTTTTTATCTACCGTGAAATTGGTTGGGTTAACTGCAACCAAACCGCCTTTCTTAAACAGAGCATACACAATGTAAGTGTCGCGTTCACGGAAGAAAAGAGAGTCCTTGCCTGCAATGCTGATAGATTCGATTTCGTCATCCGGAACAAACACGTTGCGAATGTGAAGATCGTACGTGCCAACAATTGTTTTGCCGTACACAGGATCTTTCAGTTTAGCAGTAACTTTCAGAACAACGTCAGCGCCTAAATCCGGAGCGGTAATAATGCCCTGCTCGGAAATCGTTACACCGATTACGTTTTCTTCCAGTGACCAAACTACGCCAGTTGGATCTTGAACAACGTTGTTTTCCCATTCAGCAGTCGCCACAAGTTTTACGCTTGTGTTGTCGCTCATGTAACTTGCGTTACCGGGTAAACTGATTCGCAGATTCAAAAGACGCGGTGAAGTCCAATCCACATTATCGAGAGAAGGCTTTCGCCATTCCCCAATGTACTTGTGAATATCCATAGGATCACGACCCACGATGGCAAGCACAGCGCCAGCCACAGGAGTAATGGAACTATCGACCTGCGCAAAGTCTTTACTGTTGATTCGAATTTTCGTGCGAGGATAGTCTGCATGATCGTGAGAAGTTGGATTGCGCTTGTCACTCATTCGCGGATCAGAATCGCTCACAGCAATCGACGCAGTTTGGTTATCTTTCAGAATAACTTTACCGATGCGCGTGGTGCCTGCAATCGGAGTGTTAAGCTGGCCGGGATCGATTCCCAAATCAAACGCGTTCTCCACGATAGCGCGGAAAAACTGCGAAGACTTAAACAGGTTCGCGTAGTCAGAAATTTCTTCCCAAGTACCGCGATAAGTTCCATCAGAAACGTGCGAAGTACGCAGCAGAACTTTTTGAAACTTAGGCGAAAGCGGATTGCCGTCAATCCAGATCAGGTTATACGGTTTATCAGCAAAGCTGGGTTCCGTGTAACTCACAACAACCTGATAAACATCTTTCTGGTTGTTCGCGTACGGTTTAAATTCGTACGTGATTGGATTGCGTGGAGTCAGGCCGCGCATACGCGCAAGCTGAATATACTTTTGAGCAAACGCCAAAATGTTAGTTACTGCCATTGTCTGCCTCCAAAAGATCAGCACTATCAATAGCTGCATATTCGGCAACGCTGGCATCTTTCGCAACGAAAGTTGTTCCGTTTGTTCCTTTAACAGCATCAACGTCAATCTTGCCCGTTGAGTGTTTTAATTCCTTCGCAGGTTTTTCCGGATGCGTATGATCTTTCGGCTTACGCGCATCAGTATTGCGAGGATCGTTTTCAGAAACAAACGTCGGGCGATCTTCTGCCGCTGCTTTCGTAGTTAAACGAGCAACGCCGTAATCGTCTTTCGTTGCCAAAGGCAGTGCTGCACCCGATGGCAGATCTTCTTGTGCGTAAAACTGAGGTGCCCACAGTGAAGAAACTTCTTTCACTTCCACCCAAGTATGTTTGAAATCCGTTGACGCTTCTTTAGAAGTACGCGTCAGCAGTGTGCGATAAAACTTTTTCGTTGTATCCATACACAGCCAGACCACGTTAAGAGGCAACGGAATGTCTGTTGGTTCGGTGTCAGAAACAACAAAGCTCGCTGTCGTATTCAAAACCGGATTCACTTGACGCACAACTTGCGCGGAGCGAAGAGTTTCAAAATTCGTTACAGAAAGCAATGCAGAAATAATCTGATTGAAAGTAGGCAGTAGAGTTGTTGTCATTTCAGTTCACCTTCCTTCAATTTACGCCAAGTAAGTGTGTCATCTTCAAACACAAGTACCTGTCCGATTTTTGGTGAAGCCTGATCTTTCACCGGAACACTTTCAGCACCAGCCGATTTATTCACGCTGAACAAACTTGCAGGCGTTTCCGGATGCGAGTGCTCAAGAGGCGGGCGATCATCAGTAAGCGTAACATCGCCTTCCTGAATCACTCGCGCTTCTGCTTCCGGATAGGAAAGATAACCAACGCCGTGAGTTAAAACAGTCGCCACAGGTGGAAGTTGCCCGGCAATAATTCCAATATCAGATTCGGAATAATGCTGCTCACCCATCGCGTCGTCATAAAAATATAACTCTTCCCAAACATCGTTGTATGGGTTTGCGCTGTCGTGTGAAGTACGTTTGAATGCGCTACGGAAAGTTTCGGACTCAGGATTAAAATCAATCCGTACCGCGTTTTCAGGTAACACAACATAACGAGGGATCGAATAGCCGCAGAAGAAAACCAAACCTAAAGAACTCCCTTCCACCGGAAGGCGGAAGAGAATCGGGTTTTTATTCTGACTATGGATATTCGTTAGAAGTTCAACACTTTCGATAAACTTCTGTAACTTTAATTCCATGAGTCTTCTCCAGAAGAAGCATTAAATCACAGTAGCGCGACTGCCTTTCGGGTTAATGTTGAAACGATAAATCAAACGACGAGTCATGCGCGTAGGATCAAGAATAATATCAATGATCAAATCGCCGTTCTCAATTGTCTGATTGGTGTTATTCGTATCGTCACAAATAACCTTGTAGCCAGCGGAACCAGTGCTGCCAGTACGCAGACCACGCGCCAAACGAATTTCTTCGAGGAATTTTTCAATCTTACCAACAAGCGAATCGCGAAGAATGCTGTCGTTAGGATCGAACAATCCAATGCGTGATTGACGGTGCGCAACTTCAAGAACGTAACCAACCATTCGTTGAATCGGCACTTGCTGGAATGCGCTGTCAGTGTTCAGCAGTGTGAACGCTTCCCAAATCGCATACCCGCCGCCAAGCTGTTCAGGCAGTTTACGCAGATAGTTAATCTGCTCACGCGCCAGAGCATCACGCGCAGGCTGATCGTAATAACTGTTTGAGCCGTAGATCTGCAAGTTCTGCGATGCGGTGATACCCGCAGGCGCGAACCAACTACCGCGATTGTTATCGGTGTAACAGTAAGCCGCAGCCACCTGTCCAACAATCGGAACCCAAATATAACGACCAGTATCTTCGTCGAACTCTTTGATGTGCGGAGAATACAGACTCATATTTTTCGCATTCAAGTTTAAAGTCTGACGACGATAGCGAATTGCTTTTGCTGGCGTTTGTTCAGTCATTGGAACACTGCCGATTACGTGACAGTTGATGTGGTTGTTTGCAGCCAGCACCATTCCACGGTGAACGATATGATCATCCAGACCGCCAGAAACCATAATGGTTACACGCACTTCTTCCGGATCACCGAAATAATCCTGATAAGCCTGCGCCAACATATCGCTTGTCAGTTTATCGCCGTCGCTACCGCCTGCCATGAATGCGAAATCGCTGGTCAGGAAATCAATGTCGTGTTTGAAAAACTCATTCGCGATAAAACGAATAGTTGAACTTTCATCACGCATCACAGTAGTAACGTTGTACTGGCGACCTAAATCGTCAGTGTGATCAAACAGCGTACACTGCATCTGTTCAATCGGAGCGCTTCCCGGTTCGTAGTTTTCAAAGACTTCAACATAGAAAATCTTCGCGTCATACACTTTACGATCAGCAACAGGATCAAGACCTTTCGGCGCAGCAGAGCGAACCTGCATACTGATCTGATTGTTCCAATCGCCGGGGTTTTCACAAATGAAATAACCGATAACGTTATCGTTTAAAACATCCGTGGGCAAAAAGCCAAGTTGGTTTGGATCGTCAACGCCGACTTTGTTACCGTCTGCATCAACGTATGGAGTAAGGCTAAGTTTTGGAACCACAGCTTCCGGATCATCAACAGACAGAACCATCACTGAATATTTTGCATTCTTTGTCAGACGTACATAATACAGTTGGTTAGTTTGTTTTGAAATCTGACGTGCGATGTATAACCCTAATCCGTGTTTCGGATCGCGCTTACCAAAAGTGTTGCTGAGATAGGTAGGGCTGAGAACGGGAACACGCTGATTAACAGGGCCACGTCCTGCACCGCCTACAATAGCAACAACCGAAGTTGACAGAGTTACACCTTCACCCGCAGAAAGATCTTTGGTTGCAGTGTAAACGCCAGCCGACTTATGTGTGCTGTTAATTGACATCTTCATTTCTCCTATAAGGACTAATGAAAATTATTGAGATCGTAGGAGAAATGAAAAAGGGCAGCATAAATGCCACCCTTTGAGGTTTAAATTTGAATTTGACGATAGTCAGGATTGACTGAGGAATAAAAAGTTTCGAATGTTTTGCGAGGAATAACACAACCAGCGGCATTCGGATGACCAGTACCGCCAAACTTTTCTGCAATTGTTTTGGCACGAACAGAATTTGTTTTTCCGCTGCGTACGCTGCAATAAACATCGTCAGGCTTTTCACCAGTGGGATCAACGCGAACAACAAGCACCATACCGACCGGATGATTTTCTTGAATCCAATCAGCAGTATCGCTTCCGATAGCGCGTGACGTACTGATAACAGCGTGAGGACATTCGACAATTTCGTTTGCTTCGAAGATTTTTCCATTCGCTGCAAACATTTTTTCAATCGTCGCATTGCGCTCCACGATACGCTCGAAACCAAGTTTAATGATTTCTTCTACGTTGCCTTTGAGAACAATGTTTCGCGCATTGGAGACAGTGCTAGGAGTTTCTTTATAAAGAACTCCGGTGTCTTCTTTGTTGGCGAACATTTCTTTCGCATAGCCGTCATAGAATGCAAAGGCGCGTTTGTTTTCTTTGCGCCACGTATCGCGATCACTGACCAACTGAACGATACGCATCAGGTTTCCAATCATCGACATAGTGCGAGGATTCGAAGGCTGGAATTGACTGATAACGCCAAAGTAACTTAGCATTGCACCGCTGCTTTGAGAAGCAAAAGTAACGTTAGTGCTAGGCTGCACAGTCTGAGGTTCAGACGGCTTCGCATTTGGAATCGCGATTGCTTCACACTCTTTGCGATACAATTCCGGATTCGCAGTGTCATGGTGATCGAACACATACAAATTGTTTTTGTAGTGCGCAGTAAATTTCGCCAACTGGGATTCGGGCGGCGCAAAGTCTACAAAATAAACCCTGTCGTACGTGAAGATTTCAGGATGTTCATGCAACGGCGTACCATCTGCCAGCAGCGTGTCTTTACCTACGCCTGCATAGTCCAAAGCAATGTAATGGATCACGTCCATTGGAAAAGCAAGTGAGACTGTTGCAGCCGCAAATGATCCATCAGCGCAAGCATTGTGATAGAGGATTAAAATTCGCATTGTGAATAATCGCCATTTAAAATTGCCCGTAGGTGATCGCGTTTGCTTTT